ATTAATGAAACATTGTATATTGGAACCGTTAGTTTAACAAGAACTAAAGCTAACAAACAAGTATGCAAGGATTTAATTAGTGAAGGTATCAAGGTTGATTTTGTGTAACTTTATAGAAAGGTTGATAATGAATAGTAAAAGTTATTTTTTGGTCGCAGCGTTTGCGAGTTTTGTTTTGAGTGTTTCCCTGTGGTTTTTTGGTGATCAGGAGATTGCCAAGCAGCAGGGTATTTTCGTGGGACTTTGGGTTCCAAGTATTTTGACGCTTGGTACTTATTTCTGTCCCGCCTGCGATAAGGGATAATTATGGACAATATGACACTGTTTTTCTGCGGTGTTGTTGTAACCCTCATTGCAGGAATGGGAGTAATTACAAGCGAGGTTTTTCTTGGTTACAAGCGTTTTATGCGTAAATATAAGCATGAAAAGCAGGAAAACCAACAAAAAGTATTTAAATTTAAGTAAATACTAGGCTCTATAGTTCAATGGATAGAACATCGGTCTTCTAAACCGACAATGTGGGTTCGACTCCCGCTGGAGCTATTATAGTGTATATATACCATAGTCACACACGGAGGCAAAGCTATGAAATACTATGTTTTTTTAGCAGCATTTACTTTATATGTTTCAGCATACACATTGCTGGGATTTGGAAGAGAACCTTACAATATTGAGTTTCTTGTCAGTGAACAACCTGCTAAGGCTAAATTAATTATTTTCTCTGCTGATTGGTGTTCTCCATGTCAAGCAGCAAAAAGGGCGATGAAAGAGAATGTAGACTTAAAAAGAGTCGTAGACAGTTACGAAGTAACATACTATGACTTTGATACAGAAATGATAATGAAGAGAAAATATAAGATTCAAAAAATTCCTACATTTATTATACTGACAGATGACGAAGAAATAAGAAGACAGGTTGGATTTAGTAGCTCGGATAAATTAAAAAAGTTTTTAGATTAGATTATGTTAAGATTAATTCTTACCATTATATTATCCTTATCAGCATCTACAGCATTATCGCAACAAAATGGTATACAATTTTTTGAGAAGAATATTCGCCCTGTTTTAAACACGCAATGCTATTCATGTCATTCTTCTACGTCTAAAGATGTCAAGGGAGGACTGTCCCTAGATACTAGACAAGGTATATTAAACGGTGGTGATTCTGGACCATCGGTTGTTCCCGGTAAGATAGATGAGAGTTTATTATTAGACTACATTGAGTCTGGTGATATGCCTCCAGATAATCCTCTGAGTGAGGAAGTTGTTGATAATTTTAGACAATGGATTAAAATGGGTATGCCTGACCCAAGATACAAGCCTGAGAACAGAGCGGTAGAATTAAGACAGGCTAGAAATTTTTGGGCATTCAAAAAAGTAACAAGACCTCCTGTAGCTAAATATGATGATGGCACAGAAATAGATGCCATATTAAATTTAGAAATAGAAAAACACAAATTAAAACCAGTAGAGGCAGCAGATGATTATACTATTATGCGTAGGCTTTATTTCGATCTTATTGGCTTACCGCCGAGCGTCGAACAAATAAAAGGTTATATAAATGATACATCAGAAGATAAGTATGAGAAGTTAGTTGATAGTTTATTGCAGGACGAAGGGTTTGGAGAAAAGTGGGGACGACATTGGCTTGATGTGGCACGGTTTGCAGAATCCTCTGGACAAGATAGAAATTTAGTTAGTCCATACGCTTGGAGATACAGAGATTATGTAATAGATAGTTTCAATCAAGATAAGCCATACGATCAATTCATTATAGAACAAATAGCTGGTGATCTACTACCACACAAAAATTATAAAGAATACAATAATAATAGAATAGCTACGGGATTTCTGACAATAGGAACTAAGAACATACAGGCGCAGATTAGACAGTTTGAGGCAGATCGCAACGACGATCAGATAGACGCTATTACCAGAGGTTTTCTAGGCATGACATTGAGTTGTGCAAGATGCCATGATCATAAGTTTGACCCATTCTCTCAGCAAGATTATTATGGTGTAGCTGGAGTATTTAATAACACAAAAAACATGGACGGGTTGTATAGAGGTAATAATAACACTGGCTATCTTGGTGATTATGATTTTCTTGTGAACGAAAAAACTGAAGAATTATACAAAAATAAAAAGATAGAAGAATGGTTTTTACTTTGTGATATTAAAAATGCTGAATACCAAATAGAATCTATTAAGACTTGGAACAAAAGAGCTACAGAAGATCAACTTAACAGAGAATTAGGTAGGAGACAGAAGATACTAAATGAAGCTAAATCAAAATTACCTGAAGAGTATTTAAAATACTTAGAGGATCTAGAACCTATAATGTCTGTTAAAGATAAAGATAAGATGAGTGAAGTAAAACTGGCAATCAGGGGCGAAGTAAATAATCTGGGCGATGAAGTACCAAGAAGATTACCAGAGATATTTAGTGATAGACCTAATCTTGACTTTGATAATACAAGTGGACGATACGAACTTGCGAAATGGGTAACACACAAGACTAATCCTTTGACATATAGAGTACATGTAAACAGAGTATGGATGCATTTGTTTGGCAAAGGTATACTAGACAGTTTTGATAATTTTGGTATACTGGGTGGAGAACCTACCAACCTTAAACTGATGAACTATTTGTCAACAAAGTTTGTTACAGGTAGACTATCCAATAAAAGACTTATTAAAACTATTGTCATGAGCAATGCTTATAGACGTAGTAGTAAGTTTGATAAACATAATTTTGAAATAGATCCTGACAATATTTACTTCTGGAGAATGAACGAGAAAAGATTAGAGGCTGAACAAATTAGGGATTCATTACTGTTTGTCTCAGGTAAACTAGACGGATCGCACAGCAACATAAGTGATTTTCAAACAGATATAAAAAATGCAGGCAAAGAACTAAGAAAGTATATAGGAGAAACAAAGTCTAGATCAATTTATATACCATCCTTGAGAGATAATAAGATTGAGATACTAGACATATTCGACAGACCAGATAATAGTTTGCTTAGTGCTGAGAGAAGTGTTACGACAGTATCTACGCAGGCTTTATTCTTGATGAATAATCCTAAGATCATAGCATTATCGCAAGAACAGGCGAAAGAGTTATCTGATGTTAATGAAATATTCTTAAAATTTTTAGGTCGTCCACCTGACGAAACTGAACTAGAAGCATCAATAGATTTTATAGAAGCAGATAATAATAATCTCGCACACTTAATACAAATACTAATCTGCACAGGAGAATTTCGTAATGTTAAATAGAAGAAATTTATTACAAGCCAGTAGTTTTGGTTTTGGTATGCTTGCTCTCAAAGGATTGATTGCAGAAGAGGCTATGCGAAATAATAAAAGAGTTATCTTTATGTATATGAATGGAGGCATGACACATACAGATACTTTTGATTACAAACCTTTAATGGTAGAAAAAGATGGCACAGACGATCCTGTAAGTAAAGGTAGAAAGATTGTAAAGCCCGGAGTGCCATTGACTCCTGCTGGCAAAAGTGGTATAGAGATTAGCGAGAATTTCCCGCATCTAAGAAAACATGCAGATGATTTATGCTTACTCAACGGCATGAAAAGTAAAACAGGCAATCATAATCAAGCTAGAAGTTTATTGCACACAGGTAATTTTCAATTCAGCAGACCTAGCATGGGTAGCTGGCTATTATATGGATTAGGCACAGAGAATAAAGAATTGCCGGGGTTCATAACTATAGATGCTAATATCGGCCCTGATAACTATGGCAGTGCTTTTTTGCCAGCAGTATACCAAGGAACTGCTATCAATGCTGGAAATGTTCAAAGTCCTATTCCTAATCTTAAAAGTCCAATAGCATTAGAAAAACAAAGAGAGAACCTAGATTTCCTCAGAGATTTAAATGGTCATCAATTAGGCAATGGTGAGAATAGCAGACTAGAAGGATTGATTGAGAGTTATGAATTGGCTTTTAGGATGCAGACAAGTGTTCCTAGTACTATTAATATTACAAACGAACCACCAGCAGTATTAGAAAAATATGGAATAAATGATAAAGCTACAGCTAAATTTGGACGACAATGTTTATTAGCAAAGAAGTTTAGTGAAGCAGGAGTAAGGTTTGTAGAAATTGGACATGGTGGATGGGACATGCATCAGAATATTGTGGCAAATTTACAAAAACAAGCGTATAATATAGATAAGCCAATTAGTGGTCTAATACAAGATTTGAAGGACTGCGGCCTTTTTGAAGACACAATTATATTGTTTGGCAGTGAATTTGGAAGAACTCCGGGTATAAAAGAAGGTGCAACTGGCAGAGATCATAACAATGGTGGATTTTCTATGTGGATGGCAGGCGGTGGGATTAAAGGTGGAATTAGACACGGTTCTACAGACGATTTTGGACATAAAGCAATTCCAGAATATAGCATGGACATGCATGATTTACATGCTACAATTTTACATCTCATGGGCATAGACCACACTAAACTAACATATAGATATAGTGGTAGAGATTTTAGGTTGACAGATGTGTTTGGTAATGTACAATATGATATTATAGCTTAGGGGGCGTAAAGGTTTCGACAGGTAAAAAGAAATATAGATCGCATCGGGTAGTTGATCAAGAGGCTACCTTAAAACTTGATTACAATTTTAATTGCCGATACTTCTGTATTAGCACTCGCTGCTTAGTGAGCGGGGTTTCCTAAACCCTGTTGCCCAATTAGGATGACTCCGATAATCGGATAGGGAACGCAACCTGAACTAAATAAGAAATTGGCGTATTCGTCATGGCGCTGGAAAGACAGATAGTTTTGTTTGTAGTATTAATAACAACAAACTAACGATGTAGAAGTTTATGTGGAGTTTATACTGGACAGGGGTTCGATTCCCCTCGCCTCCACTTAGGAAAGGACAACAATGATCTTTAATTTACAATCTATCAATGCTCAATTGAATTTTGATATAACAGGTGTTATACACGTTGGTGCATTTGATGGTGCAGAGTTAACAACATACAGGAAGTTAAATCTATTTAATACTATATTGTTTGAACCACAACGTGAAATGTATAATGTGGTTAGCCATAAGTGTATTGACGATGAAGTTGTATATAATATAGCTCTTGGTTCAGAAGATATAGAAACAGAGATGTTTATATCTGATAAGGCTGGTGGTATGGCTAATGGTGCTACTCAGTCTAGTTCTATACTACAACCTAAAGTTCATCTGACAGAACATCCAGAGATTACATTTCCAAAGAAAGAAAATATCGTTGTAAAAAGATTTGACAATTTTGTACAATCTAATAACATTGATGTATCTGGTTATAACATGCTTAACGTAGACGTTCAAGGTTACGAACTAGAAGTGTTTAAAGGATTTGGTGACTACTTAAATCAGATTGATATTATTATTGCAGAGGTCAACAGAAACGAAGTTTACAAAGATTGTGCTATGATTGGCGATATTGACAATTACTTACTAAAGTATGGCTTAAAACAAGCCTCTGTTTACTGGCAATCTGCAAGCTGGGGAGATGCGATTTATGTCAGAAACTAAACATCTAGTAACTCTTAGCGATCATAATTACTTAGTATACGGCCTTAGTCTCTATGATTCTTTAGAAGAATACGATGACCAAAAAGACACATTTATCTTACATTATTTATGCACCAGCCAAGAAGCTTACGATAAACTGTCTTCTTTAAGTCTACCAAATATTGTTCCATATAATATAAAAGACTTAGAAAGCGATGAAGATTTTCTAAGATTAAAGAACAATCAACAGAGTAATACAACTTCTGGGTATGATGGTAACAATCATTTTCACTGGGCATTGGCATCCTTCTTCTCGTATTATTTAATGGAGAATCATGATTTACCCCATATCGTTTACATTGATAGTGATATTATGTTTTACAATCCTGTGGACAGAGTGTTAGACGCAATGCAGGATAAGAGTATTGGAATTATTACTCATAAGCATATGGCTTTAGAAAAATCCAACAAAAATGTAGGATATTATAATGTAGGCGTTATAGTATTTAAAAATACAGAAGTTGGAAAGTCTTGTCTAAAATTTTGGAGAGACTGCTGTATTGATACAGATAATAAATATGCAGAAGATTTTGGTACGTGTGGTGATCAAAAGTATTTAGAGTTATTCGATGAATTGTTTGACGAAAAAGAAATTAAAGTTTTGTGTCATGATGTTGGCAACATAGCGCCTTGGAATTTGCATATGTGTAAATTGCTTGGTAATAATGAAATGATGTGGTATGATCACAAAGGTTTTGTGCTACAGCCTGAGCAGAGTAAACTGCAAGATATAGTTTTCATGCACTTCAGTCATTTTACTCCAGATTTCGAGAGCGGATCTTTTAGGCTTGACAGAGGTGGTGAATGGGGTCCAATAGCGTCATACGAAAATGTTGTAGATTTGTATAGAGAGTATTATATAACTTGTTCACATACAAAAAGGAAATATAACTTATGACTAATGGAACGTATGTAGATTCTTGGAAAAGTTCAAAAAAAGCTTTTTATGATCAACTTAAATTAAATATGAGGGAAATGAAAGATAATCCCCCAGTTCATTGGCAAAATTTTATTGATTACATTAACGAGTGTAAGCCACAAAGAATAGTTGATGTTGGATGTGGAGCTGGCATATATTCTAAACTTTGTCATTATACTAAACCTAACTATGGACAAGACCATGACACTAAGATTGAATATATTGGATATGATTATGCTGAAGCAGCAGTAGAAGTTGCAAATGAAGCTTGGACTGAAGGAGTTATAGAAGATCCCAGAAGTAGAATAGTGTTGAATAATCATGTTAAAACAAATTGTAGTTTTCATGTTAAAGGCTATGAAGATATTACAAAAGAGGATATCAGAGATGGAGATTTATTAGTAGCTAATGGTTTAATTACTGTAATGGAAAATGGAATTGAATGTTTAGAACATCTGCTTTCTTTACAATGCAAAAATGTTCTTATACAGAGACAGGTAGTTACAGAAAAAGAAACATATGTAACAACTTATAACGCTTACGGTTTTACCACATATCTTTACCACATGAACAAAAAAGAACTTAAATCTATAGTAAGAAAATATAATTACGATATAGAACTGATACGTCTTGGCGCAAGAACAGTAGATGATGAAAACTTCGATGCTCACTACGATATGCTTCTAAAATTACAGGATTAAGGTTATGAAAATTACATTTGGTATGATAGTATTTAATGGAAATTATGTGCTAAAAGAAGCCATAGAATCTATTTATCCATACGCTCATCAAATTTTAGTAGCAGAAGGCCCAGTTCAATATTGGCAAGACGAGGGCTATCAAACTTCAAATGATGGCACGAACGATGTTTTATCTCAGCTTTACGACCCAGATCATAAAATAACTATAGTACACAGTCAATATAAAGAGAAGGATGATCAGTGCAATATGTACATGAGTCTTATGAAGCCAGATACAGACTATGTATGGAATTTAGATTGCGATGAAGTATTCAAACCTAAAGATACAGAAAAAGTTTTAGAGTTACTTGAAAAAGAAAAGTACACATCTGTTGGATTTAAGAGTCAAACTTTTTACGGAGGCTTTGAAAGATATCTTACAGGGTTTGAAGAAAATGCAGAATTTATTAGAATTAGAAAAGTATATCCCGGTTCTTATTGGTCTACACACAGACCGCCAACAGTGGCGCATGTAGTAAAAGCAGAGGACAGACTACCTGAAAAGCACTTAAACTACAACGTTTTGGCTGATGAACACGATGTAAGAATGTACCATTACTCTTATGTGTTCCCACATCAAGTGTTTAACAAGATAAAATATTATAAAGAGTTTTTAAATAGTGCGAATACTATAGATAATTATTTTTCACATGTATATCTGCCTTGGGTTATAGGTAGTGATCATATGAAAAACATGATAGAAGACAAATATCATGGAGTTCACGAATGGATACCGCAAGCTAGAGGGGAATGCAGAACAGCAAAGTTTACAGGTGAGCATCCAGAAGTTATAAATATAGAAGAATTGAACCACAAACTTGAGAAACAATTGAGTAAATATATATGAAACCTTCAGTAATTTGTTGTGGATCTTTTCCATACAAGAATATTGATATAAATTACATAGTTGATTCTTTTGATACTATAATTAGACACAACATGCTAGTGCCAAATTGTGGGTATGGGCTTAGAGATTCAACCATCCATGTGCTAAATAATCATTTATCTAAATATTGGAAGCAAAAAATTTCTATTGACAGGTGGTGTAAAATATATGAAAACCTCTATAATATAAGTAGAGAGCATATTGAAAAATTTCACGATTATGTAAATAGAGACAATATAAATTTAATTAACTATCCTACTAATAATACAGAATTAATGCAGGAAATATGCAAAAATAACAATGTAGAATATAATGTAACTGCTAAAATTCTTAGGTGTGGTTTAAGTTCTGTAGCTGCTTGTATATCAGATGGTTTAAAACCTTTCATGATTGGATACTCGATAGACGAAGAAAGCACGTTAGAGCATGTTTACAAGCATGATCGTACAATTAACAAGAAATGGCATAATGCGTTGGAAGAAATCACCTTGATAAAATCTCTACATAAAGCTGGCTTAGTAGACGCTACGCTTTGCTGCTTAGAAGACAAAGATCATTTATCATGATAAACTTATTCAATGTCAATCATTACAAGATAGATACTGCACAGTTTTCAAATTTATTGCATGACAAATGTGTAACAGAGTTTGAAAATGATTTTGCAGATTATGTAGGTGCAAAGTATGCATGTACAGCAAATAGTGCGTCAAGCCTTATCTTTTTAAGTCTTCTCAGATATGCACCAACTGTAGTAAAGATACCTACCATAATGCCCATAGTGGTTCCTAATGTAATAACTAACACTAGGCACAAAATTATATTCTATGATGATCCTGATTGGGTGGGTCATTGCTATCATTTACATGATAACATATACGATTCAGCCCAAGAAGTATCTAGAGATATTTACAAAAAAATAAATGATGACAACGCCATAATGATATTTAGCTTCTATCCAACAAAGCCAGTTGGCAGTTGCGATGGTGGAATGGTAGTCTGCAATGACTATGACACAATACAATATTTTAAAACAATGACTATGAATGGCACAACGCAAAATAGTGATAGCTGGAAAAGAAGTCAGACAGTTGCTGGATATAAGATGCATATTAATTCTTTACAAGCTGCAATGGCTCATTCAAACCTTAAAAAGTTAGATACAAAAAATAAAATATTAGAAGAGATAAAGGGGATATACAATAAAACATTTGGTATACAAAATACTAGCAATCATCTATATAGAATTAAGGTTGCTAATAACGCTTTATTCTTGAAGAAGATGGCAGAATGTGGTATACAGTGTGGTATACATTATGAAACTTGTCACAATAAAACATTTTTCAATTGCAACCAACAGTCTTTACCTATATCAGAATCAGCATCCATGCACTATGCAAGTATACCATTTCATGAAGGACTATCTGTAAACGACATCAAAAAAGTGATAACATACACTCATAAATTTTCAAAGGATAACAGATGAATAGGATTATAGTTACTGGTGGAAAAGGTTTTTTAGGTAAAGTAGTAACCACCAATCTACATTCTATGGGTATGGTACATGCTCTTGATAGTTCAATGTATGATCTTAGATCTTACGAAGAAACAGAGCAGATGTACATAGATTTTAATCCTAATATTGTTGTACATTTAGCCGCTACGGTTGGAGGTATTGGGGCTAACAAAGAAAATCCGGGTAAATTTATTGAAGAAAACCTAGTAATGGGATATAATACTATCAAGTTAGCAAAAGAATATGGTGTTGAAAAATTTGTAATGCTAGGAACAGTGTGTTCATATCCCAAACATTGCCCAGTACCATTTAAAGAAGAGGATTTATGGAATGGCTATCCAGAAGAAACAAATGCTCCATACGGAATAGCTAAGAAAACTCTTATGCAGATGATACAATCTTACAATCAACAGTATGGATTTAATGCAATTAATCTCATACCCGTGAATATGTATGGGCCTAATGATAATTTTGATCCTAAATCTAGCCACGTTATACCTGCACTGATTTTAAAATTCCAACAAGCAATTGATAATGGTCATGAACCTGTTGAGATCTGGGGGACAGGTAGGGCTAGTAGAGAATTTCTATACGTTGATGATTGTGCAGAAGCTATAAAACTTGCAATCAAAAAATATAATAGACCTGAACCAACAAATATTGGAACAGGTAAAGAAATTACAATTATGGAATTAGCACAGAAAATATCAATAATTATGGGACATAAAGGAAGCATACACTATAATCCTAAATATCCAGATGGTCAACCAAGAAGATGCTTAGATACATCTAAGGCTAAAGAACGTTTTGGCTTTGAAGCAACAACTGATTTCGACACAGGACTAACTAAAACAATAGAATGGTTTAGAAATGATTACAGTAATACTTAATGGGTACAGAAGACCTCATGTTCTAGAAGAACAGTATAACGCTATCAAAAATCAAACTTTAAATGAGATTGATGGTATAATGCTGTGGTGTAATTTTGATGAAGAGTCTATGTCTAAGTATCCAGCCCACGTAGTACAAAATTGTACAGCTGCTTTTTGCAATCAAAATTTAGGCGTATGGGCTAGATTTTCTTACGCACTGAATAGTTTTTCAAAGTATATTTGCATGATTGACGATGATACTATACCGGGATCAAAATGGCTACAAAACTGTGTTGATACCATGCAAACACACAGGGGAGTATTAGGATGCAGAGGTGTTCGCATGACCGGCGATGATTATTTAAATTACCCCGGATGCCAATATGAAAGTTTTGGAGCAAGTAATCCTAATGAACAAGTTGAAGCAGTAGATATAATGGGTCACTGCTGGTTTTTTGAAAGAGAATGGCTAAGGGCATACTGGGCTGAATCGCCATCTTCTAGATTAACAAGTGGTGGAGAAGATATGCACATGTCTTATGTGGTGCAAAAACATTTGGGTTTATATACTTACGTTCCACCACATCCAAAAGATGATAAAGAAATGTGGGGTTCTCTTGATCCAAATACTCATGGTGAGGATATGGTAGCTACTTCTAGGACGGGAGAAGGCCACATGCAAGCACACGCATATTGGAACTATATTATAAAAAATGGTTATACTCTGGTTAAGGATAGAAAATGATATTAGTAGCATTTGGAACAAGACCAGAATGGATTAAAATCAAACCTGTTTTAGAACAGTTCAGGCGTGGTCAAATTCCATACAAAATTATATCAACTGGTCAACACTGTGACATAATTGATAAATCTGTAAAACATCACAATATAGAATATTTAAGTATACCTGAACAACATAATAGGCTGGATGATATTGTAAAGGCTGTAATAGATAATGGCGATACAATTTACGAAGGTGTAAACCATGTCATGGTTCAAGGCGATACTACATCTGCATTTGCAGTTGCTTTAGGCGCATTTCATAGAAGAATTAAAGTGATACATCTTGAAGCAGGACTTAGATCTTGGGATATGTATAATCCATATCCAGAAGAATTCAACAGAGTTACAATTAGCAGTATGGCAGATATACATCTTTGTCCGACTGAGACTAATGCTGAAGTTATAAGAAAAAATCACAGCGGCAAGGTGTTTGTGGTAGGTAATACAGTACTAGACAATCTTACTCACTTGAAGCCATCTCTTGGAGATACTGTATTAATAACCATGCATAGGCGTGAAAATTTATCTATTATTGACAAATGGTTTGAAGCTATTGAAAAGGTAGCAGAAGATAATCCAAATTTAAAGTTTATATTTCCTATGCATCCAAACCCAGACATAAGAAAACATAAAAAAATGTTAAAACATGTTGAAGTTGTGAAGCCTTTATCGTATAATGACTGTATAGAGATATTATCTAAATGCGCAATAGTTATTACAGACAGCGGTGGATTGCAGGAAGAGTCATCATTCTTTAAAAAGAAATGTATTGTATGTAGAAAAACAACAGAACGAACAGAAGGTGATGGATCGTTTGCTCGTATGTGTCATTCACCAGACAAGTTAAAAAAAATATTTAAAGACGCAAAGATAGAAATGGTAGATCAACCGTGTCCATATGGTGACGGTAACGCAAGTGTAAAGATTCTAAAAATAATTAAAAAGGAAACGTATAAAGATGCAGCCATCTATAAAACAAGAAAATCTAGGTAATTACATAGTACCTGAAGAAGTAAAAGAAGGTGTTTGTTTAGAAATAGGAGCAAATGTAGGATCTTTTACAGATAAATACAAAGATTTCTTTGGCTTATTACACTATTACGAACCAATTACAGATTGCTTTAATGTTATAAAACAAAAACTTGAAGCATCGAACAATCCTCTAAGAAATGTAATAGGTTTTAACAAAGCATGTTATGATAAATCTGGAGAAGAACTAGAAATATTGTTGCATATAAATAATGACAGTGGCTCATCTGCTGTAAAAACAGATTTAACAAAAGACCATGAAGAGTGGAAAGATGGTAACGTCATTCAAAAAGTTTCAACTATTTCATTAGAAGACGCAATAGAAGAAATTGGTGGAAGCGTAGACTATTGCAAATGCGACTGTGAAACAAGCGAGTATTATATATTCATGAGCAAGGATCTTAGTGCCATAAATTACATAGGCATGGAAGTACACTGGCAAATGGGAGAAGAACGACAACATGAATTACTAAAACATATTTCTAAAACTCACAAGTTTGTTATGGGCCATGCAGGTTACACTTATGGTATTAATAGAGAAATACTGCTAAAGAGGAAATAAAATGAAACTATCAACAGTTCCAAAAAAAGATATTAAGCATGATATAAAAGTGTTTGAAGAAAAGCTAAAGAACAAAGAAAACTTTACTTTTTCTAAATACGCTGATGGTGAATGGTCTGTAATTACAAATCAATCTCTCAATAATAAAGAGTTTTGGTTTGATGCCAACAATGTCATGGATGGCTACAAAAGAACAAAACTTCTAGAGTCTTTCCAATATCATCATCCAAATTATTACGTTGGGGTTTCTTGCCCATGTTGCCAAGGTTTAGAAATTCATAAGAAAATGATACAGGAATGCAAACAAGATGAAGACCATATAACTTGGGCTAATCTTTGGGTAAATAATAACTATAATTATTTTACATCTAATATCTTACCGTTGTTCAAAGATCGTGATGTGGTTCTATATTCAAACAAAGAAGGGAAGTTTGAAAATCTACCTTTTAAGCCTATACAAATTTTTCCAGTTGAGAAGAATGCTTGGGCTTCTAATTGGAATTTTATAGAAGAAAGTAAACACTTTGTAAAAAATAATGACATAGAAAATGCTTTGTTTTTATTTTGTTGTGGGCCGTTTGGAAATATTTTAGCACATGAGCTAACAAGTTGTTGTCCACAGAATACATATTTAGACATTGGATCTACCTTAAATCCATATTTACAATCTGAAGGTTTTGTAAGAGATTATTATGTTCAGGGTTCTTTCTTTTCTCAAATGGAGTGTATTTGGAATAATGAAGAATAAAAAGGTTACAAACTGTTATTACAACAGATCTTGTAGTGGGGTGGGAGATTTTTTACGTGGTTGTTGTCATCTTTTTGATATTTTAAATAACAACCTATCAATCTCTTTTAGCGCTCACGATCTAGGAAACTATATTTCTACGAAGTGTAAAAAGAAAATAGTTGACGATGAAATATTTGACACAGAAAGTTACAACAAAGATAACTGTGATAAGTATAATTACTTTGATAATATGAAAACAAATTTAGAAAATGCACTAAACAACAACGAGGAAGATATGAAATTGTTCTCTAATTATTCTGATCACATTGTAGATTTAGAGGGTTACTTTTTATCACAAGACTGTAAATCTTTCATGAAAGATAATATCATCTTTAGTGATGACATAGAGAGAGAGTTTTCTGAGCTGGGTATTGAAGATTATAATGTAATTCATTTTAGACTAGGTGATAGGGAGTGTTGTGAAAGTGTCACGAATGAAGAACTAGATAGATACAATATCAATACTGCCATGTTCGACATAGACTACGGCAATTTATTTAGAGAGGTTTATTCATATTACCTACGTAGTAATCCAATTATAGGAGAAGAAAAAACCTTGGTAGTGCTTTCAGACTCTAATAAATTCAAAGATTTTCTAGAGGTCTTTTTAGGAGATAAACCTTGGGATATTCGCGTTATACACAAAAAAAGTCTACATTCTTCAGACAATCCGGGTTTTGTTAAGAGTTTAAACGTTGACAGGGAAGAAAAAATTGATAAAATGAGGTATGTAGCGTTAGATATGAAGGTCATTTCTAAGGCAAGTGAGATAAAATCATACAGTGTTTATCCTTGGGGATCTGGTTTTGCCTTCTGGTTAGCTAGGATATTTGATATTCCAATCTCTAATAATAGTGTATAATATCTATTGGAGGTTATTGATGTTTAGTTTTATAGATAAAATGTACGGTAGGTCTCCTAAATGGAGGTCTGTGCGTAATGAATATATAAAAAATAATCCCACATGCGCTGCTTGTGGACGAAAAGATGGGCTTCAAGTGCATCATATCGTTCCTTATCACGTAGACCCTAGCAAAGAGTTAGACCCTACAAATCTTATCACACTATGCGGAAAATATTGTCATTTCGTATTTGGGCATTTCATGGATTGGAAAAGCTGGAATGAGAATGTAGTACGCGACTGTACCTTATATCATCTCGCAAAGAAAGATCGACCACACAGAGAAGTATTCGGTACTCCCCCAAAGGAGTGGTCCAATGCGGTATTTAATTTTATCTTTGATTATTTTACTTGGCCTTTCATCGACCGCGATTAGCGGAACTAGAGATCCTAATACACCAGATTCCAAGCATTTAGCCTATGGCGAAAAACATGAATGCGTTGTTCCAGTAAAAGGCAAAATGAAAGTTAAAACGGTAGAAGGTGAAGAAATAGAAGTTACTGCTTCTGGTTCTGGAGTTATTATAAAAAAAAGATATGTGCTAACAGCAGCACATGTTGTCCAAGGAACAAAAGATCCATACATAATTTTAAACGGAAAAAAGATACAAATTGAATGGGTTGTAATACCAAAAGCTTTTGATATAAATAAAACAGGACCAAACGATATAGCATTATGCAGACTACATGAAGATGCTATAGTAGATTTTTATCCAGAACTATACGACAAAGACGATGAAATAGGCAAATTATGTAGTTTAGCTGGATGGGGTATGCATGGAACTTGGAAAACTGGCACTGTGTACGATGACGACAAGCGTAGAGCTGGGTCTAACTATGTTGATCCTATTATGTTCAAAGGAATGATAACATGCTCTTTACAAGATGTGAGCAAAAGAACAAGTTTAGAGTTTTTGATTGGCAATGGCGACAGTGGTGGTGGATTGTTTATAGATAAAAAAATTGCTGGAATACATTCTTGCATTTACACAGGAGATGGTAAACTAGATTCTAGTTATAAAGATTATTCAGCCCACACTAGAGTAAGCCTTCACAAATCTTGGATTGACTTGATTACAAACAATTATGAAGAAATTTTACAAAAAATTGCACCAGATAGTTGACTTTTTACTGTAAACACAGTATAATTGGAATAGAGGAAAGGAACATATGAACACAGTAAAGCTTGTATCAATAACCCCCGATGCAGAAAAAACTATAGCCTATTGCGCTAGAGTGTCTAACCCTAACAATCAAGATACAAATGAGTATGCCAAACTTTTAAGGTATTGCATACAGCATGGTCATTGGTCTATTTTTGAAATGGCTAATATGGTTCTTGAGATAAATACCACAAGAGGTATTGCAGCACAAATATTGAGACATCGTAGTTTTAGTTTTCAGGAATTTTCCCAAAGATACGCTGATACTTCGTTTCTTGGCAAGTCTATATCTACTCCAGATTTAAGATCACAAGACAATAAAAACCGTCAAAACAGCATAGATGATCTTGACCAAGAAGTTAAACATAAGTATAATGTACAGATGAGAGAATTATTCTCAAAGTCTAAAGCATTATATGACGATATGATTAATAATGGAGTTGCAAAAGAGTGCGCAAGATTTGTATTGCCACTGGCTACTCCAACTAGAATGTATATGAATGGAACCATACGAAGTTGGATTCATTATATAAACTTAAGAGAGGGTCACGGGACTCAAAAAGAACACATGGATGTGGCAAATATGTGTAAGGATATTTTTATGAAACAATTACCCGTAGTATCGGAGGCATTAGGTTGGAATGTTAGATGAAGCTACAATCGAAGTAACAGATAGGCATATCAATGAGGCTTATAATTCTCTTAATCATGTCAATGGTGCTACTGTAAATCCTTTAGAGATTGCAGCAGCAGAAGTATTGAAAATTGATTTAGAGAGGGTAGAAGTAAAACATGATAGATTATTTGTCTGGATGTACGACGATTCAGACTATATACTATACAAATATGATGAAGAGTCATATGTAAAGGTATATGATTTTTTAAATGAGTGGCAACTAGTACTACAAGGTGTGGAAGACGGTATTCCCACTAAATTTGAGGGTGATCTTATTTCTTTTAATGTAGAGGTGGATGATGATACAGGAACTCACTCCAATCATTGGCATGGAGCAAGCCTTTATTTTAGCGGGTTTGCCGACGAACTTGATTCTCACAAAAAAAATCTAAAGTTTCGTTTGACAGATGACGAATATTAAGTATAATGATGGTAGGAGATTTTTAACACACAGGAGATTGAAATGAATTACATTATTGCAAATGACGGAAACGTAACAGCGACAGTAGCAGGTGAAGTTTACACCTTTGGCAAGTCGCATCCAAGATACGAAAGACTTATTACTCATCTTAAGAATAATAATGTCGAACACTTTGAGGCATCCTATGATATCGTGTCGCATGTAAATGCGTATTGCGATGGATATGCCAGCGTTGAGAATGGCAAGATGAAATGGGATGGGATTGATATGCCAGAGATGTTTGGTGGTACAATCCTTGATATGATCCAGCAGGGTTATCCTTTTGAGCCTATGCTTAACTTCCTTGATAACATGTCGCAGAATCCATCTGACCATGCTATCACAGAACTGTTTGAGTTTATGGAAAATAAGAACATGCCTATCACACCTGATGGACATTTCTTAGCATATAAAGCAGTATCTTCTAACTATAAAGATTTGTACTCTAATACATTTGATAACAGTGTTGGAAGTACGTGTGAGGTTCCACGTAGCAAAGTAAATGGAAACAGAGAACATCATTGTGCTGCTGGACTACACGTTGGAGCATTTGATTATGCCAAGTCATATGGCGGGATCGACTTGGATGATGACGAAGGCGGTGGTGGCAACAAGCTTATGATTTGCAAGGTTAATCCACGCGATGTTGTAAGTGTGCCAAACGACTGCCGTTGTCAGAAGTTACGCTGCTGTAAGTACGAAGTAGTCAGTGAGTTTGAAGACTTACTAAAGAGTGTTGTCCACATGACAAAGGACGACATTGACTACTCTAATCTCAAGAAGCGTAATAAGGAATGGATTGTCGAGGTCACTGCTAAGTTGGAGCGTGTCAATAACGTTCTCAAGAAGCGTGAAGCTGTTCTTAGCTAGTGACTGTGGGGAGGGGTGGGGCAAGTAGTGTGTGGCTTGCCTCATCCCGGTCTTTATTTTTACACATGGAAGCGGGGCCATGAATTTGTGGAGAGTCTGGTGCAAAGCACTGGGAGAAAAAGCTGGGACAACAGATAGACAGAGTGATGGTATTGCTTTTATAAGAACATTACTTGTCATGCAAGCAGTTGTCACTAACTTATTTATTGTTGCGAATATTCTAAAAGGATGGTACAATTGAAAGAGATACACCCAGCAACTTGGATTATTTGGGGCTTGCTAATGATTAGTATAACAACCAACTGGGTACAATGGCTCCAAATAAAACAGTTAGAAAAAGAATTAGCGCCTGTTATAATTAGACCACATATTAGAGCTTACGAAGAACCAGATGAAAACACGTATGTAGACCAAATTAAACCTATTGATTTTTATTTAGTTTATAAGTATTGGTTTGACGAAGAGTGGAGACAGGCAGACGAAATAACTAGAAATGAATCATGGCATTACCAGCAATAATTATATCTACACTGTGCTATCTATGGACAACTACTGCATGTATAATTGGAAAAGATTATCCACACGCTTTGATGTGGTTTGCATACGCTTTGGCAAACACAGGGTTACTATGGTATGAGTTCAATAAAATGGGACAATAGATTTTTAGATATGGCTAAGTTAGTTTCTACTTGGTCAAAAGATCCCTCTACAAAAGTTGGCGCAGTTATAGTTGATACTAATAATAGAGTCGTGTCTGTAGGATATAATGGTTTTCCACAAAAAATTTCAGATAATGATAGGTTAGAAAACAGAGAAGAAAAGTATAATATTATTGTACACGCAGAGGCTAATGCGTTAATGTTTGCTAATAGATCTGTCAATGGGTATACTTTATATACTTATCCATTTCAGCCTTGCTCTAGATGTGCTTCTTTAATTATACAATCAGGCATAAAAAGAGTAGTAACAATAATTAATGAAGACAAAAAATGGGAAGAGAACTTCAAACTTGCAAAACGTTTACTATCAGAAGCAAATATAAAATTGGATTACTATGGACACATCACCTGATAAATACAATGATATAGAAGCATTAGTTTATGAATGCATAGCTTCTCATAACGAGATGATACTAGTAGAGCTGATTAATAACTTAGAAAAAGAATATATAGAATTAGCTAAACTCTCAACGTTTGGTGAATATGAAAGTGATTGGTCACACGAAGATGTTTTAAATTATGTTACATTTAATACATAGTTTTTTTATTGGAATATTGCTATAACTATATTGGAGGAAAAAATAATGTCTGTAGAAGAAATGGCTCAAGCCCATCTAAATACAATACAAAAGACAATAGTAGATCTGCAAAACCAGAGAGTAACTATTGAAAATGAAATTGTTAGGCTTACTGAATACTTGCAACGAGGCGCGATGTTATTAGAAGAACGTCAAAACTTGTCAAGTACAGCAACTGTTAGTGATTCTAGTTTATAAGAGGAGTTTTATATGAATGTTAGTAATGTAATTGAAAAGTTGAATGGTGTCGCTCATTCGTACCACTGGGATGTTGACAACAAGCGTGTTGTTGCAACTCTGCGTAGTGGTAGCTATCGTGGGCATACACTAAATCCATTGACAGCTTTAGCTCATAAGGCTGGTCATGGAGTTTTTGAAAATACGAGGGATGGCACTGAATATGCTGCAAGCCTTTTGGGTATTCCTCGTAGCACTGCTAGAGCGATTTATAGTGCAACACTTGGCACTCACAATCGTGGTAATACACAGGTGCTTCGTGGTAAAATTAGATCTGCATTGGAGGTATAGCGTATGAATATGAATCATTGGAATGGAGCGGGTAGACTTACTAGAGACGCTGACTTTAGCGAAACTCAAAAAGGTACGTCAATGTCTAAATTCCGTATGGCTGTAAACGACAGAAGGAACGATGATACCCTGTATCTAAATGTTCTATGCTTTGGCAAAATGGCTGAAGCTTTAAAAGATCATCTTAAGAGAGGTAGATTAGTAGGAGTGCAAGGAAAGATTAAGATAGACGATTATCAAGACAAAGAGGGTAATCCAAGAAATTCGGTATGCGTTATGGCAGATGAAATTTCTCTTGGACCTCAAAGTGCCTCTACGCAGGAGAAAAATGATAGTTAACTCAATCTAATCATCCGATCTAGAATAGCCCGATGCGTTTATTCGTTTTCGGGCTATTTTTTTTCAACTATACGATTGACTTTGCCGATAGTAGTGTTATACTTGAAACAAAGGAGAAAATTATGAATCCACAACCAGAATTTTTAGAAGTTCTTCCGGTTACAATTGGTTTTTGCTTGATGGTTCTGTGGTTTGCTGCTAATCCTAAGAATCATTACAAATTTTCAGATAAATTTACACTCGCTGAGTGGGTAGACGAGTCGCCTACTGAGCATCCAAAACCACCACCAGTTCCTACTGTAGATGTATCGTTGTATTGTAAAGAGAGTAAGAAGTCTACACATACAAAGAAATCTAATATTAATGCGTCTAGAAAGCCTTCAAAACAATCTAAGCCAACAAAATCTCGCAACCATAATGGTTATACAGATTTACAACAAGACTGTTTTGATGCATTGAAGTCATTAGGTATTAAAAGCGTAAAAGAAAGAAAATACATCGTAAGCAAAACTTTCAATGAACATGATCCAAAAACTATTCAAGAATTTCTTACAATTACAATGAGTAGGAGTTGCTAATGAATAATCTAAAGAATATGAGAACTTACTTGGCTGGAGCTATGGATAGAGTAGTTGACGGTGGTATTGGATGGAGAAATGCGATTACACCAATGTTACAAGAATTGAGCGTCAGCGTTATAAACCCTTGTGATAAACCTATAGAATCTGCAAAAGAAGGTCCAGATACTAGAACTATAATAGAATATTATAAACAAACTGGACAGTTTCATAAAATTAGAGAAGAATATGGACACATAAGAAATGCAGATCTAAGATGTGTCGATGTATCTGATTTTGTTATAGCTAATATAAATATGAATGTACACATGTGTGGCTCATACGAAGAAATAGCTACAGCTAATAGACAGAAGAAACCAATTTTAGTATGGTGCGAACAAGGCAAAATGGCAGCACCTAACTGGTTGTTTTTTATGCTGCCACATGAACACATATTCAGCAGCATGGATTCAATGTTGGCTTACTTATACGATGTATCAAAATGTGAAGATACAGGAAAATTAAAAAGATGGTTTTTCTTTAAGGAGGAAAAATGATAAATGTCATAGCACCAATAAATCCTTTAGGTTATGGGATTGCTGGATTAAATATAACAAAACAACTGATAAATATAACTGATGTGGCACTCTGGGTCATTGGTCAAGCTCAGTTAGACAGTCAGCTAGATGCAGATGCATTGAGTAAAGCTGCAAAAAACACTGCTCTCTTTGACATTGACGCTCCATGTTTAAAAATTTGGCATCAACATGATATGGCTATGTTTGTTGGTCGTGGAGAAAGAATAGGATTTCCCATATTTGAACTGGACTCATTCAACGAAGTAGAAAAACATAACCTAAATTCACTAGATAGAATTTTCGTATGCTCACAATGGGCTAAAGACATTGTTCTGAAAGATATTAATATTAGTGAGAATAAGGTGAATGTAGTTCCTTTGGGGGTTGACAGCAATTTATTTCAACCAAGTGAATCAAAATCAACAAAAACTATATTTTTTAACTGTGGTAAATGGGAAATCAGAAAAGGCCATGATATTTTAGTTAATATATTTAACAAGGCTTTTAATGAAGATGATGATGTGGAACTGTGGATGATGACTACAAATCCGTTTTTATCTCCAGAAGAAGACCAACAATGGAAAAATCTGTATTTAAACAGTAAATTAGGAGATAAAATTAAGTTTATTGATAGGGTCGCTACACACAATGAAGTGTATAATATTATGCGCAGAACCGATTGTGGCATCTTCCCATCTAAAGCAGAGGGTTGGAATCTAGAATTATTGGAGATGCTTTCTTGTGGCAAAACGGTTATTACCACTAATTACACAGCGCATACAGAATTCTGTACAGATGAAAATTCCTACTTAGTGAATATTAAAGACAAAGAACCTGCATATGATGGAAAATGGTTCAATGGTGATACTGGGTCGTGGGCAAAGATATCTGACACAGAAATAGATTTATTTGTGGATTACATGAGAGATGTCCATAATCGTAAGTGTAATAACAAACTGGGTTTAAATGAAAATGGAGTTAAAACAGCTAAGAGTTTTAGTTGGGCTAATTCTGCCTCAACCATTAAAGAGATAATAAATGGATAATACAGAAGAAAAATTTGATGATGAAACTCTGGCAGCGATTACCTATCTAGCAAATGAAGAAGATGGCGAGATAGTAATTGATGTTGCTTTGTCAGATTATGACGAAAAATCCGCAAAAGCGTTATGTTCTATTCTAAGAGTATTGTCTAACGAAGCATCCATTCTAGAGACGATAAGCATAATCAAGGACTCTCTGATAGCAGCTGGAAAACAAGAGATGTTAATACAAATTTTGGCAGAAGTTGGAGCAATCGCAACTGACAAAGCATACAAAAAAAAGAATGATCAAAATAATGATGACAAACCTTGCATATCTCCTTCAGATATGCTTTAATAAAGGAGAAAATGTGTCAACTAAAAAAACCACTAAAAGAAGAATTGGATGGCAAAAGTATGAAGATTTACTAGAAAAACAAATCTCATCCCCAATGCTCAAAACTATTATACAGCAAATGATTTCATATGGTGGCAACGAGGATGAGCTTGACGAAGCAGAAGAAGATCTTTATACTAGTACTGGGCCACAGTCTGATTTACCTTTACTTCCTATCAGTCAACAATTGATGGATGATATGGCTATGCTTTCTAATTTTGATTGTTGGATTGGTCACACAAACTTTGATATTACTAAAGACATAAAATCCAAATTGAATAAAACAGAAGGCGTAGAATTACTAAAAATTATTAGTAGGTACAGGTTTTTTGTTGGTGTTGGGCAAATGTTTGATTTTAAACAGGTTCGTAAAAATATTGAAATTAATATTATATAAAGGAGATTATATGAGCGATGATACTTGCATGAATACTAAAATTGAAAATGCTCTGATGGACAAGGATATTAGTAAAATAATGACCAAGGCAACAAGACCATTTTTAAATCAACTAAATAGTGAGGATGTTTATACGTGTAAAATAAATGCATTATGGAAATCCTTTCTAAATTATGATCCTGATTTTGGTACTAAGTTTACCACCTATTTGTACACTGGTGTGTTTATTGAGTGTTTAAAAGCTGCCAAATTCTTGGAAAAATCTAAGAGGTTTAAACAACTTCACGATGGCGTTACAGTAGAAAATAATGATTATGAGCTATTTGTAGACATACTGGACGAGGCTGAAAACGGTCAGGAAAAGAACATGATAATTGATAAAATGTCCAAAATGACCAATAAAGAACTCAGTGCAAAATATGGTCTAGGAAAAGAAACCATGCGTAAAAAAATGAAGAAAATAACCAGCAAATTTCGTCACAAATTCACGTAATGGTGTATAATTTATTAGGAATAGGACTAAAAAGGATGAGTGGACATTGCTTTTAACACAATTACATTATATACGGAGATGATATATGTCTACTACAGCTGCAAAACAAGCTGGTGGTGCTGAAAAAGTTGATGGCGGTACAGTCGTCAATGCAGGTACTCCAGCGTCAGATAGTCCTATTACTGACACGCTAAATCCCAATGAGCTAGCTACAGGTTCTGAGTACGGCTCACAGGTTATTGCTAACGACGGTGGAGATACACCGGGGTTCACAGATCCTGCTGGCGTAACCACTGCTAAATCTGCTGGTACGGGTGGTTTGGCTTATTTTCCAACCAAAGAAGAAAGAAATTTCCTTATTAAAGGTGCTGGAGCCACTGGTGCTGGTAAAATTAATAATGATGCTTCAACGCTTCTAACCATTCCCGGCGCACAATACGATAGCGTTGGTGTTGATGGAATTCATGAAACTGTCTCGACACGCAGAATTGGAAGTGCCTCTGATGTAGCTTTTGATGTCCTTGCTGTTCCTAGCAGCGGTGTTGTTCCGGGCAGGACCAAGGGTTCAAATGCTGGGGATGCACAAAACTTTGTACAAGCTGGCGATGGAAGCACTGCTGCCACGGATGATGCAGGGACTCCAACAAGAGCTGTTCCGGGTGAACTTACCTATCACTTTGGTGGTCTTGGTAAGGCTACAACGGATGAGTACAAGGCTAGAGATGCATTTGAAGACGCAACTGATACGTCTTCATAATTTATTTTGTTTAAGCAAAAAGATGCGCCCTTCAAACGAAGGGCGTGTCTACATTATATAAAGAGGCAAAAAAGTGACAGAATTAAATCCAGAAATAATAACAATTATATTTGGAGGAGTAAGCGGTGGAATTGGGCTTATTACTATATTTTGGAAGAAGTTTTTAAAGCCAATAGTAAAATTATGCAAAAATCAAGATCTTTTTATGGAGTCTGTGGCTGAAATAAAAAAAGAACTTACAACTAATGGTGGAAGTAGCCTAAAAGATGCTATAATATCTATGGGCAAAAGTTGTGAAAGGATAGAAGAAAGACAAAAAGTTATCATACAAAGAACTAAAGCTGCCTTACACTACAGTGGCGCTGCTTTGTTTGAGACAGATGAAGACGGAAGAATGATATGGAGCAATGCTAATTTTTTCAAATATCTACCAGCGGGTGGAACGCATCTTGAAGGATTTGATTGGCTGAATATTATTCATGAAGACGAAAGAGAAGATGTCTTAAAAGAATTTATATCTTGTTTAACAATGAATAGAAGATTCTCAAGACCAGCAAAAAATTTCGATGGACAAGAAATAAGATTTTTAGGTTATCCTTATCGTATAGACGAGGATAAACATGGAGGTTTCCTAGTAAGTGTTTCAAAAACTGAAGAGGTATAAAAATGTCAGATAATAATAATTCACCAGCATTTAGTCTTAACGTAGCAGATGTACTTGATATTGCTAAGAACACTGCGCTAGTAGCATTGGCTGCTGGCCTTACTTATCTTGGTGAAAATCTTGGAAATCTAGACTTGGGAAATGCGGGTGTTATGCTTGTGCCAATTGCAGCAGTTGTAATTAATACTGTTGTTAAATGGGCTAAGAATAACACATCGGAGTAAAAAATGTTTAATACACCGCGAGATATCTTGAAAGCTTACAAGGATGGTCTTGTAGGCTCATGGTGCGATCCAGAAGATACTGATAAACTTTTGGGAGAGTTGCCACACCCACTATTTGGTGTAGCTGCTTCTGATTTGTATAGTAGTGGCAAAGGGAAAGTTGCTTTACTCTATAAATCTGCACAAAAATATGATCCCACCTTTGGTCCTCATGAGCGACAAACCACAGGTGACTGTGTTTCACACTCTACACGCACAGCGGTAGATGTAACTCGCTGCCACGAAATTGTTGGGGGAGACAGAGAAGATTTTGTTGCTAGAGGAGCTACAGAAGCTATTTATGGTTCTCGCGGTCATGGTGGTCAAGGAATGTCATGCTCTGTCGCTGCTAGATTTGTACATCAAAATGGTGGCATTCTAGTAAGAAAAGATTATGGATTTGTTGATTTATCTAAATATAATAGTAGAATAGGTACAAACTGGGGAAGAAGTGGTGTACCTAAACAAGTAAAAGAAGAAGGCAAGAAACATCAAGTAAAAACTATTAGTCTTGTAAAATCTGTAGACGAAGCAAGAGATGCTATTGCTAACGGGTATGCTTTAAGTGTCTGTAGTAATTATGGATTTTCCTCACGCCGTAGTGAACATGGTATAGCAAAAAAAAGCGGGTCTTGGAATCACGCAATGGCATGGGTGGCGATGGACGACTCTCATGAGATATATAAGGAAACATTATTCTTAATTCAAAATAGCTGGGGAGCATTTAATAGTGGTCCCAAAAGATTTGATCAACCAGACGGATCATTTTGGATTAGAGAAAGAGATGCTGCTGGTATGCTCAATCAAAATGGAGCTTGGGCATTTAGTGACGTAGATGGCTTTCCACCACGAAAAGTAGATTGGACTATCGACGAGGTATTTTAATGGCTGCTATTTATCAGAGACTACAATTTAGAAGAGGGCAAGCAGGTCATTTTGCCATACACAATCCGATACTAGCTAGTGGTGAACCAGCGTTCACTATGGATACGCAAGTAATGAAGGTTGGAAATGGCTCTGACAGATGGAATGATTTGCCAGTGTTTTCTTCTGGTGTAAGCGATGCTGCTGGAGCTACATTTGCACAACTAGCGACTGTTTCTGGTATGCTAGATATAGCTTCTGGTATCGCAGTGTATTCATCAGGCCAACAAAGTCTTGATGTAAGTAAAATTAATGCTGTTTCAGGCATTGCAAGTACTGCTTCCGGTATTTCTATATTTGCATCTGGACAAACTATTTTATTAACAGCTTCTAGTGGAGCATTGAACACAAGCGTAGGACTACTCGAAGTATCTTCTGGTAATTTAAATACCAGCTCTGGCTTGCTCAATACAAGCGTTGGAGTGCTAGAAACTAACTCTGGCTTGCTCAATACAAGCGTAGGACTACTCGAAGTATCTTCTGGTAATTTAAATACCAGCGTTGGAGTGCTAGAAACTAACTCTGGCTTGCTCAATACAAGCGTTGGAGTGCTAGAAACTAACTCTGGCTTGATCAATACAAGCGTTGGATTGCTTGAAGTTGCTTCTGGCGCACTTAACACTAACCTTGGAACTGCTGAATCTGACATTATCATAGTTTCTGGTATTGCAGAAGCTGGAGGTGGCGGTGGTGCTACTGCTTCTCAACTAACTGGAGTTTCTGGAATAGCTGATACAGCTTCTGGTATTTCTGTTTTTGCTTCTGGGCAAACAATATTGCTTGCAGCAGCATCTGGCGCACTTAACACTAGCCTTGGAGTTGCTGAATCTGACATTGTTATTGTCTCAGGTATTGCAGAAGCTGGAGGTGGCGGTGGTGCTACTGCTTCTCAATTAACAGGAGTGTCTGGTATTGCTGATACTGCTTCAGGGATATCAGTGTTTGCTTCTGGTCAGACTATTTTAAATACTTCAAATAACACAATAGTATCAGGAATATCAGTACATTCTGTTAGTGGTAGTGTAACCTACAACTCAACAGCTAGTGGCAATATTAGTGGCATAAATACCATGCTTTTAGTAGATCAAGCTGCTTACAATTCACTTAACAAAGATTCAAACACACTTTACTTTATACCGGAGTAATATAATGCCAGATTACAGTAAAACACGCATACAGTTTCGCAGAGGGACTGCCGCAGAATTTGCTTCTGCTAATCCAGTGCTAGCGTCTGGAGAACCAGCATTTGCAGTAAATACTAATACCTTAAAAATAGGCGATGGAGAAACTGCTTATTCTAGTCTTTCTGCTGTTGCTGGAGGTGGAGGTGGGATTAGCAATGTTGTAGAAGATACAACTCCACAGCTTGGTGGTAATTTAGATCTTAATTCTAAAGACATAACCGGAGAAGGTGATATACTAAGCACTGGAAGTGGTAACTTCGATCAAGGAGTTTTTGTAAGCGGTGATCCTGCTGTAAAATCTAGTGCATCGTCTGCGCTTGCTTCTGGTAGTTTGAATGTTAGTGGTGTAACTAATATGGTAATCACAGATTTAGCTGGCTACTCAGGCATAGCAGTGCCAGATGACAATACAATATATTTTATAGTCTAAGGGTATAAAAATGTCAAATCAACAAGAAGGCAGGAAAGGGTTGTCAAACATAGCTCTTTACTATGTTGGTGATAGAAAAATAAATCAGATTAAAAAGGGAACTAAAGTAATATACCCATCAGAAGGTTAAGAATATGGCTGGAAAGGTAAGCTTATCCGATATAGCTTCATATTATGTAGGCAATGTCGCAATAGCTAAAATTTACAAAGGCACTAAAGTAATATATCCAGAATCGTAACTTAGTAAAGGAGAATAATAATGGCAGTCGTATCAACTACAGATGTAGTAACAAATCCAAACACTTCTTCAGAAGCAACTAAAGAAGCAACAGTCGTAGTAACATGTCTAGCAACTGGTGAGCATAAAACTATTGATGCAACATTAGATGTTAGTCCAAGTTACACTGTAATTGAAGCTAGACTAACTAGTAGATTTGATGACATTGCATACTATAATGCAGTAGATGGAGGCACTCCATGATAAAGGAATCAAGACTAAATTTCATATTTATTCTTGTAGTAGCTTTTGCTTCATACATGGCGTTCAATCAAAAGTCTGCAAACATAGATGGTGGAACTCCATATAGTTGTAATACAGAAGATATTACAAACATGTACGCAGACTACATTCAAAAATGGAAACAAGAGGTCAATATTGCATTTAATGAAGCTGAAGAAGAAATTATAGATATTGATACTCCAGATATTGTTGGTCCAGATCCAGATCCAAAAAAATGTATTTGTGGTGGATCGGGATGGATCAAACAAGGCGATGGTCATAAAACAAAATGCCCTTATCATGGAACAGGGATGGGTGATATTATAGAAAAAAATGGATTAATTTTACATAGACATTAAGATTGGAGATATGATGGAAGTAGAAATGATACTAAGAATATCAGCTGTTGTTATTGCTGCTATGTTATTATTTGGAAATGTAGATATATCATATTGGAAAAATAAATTTACAGCACTCTTTAAAAGAAAACCAAGACCAGTTATTGATGAGATAGAAGTAGAAAACGATAAAGCTTTCCTAGATATTGTAGATCTGTGGTATTCTCTGAGAAATAAATGCTCAGACCAAGAACTAACTCAGGCTGTAGAAAAATTGGACGAGGTATTTCCATTATTGAATGCGGAGAATGAAGATGCTTAAAAAGATTGTAATAATTACACTTTTAGCTTACGGTGTATTTGGAGGCGGTTTGTTGGATATTCTAGACAAACTGCCTAAACCAGATCCTAAACCTAATCCACCAGCTAAAATATTAAACATTGACACGCCTAGTCAAGATGTAATTGATAGAGTAAAATTATTTTCCGACATAGTAACTGATCCTACTGATAAAGCTAAACTGGCGATTTTTAATTATGAATTTGCAACTAGAGTGTTGTCTTATGACATAACATCTCAGCAGACAAATGATGTCTATACACTTGCTGGTAAGAAATTTTTTAAAAAAGCACTAGTAGATAAGTATGAAGGTCTAGCAGAAAACATCGTAGATCTTCTAACAGAATGTATAGGGGAAGAAAATCACACACTCTCACAAAAGGAGAAGGAATCACTTCATGAGTATTTCTTAGCGGTAGCTTGGGTTCTAATACAGAAAGGTTAAGTATATGTCACCTAGAGAAATATATGAAAATATATCTAATTTATTTAACGGAGAAGGTATTGTAGTCAAAGGATTTAAGATTACATCAAAAACCCCAACTGTTGCTACTGTAAGATATGATAATGAAATTGCACATATTACATTTGGCGAGAATCAACCTAAAGCAGAAATTACAAAAATAATTACAATTTATGCATACATTGAAAAAATAGTTTTTGGGCCAGAAGGTGGATCAATTAAGTTAAGAAACTTTCCAGACTTTAGTTTTAGTTATGCAGAAGAATTATCTACAACTTGTGCCACGTTTGACAACTCTGATATTTGCAATGAAATAGAAGTAAAATATTGTAAAAAATCTTACAAAGATATTGCTAAAAAGTGCTTGCAATATTCAGAAGAATGGGCTACAATGTCTATGTGTAATGGTATAACTTTTGATAATGCCGATTATTTTGATAGATGGAGACTTAAGGATCAGTGCTATAACTTTGTATATGAAAATGCAGTCGAAGAGGCAGAAGAAAAATACGGATCAATTATATTGACATGGATTTTCCTGTATGTCATCTTACCAACTATCATAAGATGGATTGTAAATAGATTTTTAGATAAATTATTTGATACTTAAAGAAAACACGGAGCTAGTAAATGTCACTCAAGTCACTGATGAGTTATACGTTCGTATCTAAATATGCGAGGTGGGATGAAAAAAAATTAAGAAGAGAAACATGGGGCGAATCAGTAGATAGAGTAAGGCAAATGATGGTTGATAAGTATGGAGATACGCCAGAAGTATCTAAGGCCATTGACCAAGCTTATGGTGACATGAAAAAGAAAAAGATCCTTGGCTCACAAAGAGCTTTACAGTTTGGTGGATCTCCAGTATTTAAACACAATGCTAGAATATATAATTGTATTGCGTCGTATATTGATAGAGTAAGATTCTTTCAAGAATGTATGTATTTACTATTATGTGGATGTGGTACTGGATTCTCTGTACAAAAACATCACATAGCCAAACTCCCTAATCTAATTAAAGAGAAAACAGGTCAGAAAAAATATGTAATTAAGGACTCCATAGAGGGATGGTCAGATGCTGTAGGTGTTCTTGTCTCTAGTTATTTTAAGGGGTGTGACTTATTCCCAGAATACAGCGGTAAGAACGTGATGTTTGATTATTCAGAAATCAGACCAGCAGGTGCATACCTCAAATCCAGTGGTGGAAAAGCACCCGGACCAGACCCTCTTAAAAATGCCTTGACACATATTAAAAAGGTTTTAGACTTGGCAGTTAAGAATGGTCAAAAAAAGATTACTCCAATCCAAGCATATGATATAGTAATGTATAGTGCAGACGCAGTAATCAGCGGAGGGGTTCGTCGTAGTGCTACGATCTGCGTATTTTCTGGTGATGATGAAGAGATGGCAAAAGCTAAAACTGGTAATTGGTTTACAGAAAATCCACAACGTGGAAGATCTAACAATTCTGCGCTATTGTTACGAGGCGAAACAACTAAAGAACAATTCGCCACATTGATGGAGTCAGTTAAAGAGTTTGGAGAACCCGGATTCGTGTGGTCTGATTCTACAGAACTGATTGTAAACCCTTGCGTAGAAATTGGCATGTGGCCTGTTGATGAACAAACTGGTGAAACTGGTTGGCAAGCATGTAATCTTTCTACAATTAACTGTGCCAAAGTAACCACAAAGAAAGAATTCTACAAAGCCTGTGAATCTGCTGCAATTATTGGCACACTACAAGCTGGATTTGCTAGTTTCCCATACCTTGGGGAAGTGTCAGAAAGAATTATTAGTCGTGAAGCTTTGCTTGGCGTATCAATGACAGGAGTTATGGAACAGCATGAAATATGTCTTGATCCAGAAGTGCAAAAGAAAGGTGCAGAGATAGTAAAAGAAACTAATGCTAAATTAGCAAAATGTATTGGCATTAATCAAGCGGCTCGTACAACTTGTGTTAAACCAGAAGGTACATCTAGTTGCATCCTTGGCACATCTTCTGGCATTCACCCACATCACGCTAAGAGATACATCCGTAGAGTCCAAGCAAATAAAATGGAGCCTATATACCAGTATTTTAAAACTATCAATCCTAGAGCGTGTGAAGAGTCTGTATGGTCTAATAATGACTCAGATGATGTAGTTTCTTTTTGCGTAGAAGTTCCAGACGGTGCAAAAATTAAAAATCAAGTTGGTGCTGTTGATTTACTTGAATATGTCAAGAGTACACAACGTAATTGGGTTATTACTGGCACGAATCCAAAACAATGTACCCAGCCTTGGTTAACACATAATGTATCTAATACTATAAATGTTAAGCCAGATGAATGGGAAGATGTAACAGATTTTATTTATAAGCATCGTAAATATTTTTGTGGTGTTTCCCTGCTTCCAATTGCTGGTGATAAAGATTATGCACAAGCACCTTTCACAACTGTGTATTTACCTAGTGAGCAAATACAGCATTATGGAGATGCAGCGATGTTTGTAAGTGGTCTAATAGAAGTTGGACTATCTTTGTATGAAGATAACTTATGGGCAGCATGTGATAGCTTACTTGGTGTTGGTCAAAAAGTAAAGGGTAAAGAAAAGATTGCATACAAAGAACGATGCCAAAAATTTTCTGATAAATACATGGATGGCGATCTAAAAAGATTGACATACTGTATGAAAGATGTATATAATTGGCATGAATGGTTAGATATTCAGCGTGAGTATAAAGAAGTTGACTATACAAATGTAATCGAAGAACAAAACAATGTAAATCCAGTACAGGAAGTAGCCTGCGCTGGAGGTAAATGTGATATTATTTAGGAGGTTATAATGGTTTTTGTGCATTTTAAATTGTTGAACGGAGTAGCAACCAAACCAACTAAGGCTCACCGTGGTGACGCTGGCTATGATTTGTACTCATCTGAGGATACAGTCATTGTTGGCAGACAACGTACAACTATAAAAACGGGAGTCTCTTTAGATATGTCAGAGGGTATGGCTGGATTAATCTGGCCTCGTTCTGGCCTTTCTGTTAAAAAGGGACTAGATGTTTTAGCTGGAGTCGTGGACTCTGGCTATAGGGGAGAGATCATGGTTTGTTTATACAATACTTCTGACGAAGATGTAGAAATAAATTGTGGGGATAGAATCGCGCAGATTATATTCCAAGAGGTTCCTCTAGTTTCTCTAATAGAATCAGAAAAATTAGAGACCTCGCAACGAGGGAGTAATGGTTTTGGCAGCACAGGCATTTAATAATAGAAAAAAGCGTAAAGAACAAAAAGCAAGCAAACCAAACGTTCTGGAGGCTAAGACTGAAAACCAAAAAGATTATATAAGATCAATAGTAGAAAACGACGTTGTTTTCTGTACTGGACCTTCTGGTAGTGGTAAATCATTTATCGCTGCTGGAATTGCAGCACAAAAGATTTTAAAAGACGAGATAGACATGATCATTGTAACTCGTCCTTTAGTTTGTGCAGGTAAAGATATTGGATCTTTGCCGGGAGAACTGAATGAGAAAATTAAACCTTATCTACAACCTATGGAAGAAAATCTACGTTACTTTCTAGGTAGAGATAAGTTTGGTTATTATTTCAATCAGCGTAGGATAAGATTTGAGCCGTTAGAAACAATGCGTGGATCTACGTTTCATGATTCTTACATGATTTTAGATGAAGCGCAAAACTGTACACTAGAACAAATTAAAATGTTTGTTACACGTATGGGTAGACATTCTAAAGCTCTTATAAATGGTGATAATAAACAGACAGATATCTATAAATATACTGGATTAGATACCTGTATGCAAAAATTATCCAATGTTACTGGGGTCGGAATCTCTAAATTAGAGTATCATGATATACAGAGGAATGGAATTATTGGGGCAGTATTGTACGCACTGGAGAGTTAATGTTATACGATTATGGATGCCACGAATGTGGTGAGACTCTAAAGGATGTCAAACAATCTATTCATGATGAAGCACTAACACTATGCCCATCGTGTGGTAAACATTCCTTAGAAAGAGTACCATATGGTGGGCTAGGTTCTTTTATGAAGCATGGATCTAATACTATTGGTAGTCAAGCTGATAAGAACTGGTCTAACATGGGTCATTATCAAAAATCAGAAATTGAGTCTAAACGCAAGAGAGATCCTGCGGCAGAAAAGAAAAGGCAAGAGCGAAAAGAAATTAATAAAATGACAGCAAAGCAAAAGGAAAGGTATATAAAAACAGGTGAAAAATGAAATACGTTGAAAAATACTCTGTAAAAGATGACAAAAAAGAAACTGACAATAAGCAATATAATTCTTATGGAGAAACAGTGTCAACAGGAGAAGAGAAGATTTATGCAGAATACAAAGCTATAACTCTATCAGACAGTGTTCAAAAAAAGTTTTTTGTGCTTACATCTAATGGAAGTCTATTTGACCCAAGAGGAACAGATAGCCATAGAATAAATACCATTCGTACAGAACTAAAGTCAACATCAAAACAAACATTTGATTATTATTTACAATATCTTAAAACTAAAAATACTTTATACATGCGTAGAGCAGAGAGGAGTTTTATCAATGGCTAAAAAAGGACCAATTAGTAAGATAGAAGCATTCTATATTGAAAGCAAGCAACGAGATCTGACTTTGGCAGAAATTGCAGTTGATCTAGATAGGTCAGTATCTTCAATTGAAAAGTATCTCAAGAAATCTGTAGCTGAAGCGCCCAGACAAACTGGTGTTAAAGTTGGCGATCAATTTGCTAGAAATGACAGAGGTAGCGTTGTAATGACAGAAAATGCTTCACAGATGTCAGACGAAAAAAGAAAGAGTTCTGTTAGAAAACCTCAACATTGTGTAACTAAGATTAAGAAGGACTAATGAGCTATATTTTTGGTAAAGATCAATGGCTAATACGTTATCGCAAACCAGAGAACAGAAGGAAGATCTGGATTTATGTAGTGACCTCTGATGGTCAAGACATATTTATGGATGACTACAAGCACTGGTTAACATTCCAAGATTATATTGATAAGAATAATTTACAAATTAAAAAGATTGGTCTACAATTCAAGTCAACAGTAGTACAGCATGACGTTGAAGATGCTGAAGCAGTGTATGTTATAAAATCTGTAAAAGGAGAATTACATGCAGAAACTCTTCAGTGCTACACTTTGGGCTTGTTAAAAGATGGAAAAGTTAGTAAAACATTTTACATACTACCTTCCTTGGTACGTGATATAAGATGTGTTGACGATTTTGAAGGTTGTTTTAAAGAGGCTTTTGTATACAATGTCAGACAGAGCGAAACCATTTAGTCAGAAGTATCAAAAGCAATGGTCTGAAACACATAAGTACAAACATATTCACACTGGTGAGTATTGTACATTTGAATCATACCTTGCTGAATATTTGATTATCAGATGGACAGAAGCTTTCAAGATGGAAAAACCATCTTATAAATTCTGGACAGTGGGTGATAAATATCATGACATGTTTATGAGAAACATGAAAGCTGCAAAAGGATTGCAAAAAAAGTTTAAAGAGAGTATAATCTTAGAGGCTATCAAGTCAGATCACTTCAAGAAAATATATCACATAGGATTAAAAGCGTATGGACCAAGAGGGTGGAAATATAATCAAGTAGCTGTGCAAGCTATTAAGAACTATAACAAAGAGGTAAAGGATGCTGAAAAGCTAGCAAATAAATCCAAGCAAACAAAAAAAATAGTTGAAGAAAAGAAAGAAGTCAAAAGAAGAAAACAAGTATATTCAAAAAGTAAAAAATCATTAAACAAATTGAGGGATCTATGAGCAAGTTAAAAAAGAAAAAGATAGCAAACAAATTTGATACCGATGTTGTAAGTAATTCAATTGTTAGCAAGTATGGCGATGTTGTTTGCACTGGCACAGATGTACTAGAAACTATCAATAGATTAGAGGTTATTGGTGTTTCCCCTGCGTTGGATATTGCGCTTGGCGGTGGCTTGAGGGAAGGTTCTGTTGTTGTAATGACAGGCGATCCCAAGTCAGGCAAAACAACAACAGCATTACACTTTGCAGCAAAGTGTCAAGCCAAAGGAAAGCGTGTGATTTACCTAAATACTGAAGGTAGATTATCAAAACAAAACTTTGATGGTATTAAGGGTCTAGACCCTGAAGGTATTCTAATTGTGCAATCTACAGATGATAAGATTTTATCAGCAGAAGAATTTTTAAACATTACAGAGTATTATATTAATAATGATCCGGGTTGCTTGATCATTGCAGATTCGTTGTCCAACATGGTTCCATCAGTAGAGCTAGATGGTGAAGTGCGTACAGGTGTGCGTAACGCATTACCTCGATTGCTATCTATGTTTTTCAAGCGTATCAGTGGTTCGCTAATGAAGAACAAGACTATTCTCATAGCTGTAACTCATAATATTGCAAATACTGGTGGATCACCATATGCTCCAGCAAAGATGGCAGACTGTGGCAACATGCTACAGTATCAGGCTGGCACTAATATGGTAATCACACACCGTGGGCGTTGGCAAGTACCAAAAGATACTGGGCCTCACGTTGGTCAAATTGCCAACTGGAATATCAAAACATCTTGTGCTGGCGGTACTCCCAACAGCACAGCAGAAAGTTGGATTAGATACGGAATTGGTCTAGATGAAGTCCAAGAAGTAGTTCAAATTGCTTGTGAGTTTAGACTAATAAAAGCCGCTGGAGCTTGGTACACAATACAGTGTGCTGTTGATAACTTAGAAGATCCGGTAGTACAGAACATACTATCTGCCAATAAAATTTCTGATAAACCAGAAGATATAGAAAGATTTTTTAAATTTCAAGGTGCTAATAATTTAGCGACATTTCTTAATGATAATCCAGACATTGCGACATTTGTATACGACAAAATAAAGGAATTATTTTGAATATAGAAACTATACTAAATATATGTGCTGGAATTATACTTGCAAAAATTCTAATAGGAGTTGTTAATGAAGGTTACTGGTATAAATGGCAAAGAATACGCTTGGAATTTAACAAGCTATTCCGTAGACGCAAACGACAAACGCAAGCGGTCAAAGTTCCACGTTCGCGCAAGAGAACTCTTGAAGACTATCTTCCATAGCTACAGGATACTAGAAGAAGTTAAATTACCGGGAAGTACTGAATCGCACAGAAAAGGTGTACTATATTTAGATTTTTATATACCACAGATTATGATGGCTATAGAGGTTCATGGTCAACAACATTATGAATACACACCATTCTTCCACAAGAATAAAGCAGACTTTGCACTTGCGCAAGCCAAAGATGATGATAAGATTAGATGGTGCGAATTAAATAAAATTGATATAATAGTATTAAAGCACTCTGACACAGACGAGCAATGGAGAGATCAAATTGAAAACGGTTAATGAGCAGTTGGCTGACTTGAAGGCTATGGTTGATGAATTTCTAGGTGGCAATAACACTAGATTTGCTAACTTTAAAGAAGAATTTTTACTAGCTGCTGACTTATCCCAAGAACAGATTAGAGCTTTGACTAAGGACGAATTGTTTGAAAATGGATACATTTTATATAGTTATGCTTCATACATACAGGACGAAATGAACATGCAAAAAATTGCACTAGATTGGTGCAATGATAAGCTAGATAAGATGGTAGCTAAGAATATAAATGAATTTAACCCATATACTAAACACGACATGCGTAGACAGTTGATTGTCATGAATGACGAGTTCGCAAACGCTGTAGATCACTACAGACAGATCGCTCACGCAAGAGTGCAATCATTAGAGGGTAAGGTATACGAACTAAAAAGAAAAGCAGATATATTATTAGAGAAAGGTAAAAGATCATGAATCTAAAAAGTTTTGTTGATGGTTTAGACAATTCGGAAAGAGAAGAGTTACTAGATATTCTTACAGGACGTATGGATCAGTCTACAACAATGCCACCACACATTGCTAAGGAGTTTGAGGAAGAAGTTGAAAAACCTCAAAGAGCGCAAGAAGATTTTACAATGCACAAGAATAAAAGTAATAACGGTGTTAAAAATAAGAGAAGAGAACCAGTAAAAGCTAGAGCAAATACTTGGACAGATACTGGAGAACACAAAGAAGTAGCAACTCCAAATGTGCAAAGGACTCCTAGAAATAGGCCATCGCCCAAAAAGAAAGATGTTCGATGTAATACTTGTGGCAAAACGTTTAAGGTAAATGCTAGTATTGTGTATGGTGAATACTACAGGTGCGAAAGGTGCGTGGGGTCACGATAAGTATTATGATAAAACGAATAGATTCTAGCCACAATATAGATGAGTACTTTGATTGTGTTAAGGATTTAATGAGAAGTAATGCTAGGCCAGATGATGATAAAGAAGCTTTGTCTAAAATCATGTATCCTACAAATAATTATCATGTATATGTTTATATTTATTATGGTAAAATAATTGCTACAAGCGCTATAATGTATGAGTACAAAATACGATACACACGACCAAAGGCTTATATTGAAGACGTTGCTGTACACCCAAAGCATAGAGGTAAAGGTCTAGGTAAAAAAATGGTGGAACACTGCCTGTCTTGTGCTAAAAAAAGAAACTGTTATAAGGTAGTATTGAGTTGTGATGACAATGTTGTAGGTTTTTATGAAAACCTTGGGTTCAAAAAAGAAATAAACTTTATGGTTAAATAGTATGGAAAAGTTGTTAGATGTTGGTGCAGAACGAGCAGTGCTAGCTGGATTACTCCAGTATGGCATAGATGGATATGTTGGAATATCTGATTTGATTACTTCTGAAACGTTTGGGAATACGAATAATCAAATTATATACAACTGTATAGAAAAGATTATTGCTGATGATAAATCTGTGGACATAGCATCTATATTATCTGCCGCAGAGCAGCTTAATCATTCAGACATTATTAATACTAAGCAAGAATTGAAATATATAAAATCTCTGATGGTCTTTCCAGTAAACAGAGACAATATTTTTAATTTTGCAATACAGATGAAAAAGTTTGAATTTGCTAGAAAAATTAAGAAACTTACTAGTAAAGTTCACAAAGATATGGATGATGTCACTGGTTCTGAAACAATCAATGAAATCATACAGAAATTAGAAGATCCTGTAACAGACTTTCTAAGGGAAGATGATGGCGGTGAGAATCCAGAAAAAATTGGCTCAGGAGCAGAAGATTATGTCAAATTTCTCGAAGAAAATAAATGCGATATCATTGGTATACCCACGGGATTCGCTAGATATGACGAAGCCATTGGGGGTGGTCTTAGACGAAAATGCGTTGACCTTGTATCTGCAAGACCAAAAGTTGGTAAGTCAGTATTCGCTGATAATGTTGCCCTTAACGTATCTTCACTAGACATTCCAGTTTTAGTTTTAGATACTGAGATGTCCAAGGAAGATCATCTGAATAGATTAATTGCAAACATAAGCGGCGTTCCCATAAACGAAGTAGCAACTGGAAAATTTGTAGAAGATCCCTACAAGCAGCAAAAGGTTCAAGAAGCGGTACAAAAATTATCTGACATACCATATAGTTATGTAAGTGTCGCTGGCAAACCATTTGAACAAATTCTAAATATTATTAAAAGGTGGATAGTACAAGAAGTAAAAACTGATGATTCTGGAAAAACAAATGATTGCGTGGTCATCTATGACTATCTTAAGCTGATGTCATCTTCATCTATTACAAACAATATTCAAGAATATCAAGCATTAGGATTCCAGATTACCTCTCTTCATAATTTATGCGTTAAGCTAGACATACCATGTCTATCTTTCGTGCAATTAAATAGAGATGGAATCACAAAAGAAAGCACGGACGCTGTAAGTGGTTCTGACCGCTTGATATGGCTGTGTACATCTTTTAGTATATTCAAAACAAAATCTACAGAAGAATTAGCTGAAGATGGACCAAACGCAGGAAACAGAAAGCTTGTACCCATTGTTTCTCGTCATGGTGCTGGTATGGATGATGGAGATTACATCAATATGCAGATGCAAGGCGCACACGCAAAACTGATAGAGCTACAATCCAGAAATGAATTTAAGAATCAACCAGTAGGCGATACTGGGCTAATCAACAATGACTCTATGAAAAAACTAGCAAATGAACTTAAAACAGATCAAGAAGATGCTGAATGAAAATGCACATCTAGTTTTTGCAGAACTAGGCATGAAGTGTGAAACATTCTCAGACAATATATACTCTACGTGTCCAGTGCATGAGGGCAGCGATAATCCAAGAGCTTTCTCATTTTCTCCACAAAAAGGTATATGGAAGTGTTGGACGAGGGACTGTCAATCTGAATGTGGAAACGATCTGTTTGGTCTTATCGCTGGAGCTTTATCTGCACAGGAAGGCAGAACAGTTGAATTTAAAGAAGCTTTAGCTTGGGCGTGTAAGATTTTAAATGTAAAACAAACGTATACCCGTGGAACTCCTAGTCCAGTAGAAGAATTAGAAGATCCGTTCCAACAAATGATAAATATTATGAGTACCATGCCCGCTCCACATGAACATAAAACAGTGGAGATGGATGTAAATATCGAGATACCATCACAGTATTTTGTGGAGAGAAACTATAATAAAAGAACTATGAAACACTTTGGGATTGGCGATTGTTATTCTAAGTGCAAATTAAATGAAAGGGCGATAATTCCTATACATGACGAAAGTGGAAAACGATTAATTGGATTGATAGGAAGATCTACTAGAGACTACAGAATACCCAAATTTTTATTTTATCCTACTGGTTTTGACAAAAGATACTGTTTATACAACTACCACAGGGCAATCAAAAAAGCAATAGAAACCTCTTGCCTCTATATAGTTGAAGGACAAGGCGATGTCTGGAAACTATACGAAGCGGGAGTTCACAATGCTGTGAGCATCTTTGGTAAAACTGTATCAAGTCAACAACAACAAAAACTAATGAGTATACCAGTAACACATTTAATTATACTTACTGACAATGATCAAGCAGGAAGAGAGTCTAAGGTTCAAATAAAAAGGGATCTTGGAAGAATGTTCAAGCTTACTTTTCCAAAGCTAGCTCATAAAGATGTTGGAGATATGAAGGTAAAAGATATTAAATTAAACATTTTATCTAATCTAAAGGGTACTTACTAATGGTAAAGATTATAGGAATATCAGGAAGAAAACAGGCTGGTAAGAATACAGTCGCTAACTATATAAATGGCGATATACTAAAAACACACGGTATGGTAGATGATTTTTCAATAAATACTAATGGCGAATTAGAAATAAACACAACTGACTCAAACGGTCACAAAGATTGGGGCGTGTTTGATGTAACCAGAAAAGATAATTCATTTCTTGAGTATGCAGAAAAAGAACTTTGGCCTTACGTAAAGCTGTATCATTTTGCAGATTCTCTCAAAGAAATTGCTATAAATTTGTTTGATATCAACGCTGTAAAAGTTTATGGAACAGACGATCAAAAAAACACAATGACAAAAATAAAATGGCAAAATATGCCTGAGTATAATGGTGATAAATCAGGTAATATGACTATAAGGGAGTTTCTTCAGCATTTTGGAACAAATGTCATGAGAAAAATAAAAAACGACATATGGGTGTCTGATACCATAAAAAGGATTCTTTTTGAAGATTCTGAGGTAGCAATTATACCAGACGTTAGATTTCCAAATGAGGTAGATACAATACAGGAAAATGGTGGAATTGTAGTTAGATTAACTAGAGATGTATATACTGATAAACACAAATGTGAAGCATCTTTAGATCAAGAAAACTTTAATTGGGATAAGTTTGATTACATTGTTGATAATAATAATTGTAATATAGATAGTCTGTGTGAGTCACTGGAACAAATTAAACACATATGGAGTAATTAAATGTTAGTAACCTACATAAGATCATCTAGTTATAATAATTATGCATACTGTCAAATGCAATACTTTATAACATACAATCTTGGGCATCAATCTAAGAGTGGCAAGAAAGCAGACATGGGTACAATGGTACACAAGGTCATGGAAGTTTTAGCTGGATTGAAAAAGTACGAGCAAGACAAACCAAAGGTTAAATTTTTAAAAGTAGATGACGACGCTATTGGTAAGTTTAAGTGTAGAAAAGAAGAACTGCATACTGATGAATTAGTAAATCAATTAATTGATCTCAGCATAGATTCCTATGAAGCAAAGTCTCCCCACAGTTTTAGCAAAACGGATAGATCAGAAATAGCAAAAACCGCTTGGTGCTTTTTAACTCACAGCGATTGTCAATTCGATCCTAGACTAAGGGATATTCACTATCCAGAACCGCACTTTGATATACCTATTGAAGAAGATTGGGCTAAATTTGAGTATGAAATAGATGGCAAAAAGGTTACTGGTAGATTAGCAATCAAAGGCACAATTGACCTTGTAACTAAGATTAATGATGATACAATAGAGGTTGTCGATTGGAAAACAGGCAGGAGAATGGATTGGGCTACGGGGGAAGTCAAAGATTACGAGAAATTAGAGAATGATCCACAGTTATTATTATACTATTATGCAATCTCTAAACTATATCCTGAATTTCCTAACAGAATCATGAGTATTTTCTTTTATAAAGACAAGGATGGTAATCCTGACCCGTCGCCTTTCAGTATATGCTTCTCACCGGAAGATGAAGAAAGATTCTTAGAAATGCTAAAAAATAGAGTAAATGAAATTAGACAAAATATGCTGCCTGAACCCCTAGATCCTAACAGAAAACACTGGAAATGCACTGCTTTATGTCATTTTTGCAAGAACAATTGGCCCGGAACTGACGAAAAAATGTGTATTTATATAGAGAAGTACTTGAAAAAACATGGAATGGAGAAAACTGTTGCTGATTGCAGCAGGGAAGGTTTTGATATAGGATTTTACGAAGCACCGGGATAAAGGATATGATAAAAAAAGATAATAAATTACTGACGATAGGAATGGCTACCTACGATGATTATGACGGTTTGTATTTTTCAATACAGAGTTTACAGTTATATCATCCAATCGCTAGAAGTGATGATGTAGAAATACTAGTTATCGACAATAATCCAGACAGTGAACACGGAAAAGCGACTAAGAATTTAGTAGAAGGATGGATAAAAAACGGACGATATATACCATTTACAGCAAGAAAAACAACAGCTTGTAGAAATGAGATTTTCAGGAATGCAAGGGGCAGATATACAATATCTATGGATTCTCATGTTCTGTTCATGAAAAATTCATTAGAATCCTTGATACAGTATTACGGAATGAATCCTAATTGTAAAGACATAGTTCAAGGACCACTAATTTATGATGACTTAAAACTGGCTTCAACTCATTTCAAAAAAGATTGGGGTGGTGACATGTATGGTAAATGGGCTACAGATAAAGAAGGTTTAGCGACTAATAAGCCTTTCCCCATACCAATGCAAGGATTAGGTGTATTCTCTTGTGAGACGCATAATTGGAGAGGTTTTAATAAATATTTTAGAGGATTTGGTGGAGAAGAAGGATATATTCATGAAAAATTTAGAATGATGGGCGGCAGGGCCATATGTTTACCGCAATTTAAGTGGCTTCACAGATTTGGAAGACCCGGAGGTGTTCCTTATCCACTAAAAATAGAAGATAGAATATGGAACTATTTTATAGGATGGTTAGAACTGTATCAGGATGAAAATCATCAAATGATACAAGACATTTATAATTATTTTAAAACTCGTATTCCTGTGCAGACTTTAGACAATATTCTAAATGAAGCTAAAGAAAAAATGTTAATTTAAGGAGAATAAAATGCCCACACCTAAACGTGGAAAAGAAGAAGATCGCAATAAATTCATGTCCAGATGTATGCGTGATCCTAACATGAAAGAAGATTACAAGGAAGGCAATCAAAGAGTTGCTGTATGCCTAAATCAAGCTACAGAGGGTATGGATTTGATTCAAAAAGCAGACTTTGAGAAACAAGTTAAAGAATATGGATATGCGGAAGAACTTGATGAAAACAATTTTTACGTTCCAGCAGAAGCTGAATACGAAGATTTTGGGGAACCAGAAGAAGAATGGGACATTTCGATAGCAAAACCGGGACTTTGGGAAAATATTCGCAGAAAAAAAGAACGTGAAGGCAAGAACTATAAGCCAGCTAGAACTGAAAAAGAAGGTAGGCCCACACAAGAGCAACTTAAAAGAGCGCAATCAGAACCAAGCGAAAAGCAAAAAAAAGCTCTTGATAAAAACAAAGATGGCAAGATCAGCAAGGAAGATTTTGAATTGCTACGTAAAGGTAAAAGTTCGTACAAGTATGAAGATCCAAAAACAGGACAAGTATTTACCTATACAAGAAGAGGTAACTATAAAAATGGAGATACGCCCTTAATATATAAAGGTGAAGCAGCGGAATATCAGGGTAGAAAAGTTAAACTTGGTAAGCCATTCCTCACTCCAGACGGTCCTAAAAAAAGAAGCGTATATGTAAAGAATGATAAAGGTAACGTAGTCAAGGTAAACTTTGGCGATCCTAATATGGAAATTAAAAAGGATAATCCTGCAAGAAGGAAGTCTTTCAGGGCTAGACATAACTGCGATAACCCCGGACCACGCTGGAAAGCACGATACTGGTCCTGCAAAGCTTGGTAAGGAGTAAAAAATGAAATACATTAACGATATAGACAAACAAATATGTAAATCTGACGAGGGCAATATGGCTAAGGGCCAGCTTATGAAAATCTCTAAGCAGGCTGGAGAGCTAGCTGAAAAAATACAAAGTGGTATGAATTTAGACGCTTGGGTACAAGACAAGATATCTAAAGCAGAACATTTTATTGAAGCGGCATATGACTTCATGATGTACAGCGAAACAGAAGCGTCACAAACACAAGCAGACAAGCCGGGACCAAAAGATCCTAGAAGAACTCCTGCGCCTAAGAAAGATCAGAAAAAGGGCAGTAAGAAAAACAAGCCTGATAGTGCTAAAGATGATAAAGGTAAGATTAGCTTTAATCAAAGCACTACAAAAAGGCTACAGCAAAAAGTAAAAGAACATAACGCAAAGGGTAAGGGTAGCAAGGCAACGCTTGGTATGCTCAAGGCAGTGTACAGAAGAGGTGCTGGTGCATACTCTACTTCTCATGCGCCTAAAATGAGTAGAGATGGTTGGGCTATGGCTAGAGTAAACGCCTTTCTTACGCTACTCAGAACAGGTAGACCCTCTAACTCAGGTTATAAACAAGACAATGACTTGTTGCCCAAGGGACATCCGAGAAGTTCAAAATGACACTAAAGAAAAAATGGATCGAGCATTTAAGTGAAAATCATATGACCTACTGGGAACATTGGAAGTTTGCAGTGAGTCATGGGCTAACATGTGTAAAAGCTGGAATATACTTGTGTATACATGGCTTTTTCCCTTGTTGGTACAGAAAAGCCGGAACTAAACTAGTGCATAAATTAGAACAAGATTTTACTGAGAGAGAAAATGAGCTTAATAAATAAAGTATCTGCGATTATTGATAACAAAGTTCCACTGAAAGATCTTACATATTCTCAACCATTTGTGTATGAATCAGGACAGGGTATACTTAGTATAAATTGGAAAAATATTCTACCAAAACCACCTGCTAATGACAGCATAACCACCAAAAAAGAACTAGATTTGGTCATTGAAGCAGCAGCTAATAGAAGTAATAAAGCTACTGAACTAGTATATAAAGTAGACGATGACCCTTTGCATTTATTCTACGATTTTCTAGAAAAGAAGAAATTAGAATATAATAGAAGTCTGTTTGACGAATACTATAATATATTAGAGTCTTACATGTATGCTACAAAATATCATTACAATAGACCTAGACCAGAGCAAATTGCACCTTATTACAATCAAGAAGTCAAAGTTATATATACATCTACGCATCAAACTCCAGCATATCCTAGTGGTCACACAGCGTATGCAGCCTTAGCAGCACATATGTTATCTAAGAAATTTCCAGAATATAAAAAACAATTTTTCGACTTGGCAAAACAGGCTGGAACTGCTAGAATATTACAGGGGGTTCACTTTCCCTCTGATAATGTCGCTGGAATAACTCTCGCAAAATTTATATTTAAAGAGATTGAAAGGAAGGTCCAAGATGTCTCAAAAAGAACCAAAACGTATCCCTCTGACTACACCCGGACAACCTAAGCGTATAAAAGAACCTAAAAGAAGGCCGTTGCGACCAAAGAAATAATTGATTTAGGACTTCACAAGGAAACGAAATGAACGTTGTACCCATACCACCTTCGTATAACGAAGATCAATCTCTATCACTAAAAGATACAGAATTTTACATTAAATTTCTAGAAGTAAATCATTGCCAAGCAGTGATGACTACCGCTGGAACCTCCCAGTTTAATCTACTGTCTATAGAGGAAATCAAGGAATTAAACTCATGTGTGTGTGATTTTTCTGGTAAAAAGATTATTGGTTTACCACCTTTATCTCTTGTAAAAGTAATTGAATTTGTGAAATCCTGCACAGAGTCGGAAGATTCGCACTGGATGGCATTGTACCCAGACAGATACTACGACGATGATTCTATTGTTGAATATTTTCTAAGGATTAGAGAGCATACTAACAAAGCTATTTATGTTCACGGTATGTTTACTAGATCTGGATACGGAGGTACTTGGAATTACACCGCTGATGTTTTGAATAAACTGTGGGATCAAGGCATTATATGTGGAATTAAAGAAGAACATAGCGACCTTGCCAAAGCATTCAATGTTCTAAATAAATGCCCTAAAAATCTAGATGTAATCGTAGCTGGAGGCAGTATGAGAAGACATCAGTTTTTAAAGAACGCTGGAGCAAACTCTTTTCTTGCTGGCATTGGTAATATATTTCCTAGCATAGAACAGAAATATTGTGATGGTGTTGATATTGATAAATGCTTGCAAAAAGAAAGTACGTTGTTTAGTACATTCGGAAAGTATGGTTGGCACAGATCTCTAAGAATAGGTCTTGCTCTATCTAATCTTTGTTGTTATAATGATAGAATGCCATATCCAAAGAGAGACACAGAAGTTGTCAACGCAATAAAGAAAGTTTTGGAGAAGATATCAAATGTATAAAACTTGGATATTGGGACCATGCTCTATAGAGTCGGAAGCATTGTTTTTCGAGTGTCTTGCTGAAATCAACTCAATTATGGATACTAGAACTGTTCATAGAGAATCCGATGATACATGGTACATGAAAGCTAGTTTTGATAAGGCAAATAGGACATCCTTACATGGTGGTCGTGGTCCGGGTCTGGAAGAAGCTTTAAAAATATGGGCTGCTGCAAAAGAGAAATACCCAAAAGTTAAATTTACAACAGATGTGCATGAGTGCCATCAAGTAGAAAAACTAAAGGGTGTTATTGATGTAGTGCAAATACCAGCATTTTTGTCGCGTCAGACTGATCTTATTGTAGAGTGTGCTAAACACTTTGATGTTGTCAATATTAAAAAAGGTCAATGGCTTGGTCCAAATAACCTTAAAGCTTCTGTAGATAAGATTAAAGAAACAAACGATAAGTGTCAAGCTTGGGTTTGTGACAGAGGATCAAACTTTGGTTATCATGATTTGTTTGTAAACTTTGGAATTGTAGACGAACTCAAAAAGTGTTATGACAAAGTAATCCTTGATTGCACACATTCAACCCAAAGATCCAGAGAAGTGTATGGCGTACAAGGCGATCCAGTATTAGCTGAGAGATACTTTTTAGCTGCTGATATTTTTAATTACGATGGAGTTTTTGCAGAGGTTCATCCTAGACCAAAAGAGTCTGTGTCAGATGGAGAATGTCTTATTGATCTTGAACGACTTCGTTCTTTAGTTATAGAGGCTAAATCTATTAAAAGATTGAGAGAAAAATTACGATGATAATGCAAACTCTTTTACACACCAATCCTATAGAGGACATGAAAGATGTGCTAGTAGAAGACGGTGTTTTTAAGATTGATAATTACATTTCTGATACAACTCTACAAGAATTATACGACGATGTGCTACAAAGATGCACTACTGAGGCCGGTCATTATGAGTTTGGAAGAAACTACAGGGGTGGAGACTTATCAACATATAATAAGTCAAATATAATTCATAGAGTATACAATGCGGAATGGATGAGAAAACTACATGATTTGTACACTGGTAGGCCACAGACATATGGAATGAACGTATTTGCTACGCATGATTATAAATACGATGGAGAGCTAGCTAGAAATGGTTGGCTACACTTCGATAGACATTGGAGGCTAAAGTTTTTTCTGTACCTTACCGATATAGACGTTAGTTCAGGTGCATTTAGTTGTTCAGTTGGTTCTAGATTTGCTGGATCAGTGCTTAGAGAAAAAGCTTGGCAGCAACCTAAATATGAAGACGTAAAAAATAGGATAGAGCTAGATTATCCAGATTTAATTGATAAATATCCAGCAGAACCAGTTGAGGGCAAAGCTGGAACTTTAATAGTATTTGATACGGACACTTTCCATAAGGGTGGCAAGTGCGAAGATGGAAAAGAAAGACTAATCGTGAGGTTGCATTGTGGATAAAGTTAAATTTCTTGATTTAGGCAAACAACCTATAGCAAATAGATTTTTAAGTAAAGATGATTTTGAGAATGAATTTTTCTATAATCTTCAAGTTGGCGTAGACAAAGAAACAATGCTAGTTACACACATGAACTATGTAGATGCACCACTTATGTTCAATGACAACTATGCATATAGGGGTTCAATGTCAAAGACTATGGTTAATCATTTTCAGAGTTTTAGTTCATTGATCAGAACATCCTTAAAACCTGAAGCAAAGATTTTAGAAATAGGTAGCAATGACGGAGTGTTCCTAAAAAATTGGCATACAGATAATACTATTGCTGTAGAGCCTTGTGGTAACTTTGCAAAAGAAACAAATGATTTAGGATATAAAACATATGATGAATTTTGGACAGAGGATTTAGCAGAAAGAATAGTAGAAGAACACGGTCAGATGGACTTTATTTTTTCAGCTAATTGTATGTGTCACATACCAGATTTAGACCAAACTTTTAACGCTATAGTAAAAGTCATGGATCATAATGGTATATTTGTGTTTGAAGACCCATCATTATTACAAATGATTTGTTTAAATTCATATGATCAAATATACGATGAACACCCACATGTATTTTCAATAACATCTTTAGATAGAATATTAAGAAAACATGGACTATTTATAATTAAAGTAGAAAATACTACAGTGCATGGTGGATCAAATAGAGTATGGGTTCAGAAAAAACATGCAAATAGGGATAGAACAGTAGAAGATAATCTCAATGCAGAAAGAGTAATGGGGCTTTGTGATATGTCTACTTATGATAAATTCGCTGAGTCTGTAGACAAGTCAAAAAATGATTTAGTAAATCTGTTGAAAAGATGTAAAGCTGATGGTAATAAAGTTATATCATACGGCGCAACTTCAAAATCAACTACTGTATTTAATTACTGCAATATTGGAACTAATCTTATTGACTATATTACAGACACTACCCCTGAAAAACAAGGACTTTATTCTCCCGGTATGCACATACCAATTATACCACCGGAGCAGGGAGTTGATAAAACAGTAGACTTTGCTTATTTAGGTGCTTGGAATTTTGCTCAAGAAATACAAGAAAAAGAAAAGAACTTTCATGGGAAATTTATAACACATGTACCTACAGTAAGGATATTATGAATTATCACGAAGACGATAGGGGTCAAAGATTATTTGATCTGTTTCCAGAACTTAATGGTCAAGTAAATATTACCTATGTAAACTCAACAAGCCATGTTGTAGCTTGGCATAGACACGAAATACAAACTGATTATTGGTTTTGCCCAAAGGGTTCTTTTAAGGTTGGTTTAGGATATGAAAGAGATGATGGTACGGTAGATGTAGATGTAGTTTGGCATTATATATCAGACAAGAACCATCGTGTCCTTGAAATACCTCCGGGCGTGTGGCACGGATATAAAGCTTTACAACCAGAATCAATTATGTTATACTACCTTACAGAAAAATATAATTTTGCAGATGAAGAAAAAGTTTTACCCGGAGCGTTCCACGAAGATTGGAACACAATAAGTCAATGAAGACTAAATATGGACTACCAACAGTTCAAGATATAAAGATTATTAGCTTTCCACTCAATATTACTACGTTGGGTAACGGTCAAAATGCTGGTCATCTAGTGGCAATTAATATGCCTGAATTGCCTTTTATTCCTAAAAGGATGTTTCATGTGTCAAATGTTCAGCATAGATTTGATCGAGGTAGACATGCACATTATGATACTACTCAATTGATAACGTGTGTAAGCGGTAGCGTTAAGCTAACTTTGAAAGATGGAATAGGTGGCGTTGTGTCTTTCAATCTATCACAACCTCAAACTGCCATCCTTGTACCTAGAATGATATGGGATGAAGTGAATTACGCTGACTCTCAATCTACTTTATTGGTTTTTAGTGACACAGAGTACGATCCAGAAGATTACATTATCAGTTGGGATAAATATATAAATGAATATAATAAAACCTCATGAAAACTTTGATGCTTGGTATATTGACAATTTTGTACCATCAAGCGGATTAGTTAGAGCAGCAGCAGAAAGTTTTGATAGACTAGCACCTGAGTGGTGGGTCTCATATGGCGATGAAGGACAGATAGGTAAATGTTCTCCCGCATCTATACAGTCAATTACGCATGAGTGCTTAGTGGTAATGGACTACATAGCGACACATTTTGACACCACTGCGATAAATAAGAAAGACAAAACTTTCCCAGATTTAACTGGTTACGGTGGTGGTATGATGGTGACACCAAATAAAAATGGTGAAGGAGGGTTTCTTGGTATGCACATAGATGCTCAAACTCACAAGCTTCACACAAACTGGAAGAGAGAATACAGTGTAGTTCTTGGTTTATCAGAAGACTATGATTCTTCGTTCGATCTAAGATTGCACAATGGAGAGCAACATTGCAGATTACCTTACAAATTCAATAGACTAAATATATTTAAGTTTCATGAAAACTCTTGGCATGGATTTCCAGAGATTACAAAAGGTAAAGACAGGAAAACTATTGGCCTAATGTATTGGTCTATAACAGATGAGGAAATGTCTTTTACTAAAGCTAGATTTAATAGGGAACTAAATTTTAATGAATGATGTTTGCTTACTAGTCACAGTTAGGACAAGAAGAGATAATATACCAAAACTATGTGGTTACTACAAAGACTTTCCTTGTAGAAAAATATTATCAGATAATTACGACACACCATATGAAGATATCGAACTAATTAAAGAGTGTGGATTTGAGTATATACATAGTGATCCTAGCAAATGGTGGTGGGATATCCTAGCAGATATTTCTTTAAGTATTGAACAAAAGTACATGATACAAGTAGCAGACGATGATAGAATATTAAAATCAGGTCTGATAAAAAGTTTAGATTTGTTAAGACAAAATGAAGATATGGTCACATGCGATGGTGGTCAACTAGGATTTAATGTGGCACATAATCCAGATATTTCAAGAGTTACTGTAAAAAACTTAGGAAGTGGTTCGTATTACAAACAAAATACAATGAACCCTGATTCGCGGCAACGATTAATAAATTTTTATTTTCATAATTACTATGATATCATACATTCAGTTCATAAAACTGAAGTACATGCTAGAGTATATGATTTCTTAAGAAGTAGTGGCGCAAGGAAATCCCTAAACGCAGAGGGGAATTTTTTCACAATTATGGCTCTAGATGCAGGCAAAAAGGGTTCTGTTGCTCCATATGCAATGTTAGTTAGAAATACAAACACAAAAGACAGAGAAATAGAAATGGGTCATGAAAGGAAGTTGTATGAATTACTTGGTTGGAATTTAGATTCAGAATTTACTGAGAAAAAACAAAATTTGGTAGAATTATCTGAAATTGTTCTAAAAGATACTTTACTTTTAGATAAAGATCAAAATACTGTAGATAAAATTGATTTTCTACATGGACTGACAACTGCCTATATTAAATTCTGGAGAAGAGATATACATAGTAAGAGATTTACTCCGTGTCCTGATAGACGTTTAGATTTCAACGAATATATGCACGAAAGTCAAGTTACAGAAATATCTAACTGTATAAGGAATATGAAGTGAGATTACTAGTATCTGGTGGGAATGGCAAATTTTGCAATAAACTTATACAAAAAAATAAAGATCATGAAATATTTGCGCCTGATAGATATGACATGGATATTACTAATATTAATTCTGTAAAAAGCAATATTAGTAAATTCAAACCAGATATATTTTTACACGCAGCAGCACTGACTAGACCAATGGTTAACCATGTAGACAGGCCACACATAAGTATAAAAACTAATATTATTGGTACTGGAAATGTCTGTTTAGCTTGCATGGAAAGTAATCTAAAACTAGTCTATATTTCTACTGATTATGTATATCCCGGCACGAAAGGTGATTATAGAGAAGATGATCCCCTTTTACCAGTAAATGAGTACGCTTGGTCTAAATTGGGTGGAGAATGTGCTGTGCATTTATACAAAAATTCACTTATAATTAGGACTTGTATGACAGAAAAACCCTTTGTGCATACCCACGCATTAGTAGATTGTAAAAAAAGCATGATTTATATTGACGATGCAGCAGAAATATGCTTGAAAATTTTAGGCCAAACGGGTATCATTAATTTAGGCGGGTCTCCTACTTCTCCTTACGAATTTGTAAAAAAAGATAATAAAGACATAGGGAAGATATATATGGAAGACGTATCAGATGTTGATATGGCTGAAGATAGTACGATGAATATAGACAAGCTAAAAAAGGCATTGACATGAAAAAATTAAATTTAGGATGTGCATGTCGATTTTTAGAAGGATATATCAATATAGATATGGATTCTATTGAGGACATAAAGCACAGATATCCAAACGTAAATATAAATGATAACATAGAATTTATTCAAGCAAATGTATTAGAATTGCCATTCGACGATGAATCAATTGATGAGGTTAGGTGTGACGCATTAGTAGAACATTTTTCATTCAAAGAAGAATCATTGTTTTTTAATGAAGTCAATAGAGTTTTAAAATCAGGGGGTAATTTTAATTTCTCTACTCCCGATTTTGATGAGACAATTAGAAAATGGACACAGGCTAAAGATGATTGGAAAGAATTTTTTAGAAACGATGAAGAGGCTATCAGGAATGAACATTGGTTTGGCAATAATTCCTATTCTACAGAAAATAAGTGGGGCTATTTAACAGCTTGCATCTTTGGCACACAAAATGGAGTGGGACAATTCCACAAGAACGCATATACTGAAGATAAAATTATAGCTATTTGCAAAGCAATGGATTTTACTCCACCAAAAATTACCCGATTTATATGGAAAAAAGATAGAGATATAATGCTTCAAGCAGAGACCTTTAAGAAATGAATTTAGAAGATTGCTTATGTGTTCTTATACCACTTAAAGGTAGGGAAATAGAAACGCACAGAATAATAAAGTACTTTCAAAAGGTAAAGCTACCTTTTAAAATCCTATTTGCTGATGGTGGCGATAGGGACTTATCTTACGATATAGACAGAACTAATCTAGATATAGAATATTTTTACAATGGTCCAGATAGAACCATACATGATTTCATGCGCAAGATGCGTATAGCGTTTGATAAAATTGAACAACCGCTTACAATAATGGTAGATAATGATGATTTTATTTCCGTGTCTGGAATGATAGATGCAATTAAATATCTAGAAAAACATGATGAATTTTCTAGTTATAGAGAGAATGTTTTTTCCTGTAACAGTTTTGTGCCATTGTATGAATCAACATCTATTGATGATGACGATTTATTTTCCAGAATTTTTTCCGCTATGAATAATAGAACTGTATCATGGCATGATGTAACAAGAACCCACTACAATAAAATATTGTTTAGAATATTAGATCAATGCAATGTCAACGATCTACAGATGACTTTTTCTTCTCATATGTTTTGGTCTGAAATTTATGGAAAGTCTTACAAAGGCTTTGATAAAAACTACTACTACCATGTTCTTAGTAATAGCTTAGTGCAAAACAGAGGAATATTCACTAAATACAACCAATGGATGTTTGACAAAAAATTTGAAAACTCTTTTTCTATTATATTAAGCGCTGCATCTCAAGCTATAGCTACGGTTCATGACGCAACCATTCTCGAAATAAAGGATAGACTTGGTGGATTTTATCTAATAGATTTAGCGAAAAGGAACAACATTTCAATTTCAGAACTTAATCTCATGAAATATATTAATCAATCCAATAAATACGATGATATTTGTAAGAGGTTGGTAAAACCAGTTCATGATGCGCCCCTATCTTTTAAAATAACTAATAATTATACTAATGAAATTACGCCACATGAAGAACTTAGCATAGTAAGGGCATTAATATGAAACAAGTTATTAATTGGATGCCAGAATCTGATCCATACACAAAAAAGGGCGAAATTGAAGTTCACTCTATTATACATGATATCATGTCAAAAGATGGTCATCATAAATTTAAAAGTAAACAAAATAGAATAAACATATTAGAACAAGCAGAGAAAGTGATAGATAAACGTATATCTGGTAACGTTTTGGATATAGGATGTGGTAATGGATATGCGTCTATATTCCTAGCTAAAAATAGACCAATAGACGTTGTACACAGCATGGAATGTAACATGCCTGCAATTGACGGTCTAGTAAGAAACCATTTTATTCAAGCGGGGATAGATGATAACAAATACGATCTAGTCTTGGGCAGCTTTAACAATATTAAGATGAAGCAATTTTATAATTATGTAGTATCTTTAGGCGCTTTGCATCATTCATCAAACTTACTTAAAACTGTATCTGAAATTTACTCGTCATTGCAATGTGGTGGATACTTGATAGCCCACGAACCATACATGAGTAGTTTTACTCCAAATAAAAAGTATTTACAAAAAGATAGCACTTCAAAAAAAGTACAAGGATTAGTGGATTGGAAAGAGTCTAACAGAGATGACCACTTCTTTAGAGAATGCGAATGGCTTACAGCGTTTCATCACGCAGGATTTAATATTGTTTGTTTTGAGCGCGAGAGTAAAGATGATGATATACTAAATGCAATCATAGTATTACAAAAACCACACAAAGAGCTAGAATACATCCCACATAAATGGTAAGGAGACAATAATGAAAGGCATAATATTAGCTGGTGGAACAGGTAGCCGTTTGTACCCACTAACAAAAGTGACTAATAAACACCTTTTGCCCATAGGATCATTCCCTATGATTCATTATCCCATAATTAGCATGACAAATGCAGGAATTAAAGATATTATGATTATCAGTGGAACTGGTCATGTTGGCAATATGATTAATTTTTTAGGAAGTGGAAGTGGATACGACTGTGATTTTACTTTTAAGGTGCAAGATAGACCAGATGGAATAGCTGGTGCATTAAAGCTTTGCAAAAATTTTGTTGGGAACGATAGTTGTCTTGTCATACTTGGTGACAATATTTTTGAAAGAGATCTATCTAAGGATGTAAAAGAGTTTAAATCTGACATGAAATTATTTTTCAAACAAGTACCAGATCCAGAAAGATTTGGCGTAGCAGTTTTGAACAAAGAAGACAAATTAGTTAAGATTGAAGAAAAGCCTAAAAAACCAAAAAGTAATCTTGCATGTATGGGCGTATACATGTATAATAGTATGGTGTTTGATTGTCTAAATAAAATTAAAAAATCACCTAGAGGTGAATATGAAATTACAACAGTTAATAATTGTATGTTGAGAAAATACGAATCAGAATTTAGTATTATAGATGGTTTTTGCGTGGATGCAGGAACTATGGAGTCTTATCACGGAACAAGCAGGTTAATGTATGAGCAAGAATAATGTACTGATAACGGGCTGTGCTGGTTTTATAGGTAGTCACTATCTAGACCTACTATTACAGAACGGTCACAAAGTTATAGGCGTGGACAGCATGACCTATGCCAGTAAACTTTCTAACTTTGAACATCACATGACTGATAAAAACTTTGAATTTCACAAAGCAGATATTTGTAGAACAATGTTCATGATTGCTTTATGTGAAATACATGAGATTGATTATATAATAAATTTTGCCGCTGAAACACATGTGGATAATTCCATATTAGGTGGTGATTGTTTTATTAACTCCAATGTCTCAGGCGTTAAATCCTTGATGGAAGTTTGCAAACGATTAGAGATTCCCATATGTCACATATCTACAGATGAAGTATACGGACCAATAAAACAAGGATCGTTTAGTGAATATGCTAATTTATCTCCAAAAAATTATTATTCAGCTACCAAAGCTGCTGCTGAACATATAGTGTCTGCTTATGCAAACACATTTAAAGTGCCTTACACTATGGTAAGAATGAGCAATAATTACGGCCCAAGACAACATGACGAAAAGTTTTTGCCAACAATACTAAGATCTATAAAGCAAGGCACTAAGATACCATTATATGGAGATGGAAAACAAGTAAGAGATTGGATTTTCGTAAAAGATTCTGTGAATATAATATACAAAATATTAGAAGAGTATGACAGATTTGAAGAAATACCATTTAGTAATCAGGTTTATAATGTAAGTTTACGTGATGAAAAACAAAACAAAGATGTCATACAAAGTGTTCTTTCACTTATGAATCTAGAGTGGGACGATCATGTGCGATACGTGGAAGATAGACTTGGACATGATGTGCGATACAGTATTCACAATGAGAAGATAGGTGATATAATTGAAAGCATTGATACTACTAGTTTTGAAAATGGACTAAGAAGGACAATCCAATACTATGAATAAATTAGCAGTTATTCCCGCTAGAGCAGGATCTACTAGACTTAAAAATAAGAATACTTACCCACTGTTGGGCGAACCTCTGATAAGGTGGGTGACAAAATCAGTAATTTGTTCTAAACGTTTTGATAAAGTCTTAATATCTACAGATAGTGATGAAATATTCAATTGTGTAGAAGATTTAGAAGTAGAAAGACATGAAAGACCTGAAGAACATGCAACAACAAAATCAACAGTCTTAGACGCGATGATAGATTTAATGGAAAACTACGAAACGCATGATGTATTTTCTTACTTTTTACCAACGTGTCCATTTATCACTTCTGAACAGGTGGCTTCTGGCGTTGACATGTTAGAAAAATATAGGTGCGATTCAGTTATTAGTATGACAGAAATGCAAGACACTGTACAATTAGCCTGCCTAATGAGTCAAGATAGGGTGCTTCCAGTTTTTGACAATCTTGAAGCTGGTCTTACTAACAGTAAATTTATTAAAAAATACTACAAACCTTCAGGCGCATTTTACATGGGATTCTGGGACTCAATACTAAAATATAGAAACTTTTTTGTAGGAGATACAAGAGGTGTACTTATACCAACAGATAATTCAGTTGATATAAATAATATTGAAGACATACATTACGCTGAAACGATAGGAGCAAAGAATGGTTATTTATGTTGATATAGATAATACGATTTGTAAAACTAATAGTTCTGCTGAGTATGATAAAGCAGTGCCAATTAATTCAAGAATTGAAAAAATCAACAAGCTTTATGACGCTGGACACACTATAATATATTGGACAGCTAGAGGAACTAAAACAGGAAAGAATTGGAAAGACTTAACAGTGAGACAATTTAGAGAATGGGGCGTAAGGTGTCACGAATTACATTTTAAAAAGCCAGTGTACGATCTGTTTATTGATGATAAAAATATAGAGTCTAATACTTATTTTGAAGACGTAGATTGATAGGAGAAAACATTGAACTGGTTTCCATTGAAGAACTTTACGCATTATAGTTTACTAAGAGGATTCTCTAAGCCACACGAACTTGCAAAGATTTGTGCTGACAATGATTATCCAGCATGTGGTATTACAGACTACAAATCTATATCAGGCGCTGTGTCTTTTCACCAAGCTTGTAAAAAAGTTGGAATCAAGCCAATCATAGGATGCTCATTTGATAACACGACTGTATACGCAAAAAACAAAGATGGATGGCACGATCTAATACAAATGGTATCAATGACTGACGAAAATGGCAACATGCCAACAGATATTGCTAAAGATATTATTAGTAGAAATAACCTAGTAGCACTACCAAAATCTAAAGATAAAATAAAACCTTCGTATTATGTAAAAAAAGAACAAGCTGGATTACATAGAGTTTTATTATGTTCTGCCCTAAAAACAACACTGCCCAAAATCCAAACTCAAATACGTAAAAAAGAATTAGACAAAGATATACTAGAGTACTTCAATAAAGATGATAAATGTGTCACTGAAGGTGAGGTGACTAAAGAATTAGAATACATATACAATTCTTGTGAAGAATACGATATACTAAGCCCACCAATGTTGCCTACCTTTGTTTGTCCTAATGGTATGTCACAAGAAGAATATCTAACAAATATGGCTAGAAAGGGATATACTGAATTATTAAAACCAAAGGTTGGTAAAGACAAAGAAAAGCAAAAAGTTTATGGTGACAGATTTCAGAAAGAGTTAGAGGTAATCAGAAATGCAGACCTGTTTGGCTACTTCTTGATTGTTCAAGATATTATCAGACATATAGAAAAAGATATGGGTTGTTTAGCTGGACCGGGGAGAGGATCTGCTGCTGGTTGTCTGATATCATATCTTATTGGAATCACTAAGATTGATCCAGTAGAACATGATTTGCTATTTGAAAGATTTTATAATGCGGGTCGTAATGCTGGTGGTAACGTTTCTTTGCCCGATATTGACATGGACGTTCCGGGCAAGAGAAGAGATGATGTCATAGACTATCTCAAGGAAACATATGGTAAAGAACATGTTAGTCAAATGATTACGTTTGGAAGACTACAGGGACGTAGTGCTATTAAAGAAGTTTTAAGAATTAATGATGCTTGTTCCTTTAGCGAAATGAACACTATAACTAAAAGTGTTCCAAATGAAGCAGAAATATCTGACCAACTGGTAGAAATGGACGATGAAGATAGATCAATTATTAAATGGTCTCTCATGAATCGTGCAGACGAACTAAGAGATTTTTGTCATATAACAGACGATGGAAAGCTTGAAGGTGACTACGCAGAGTATTTCCAGCAAGCAATAGAAATAGAGGGAACTTTTAAAACGCAGGGTAAACATGCTGCTGGTGTTGTCATATCAAAAGACAAGCTGAAGAATGTTTGCCCAATGGTAGAACAGAAAGGATCTATTGAAAAGATAGCAGGTTTAGAAATGTCTGATCTAGAAGCGCTAGGTCATGTAAAATTTGACGTTCTAGGAATCAATCTTCTAGATAAACTCATGAAAATTAAGGAATTAACTAATGGCTAATAGAGACTTTATTGTATTTGACTTTGAAACAGGAAGTCGTAATCCTCATAAAACACAACCCACGCAAATTGCTGCTTTGGCTTTAGATGGTCGTAATCTTGCTATGAAAGGTACATTCAACAGTGAAATTAGACCTATCTTAAACGACGAAGCCGCTATTGCTGCTGGGTTAGATCCAATTGAAGACGGAGCATTAAAAGTTACAGGAAAAAATAGAAAAGATCTAGCGAAGGCTCCAACTCTAAAATCAGTTTGGAAAAAGTTTTGCACATTTGTAGATAAGTATAATTGGAAAAAAGATCCATTTTATAATCCTATACCTGTTGGATATAATATTATAGGATTTGACATGGTTATAATCAACAGGTTATGTAAAGAGTATGGACCATTTGACGATGCTAGACAACAGCAAAAAATATTTAGCAGAGTTCACAAATGTGACGTTATGGATAACATGCATATGTGGACAGAGGGTGATCCTAGCATCAGATCTATCAGCATGGATACGTTGCGTGAACGCATGGGACTGTCGAAAGAAAATGCACATGATGCGTTGCAAGATGTTAAGGATACGACTAATATATTTATAAAGCTACTAAAGACTCATCGCGCAGTTTACCAAGAAATACAACTAGACAAGGCTTTTGCTAATGGAAACCTCTACGTTAAGTAAAGTATGCAAGACCTGTGGTATAAAAAAGTCAAACGATGAGTTTGTAAAGGCTGATGGTCAACATCGCTCAACGAGAAACAGATGCAAAGATTGTCATAAAGCACAAGCAAACATACGAAAGAAGTTAAGAAAAGAAAACCCACCGCCAAAAAGTGGGAAATGTCCAATATGTCAAAAGCATACAGAGGATTGGGTTTTAGATCATTGCCATGTTAATGAAAGTTTTAGAGGATATATCTGTAGATACTGTAACTCTGGGATAGGATTGTTAGGCGACGATGTAGACGGTGTGGTCAACGCATTGAATTATTTAATTGAAAGAAGATAATGAAATACAACGACGAAAAAACTTGGCAGTTGTTTGAGGAAGGCAAAACAAAAGGTGTCTTCCAGTTAGAGAGTAATCTTGGTAAGTCTTGGTCTAAGAAATTAGCACCAAGTAATATAGAAGAATTGTCAGCACTTATTGCGATTATTCGTCCGGGCTGTTTAAAAGCATATGTTGATGGAAAATCTATGAGCCAACATTTTATTGATCGTAAGCATGGTCGTGAAGAAGTCACGTACCTACATGAATCTCTAGAAGAAATTTTAGCACCAACGTATGGCGTTCTTGTGTATCAAGAGCAGTCCATGCGTATTGCGCAAAAAATAGCAGGATTTGATCTACAAGAAGCAGATGAGCTTCGTAAAGCCATTGGAAAGAAAAAGGCTGACCTAATGGCTAAAGTTAAAAAGAAATTTATAGCTGGTGCAAAAAAGGTTGGTATAGTCAACAAGGAAGAAGCAGAAGAAATATTTGGATGGATTCAAGCATCTTCTAGGTACGCATTTAACAAATCACATAGTATATCATATGCTGTTTGTTCATATTGGAGCGCGTATGAGAAAGCTCATCATCCAGAAGAATTTTTCTTATCATATTTGTACTATGCAAATGAAAAACAAGACCCACATCAAGAAGTATATGAATTATTTTCTGAGGCAAAGTTATTCGATATTCAAGCAAGAACACCAAGTCTTGCAAATTTTGATACAAAGTTTAATGCTAAAAAGGGTAAAATATATTTTGGTATAAAGGATATTAAATCACTTACAGGTAAAACTGGAGACAGAGTTGTTGACTCAGTAAAAGAAGTAGAAGAAGAACTAGGAAAACCAATGACTAAGTTCACATGGGTTGAAATACTCTTGTTCTTTGCTCCCAAAATTACTTCAACAGCTTTTAAAGCGCTTGCTTCTATAGGATTTTTTAGGGACTTTAAGGATAAAATATCTAGAAATAAAGCTCTATACGACTATGATATATACAGATTACTAACCAAGGCAGAGCAAAAATGGATACAAACAAATTACCAAACAAAGAAATGGAAAACTTTTATAGCCTGCTTAGAGGATTTAGCACCAACAAAAAAGAATGGTGGTGGAACCCACAAAATCGAAAGATCGCAAGCTGTTGAGAATGAGATACAGTTATTACTAGACCCTCCATACGCCTTAGATGACGACCCAAACTGGATTATAGATCAAGAAACTAGATTTCTAGGATGCCCAGTATCAATGACTAAGGTAGAGGTTGCAGATACTTCAGCAGCTAATACCACTTGCAAAGATATCATAAATGGTAAGAAAGGCAAAGATATATGTGTAGTGGGCAACATTCAAAGAATGGCAGACTATACTATCAGCAAGGGTGACTCAAAGGGGAAGCTCATGTCATTTCTAACCATAGAGGATGACACATGCATTTTAGATAGTGTTGTAGTATTTCCAAAAATTAGACAGAAATATAAATATATATTATACGAAGGTAATAATCTGATATTTTGCGGCTCTGTTGCCAAACACGAAACATCTCTAATAGTCGATAAAATTTATGAAATTTAATTGGTTTTTTTAACTGTACAAGCTAATATACTAAGATAGGAGAGAATATGAACAATTGTTGTTTTACTGGATACCTTGTAGAAAACCCTAGAACGTCAGTGGTCGGAGATGTCGTACTAGCTGAGTTTACTGTGGTCGTATATAATTATAGAAGAACAAAAAGCACTGGAGAAAAGAGTAGGATACCCACTTACTTAAATTGCGAAGCTTGGCACACAGGCGCTGAAACTATCGAAAGATTTGCAACAGAAGGAACAAAAATTACAATAAACGCTTCAGCAAAAAATAGATCTAAAGATGATGAGTCTGTTGTTTTCAGAATAAACGAATTTGACATATGCAGTCAAGACTATAACGAAGAATAGGACAAGATGAGAAAGAAAAGAATATTATTCTGCACAGAGGCGACATTTCTAAACACTGGCTATGCCACCTACACTAGAGAAATGCTTAAGTACTTACACAGTACAGATAAATATGAGTTGGCAGAATTAGCAGCTTACGGAGAACCAAATGATCAAAGAGCAAAGGGCATACCTTGGAAATTTTATGGAATTATGCCAACAAATAATGCAGAGACAAATGAATACAATGCTAAACCCACTAACCAGTTTGGTGAATTTAGATTTGAAGAAATATGTTTAGATTTTAAACCAGATATTGTCTGTGACATCAGGGACTTTTGGATGCTTGACTTTGCAGAAAGGTCTCCATACCGCAAGTTTTTTAAATGGTGTATCATGCCAACAGTTGATGCAAGACCACAGGCTAGACAGTGGATTGCAACATACTCTTCAGCAGACGCTTGTTTAACATATTCCGATTGGGCTGGGGATGTACTTAAACAACAAGCTGGAGATCATATCAATTATTTAGGTTCAGCCCCACCTTCTGCACATCCAGCATATGAACCTAAAGACAAAATTGCACTACGGAAAGCTTTTGGTATAAATGAAAATGCTAAAATCATTGGCACAGTTATGCGCAATCAACGTAGAAAATTATACCCAGATTTATTTAAAGCATTTAGATTACTATTAGACAGTGTAGATAATCCAGAAGAATATTTCTTATATTGTCATACAAGCTATCCAGATCTTGGGTGGGAACTACCAGAATTGATACAAGAAAACAACATCGCCTCTCACGTTTTATTTACATATGTTTGTAGAGAAACGCAACAGCCTTTTGCATCTTTGTTTAGAGGTGCTTCTGCTCAATCTCCCTATACTGGTAAATGGGGATCAACACTATCTAATGTGAGACAAGGCTTAAGTTATGAACATTTAGCAAGTGTAATTAATTTATTTGATTTATATGTTCAGTATGCAAATTGTGAAGGTTTTGGATTACCGCAAGTAGAAGCAGCAGCATGTGCAGTGCCAGTAATGGGTACTGATTACTCTGCTATGGAAAGTGTTCTCAGGCAACTGGATGGTACGCCCATTAAACCCAAAGCGCTCTATAAAGAGCTAGAAACTGGTTGTCTGAGAGCCGTTCCAGATAATGAACTGGCAGCAAAATTGTTTAAAGAATTTTTTGAATTACCAAAAACTGTTAGATCTAAAAAAGGTTTTGATACTAGACAGAAATTTTTAGATCTTTTTCAATGGGATAAATCTGGCAAAGTGTGGGAAAGCTATTTTGATAGTGTAGAAATTAGACCTGATACTGAGACTTGGCTATCGCCAGTTGACATACAAAATCCAGAACCAAAACCAACTATATCACCAGAAACTAAGCACAATGATTTAGCACAATGGCTAATTGTAAATGTTCTAAAAGAACCAGATAAAATTGGAAAGTATTTAGAATCTAGATTAACAAGAGATTTAATGTATGAATGTATGTCTGCATCAACAGCTGGTATGTACTTTAATGAATTTTCTGCTGCTTTTGACGGAAAGAATCAAAGACATCCATTTAATTTTGACATTGCTTATAATGAGATGGCTAACATACGTTTAAGAAAAAACAAATGGGAACAAAAAAGAGCGGAGGTATTTGGGATAGAATGAAAGTTTTATACATAGGACATTTTAGAGAGGCTGGTGGTTGGTCTAATGCTGCTATAGATTTTGCATTAGCGTTAGATAAAGTTGGTGTTGACGTTGTTTGTAGAGATATAAAATTAACTGACAAACAATCTGAACTACCAGATAGAATAAAAGAATTAGAACAAAAAACATTAGACAATGTAGATTATTGTATTCAAAATGTTTTACCACACCATCTTGTAGCAACGGACAAATTTAAAAAGAATATTGCGTATTTTTTTAGTGAGACAGCATCCATAACTAGCTCTTGGATAGACAATCTAAATTTGATGGACGCAGTGTGGGTTCCTAATGAAACTAATCGTGATGCATTACTTGACAGTAAAATTGAAACTAATGTAGATGTCATACCTGTGCCATGTGATCTATCTAAATTTGCAAAACAATATGATAAATTAGACATGTTAGAGGTAAATGATCAATTTAAATTTTATACAATGTGTGATTTAAATAGTCGCAAAAATATAGAATCTATCATAAAGTGTTTTCACAGTGAGTTTTGCAATGGAGAACAAGTAGCATTAGTTTTAAAGATTAATAAATATGGATTGTCTCCAGATCAAGTAGGATTAGAATTTGAAAATATATCAAAAAATATAAAGGAACGAATGAGAATCGGCCCTGTTTCAAGTCTTGCAAAAGAAGTTATCATACCTACTTATCTATCAAATGATCAAATGGCGCAGTTGCATAAAACTTGCGATTGCTACATCAATCTTTCTCATGGAGAAGCTTGGTCTATACCAGCTTTTGACGCGATGGCCTTTGGTAATACACCTATATGTGGCAAAGAAGGTGGACCAAGACAATTTATAAATAAGGGCGATAAAAATACAGGATGTCTCGTAAATGGTGTGTACGATGTATGTTTCCATATGGACCCAGCTTTTGATTTTCTCTTTACAGGTAGAGAAGAATGGTTTCACCCAAGTGAATCAGAAGCAAAAAAAGCAATGAGATACTACTACGAAAACAGAGACAAAATTGACAAATCAACTGGCTTGAAACAAGCAGAAAAATTTAATTATGAAGTTATTGGAAATAAGATAAAAGAGGTATTACAGTTTTGAGTAATCACAAAATTAAAAAAATAATACAAGCATGTAATTCTCCTAAAAAGGAAAAGTATAACATTCTTACATTTCCTACGCATGAAAGATATGAAACTCAACTGTGTAAAACAGGTCATAACTTTTATTCGTTTAGCATGGATGGTCAAAAAGAGTGGAACGCCGAACAAACTAAACCTCCAGCAAACTACTACATACTGCCTAAAAATGAATTACCAGCATTCACAGAAATAGATATGGTATTAGTGCAGAGCAAGTTCTGGCAGTTTCAAATTGCTGCTCAAATATTAGAAACTTTGCCGGTTCCAATGATTGTTCTTGAACATACTTTACCAACACCACGAACCCATAATCCTGAACAAATTGATCAAATGAGACAAATGACAGGTCACGTAAATATATTCATATCTAAATTCTCTCAACAACAGTGGAATATAAATTCTATCAACAATTATGTTCTTCATCATGGTATTGACTCAGAAACTTTTAAACCTTTAGATATACCAAAAGAGAATCACATCCTTACAGTTGCTAACGATTTTAAGAACAGAGATTTTTGTTTAAATTACGCAGGTTGGGAAAGAATTACTAATGGTATGAACGTAAGATTAGTGGGATCAAAGAATGGTGAGGGATCAATAGTGTGCGACAGCGCAGAAGATATGGTTAAAGAATACAATAAATGCAAAATATACTTAAATACAACTACGCTTAGTCCAATACCAATGTCTTTGTTGGAAGCAATGGCTTGCGGTTGCGCCGTAGTGTCAACAGCAACATGTATGATTCCAGAGATTATTAAGAATGGTGAAAATGGATTCATATCGAATGACGAGTCAGAAATAAAAAACATGATAGATACTCTACAAAATAATGATGAACTAAGAAAAACTATGGGAGAAAATGCTAGAAGCACCATCACAAAGCACTTTTCTGAAACAGCATTTATAAATAATTGGAATGAAGTATTCAAACAAGTTTATGAGGTTAGTCAAATATGAAAATACAAATTACGGAAGGTCAGGGCAAGAATGTAGAAGGTTATAATAATATACATATAACACATTCTGCTGGATCATTACCACAAATAGTTGATCATTCTTGTGAGGAAGTAGTTTTAAATAACTCTCTAAGCAAACTTGCTAGACAAGAAAGTCTAGAGGTGCTACAGCTAGCCTGTAGCAGATTAAGACTAGGTGGTAAAATAGCCATATACGATGTAGATGTTAAGTCTCTTTGCAGAAAGTACGTTAACAAAGAAATTGATCAAACTGAAATGAGTAAAGAATTGCTTGATCTAACAAACTGTATAGAAATCAATGAAGTAAGAAATATACTAAAGCAACACGGAATTGTTCTAGAATCTTGTGGTATCAAAGGTTATCAATACGAAATCATAGGTCATAGAAAAAATACTTGATATGAATAAACAAAAGTGTATTACCTCTACACGACACACTGATGAGTCCATATCCAAAGAAATGGTGTCCATCATTTTCCTGTGTGATACTCCGGGTTATAGAATGAAGTCCTATGGCCCTATGCCTTTGATACCAATGCAAAAAAATAAATTAATAGATTTACAAGTTAGCAATATTAAGAAGGCATTTCAAAACTTCGAGATAATTCTGTGTGTAGGATATGATGCAGATAAAGTTTGTAAATATGTCAGGGGTAGATTTAAGAATGCGAATCTAAGAATTGTAGAAAATCAAAACTATCATAAATCAAATTCTTGCGAAGGAGTAAGACTTTGTTTAAATAATATAGTTAATGACAAAATTATAATAGTTGATGGTAGCTTGCTAGTGCATCCAGACACATTGAGATCAATACACAGTAAAAAATCTTGCATCATGACTGAACAAAAGTTTTATGAAAATTTAGAGATAGGCGTGAATGTGGGTGAAGAAGGCATTATAGAGCATTTTGGATTTGGTGCGCATCGCCCTTGGTCTGAAATAGTATATTTAAATAATAACGACATAATTGAAAATCTTAGAAGAATTATATCTGGTATAAATTACAAACAAAAATTTTTATTTGAAGGATTAAATGAACTAATAAAAACTAAAAAACATATGATACAAGTGATTGAAAACACACACCCCATCAAAAAAATAAACAATATAAAAACATACCATAAGCTAAGGGAAATAATATGAGAATTATCATAGATAATTATAGCGATGCGTATACTACCCAACCAATGCAATTTCATAGACAGTTTTTAGAACAAGGGATTGAAAGTAGTATGCTTGACATGTCTAGTGTTAGTGTTTATGACGCTATGGATACTTTGAAGCCAGATATATTAATTACGTCTGGAACGAAACTAACTAACTCTATAGTTCAATATCTTAGCGAAGATAAGGGTAAAAAATTAGTATTAAACATAGACAATCTACAGAAAGACCAAGTTCAGCAAATTGCCGATCTTTTAAAACAAAACAGCATATCAACAATATGTTTTATAACTTCAGACTACTCACTTCCACAAAAGATAGATAAAATAAATGTGGTAAAACTGTTGCCATCTGTGGACACATACATGATTCAAGGATTAGACTTTGATTACAATATAGAGATTGGATTAGTCATAGACAATTTGATAGATGATATTGGCTATCCCAATACTTTTCATGTTATATCTGCAAATCCAGACCTAGTTAACAAAACTGATATTAGCCTGAACTGCTTGGGTTTACGTTCTATATACAGTAAGTATAACAACATTGTCATAAAAGATCTAAAAAATGTAAACCAAATACTATTTGACGCTTTAGCTTTTGGCAATAAGGTATACTACGACAATAAAGAAGACAATGGACTAGGCGAAAAACTAAAATCTATTTTTAAGATTGACTTAGAACTAAATTACAACAATGAAAACAAAACGCAAGATTTTAGTGAAATTAAAAAGATTATCATGGAAAAGCATACTGATAGTAGAAGAACTAAAAGTCTTCTGTCACAGATAACAGGAAACTTTAAAGAGGCAAATAATGATTAATTTAGGAATATATATTAAAGACTTGTCTAACACACCTTTGCTACAGGCTGTACAGTCAGAAATAGCAAAAGCTAAGAGTGACGGTGACGTATCCGATGTAAGTATCTTTTTTGATGACATAGGACCAATTAACTTTAAAATAGACGCAGGTATTTTTAATTCAACAGATTTGTGGCATTTCAACGGACACTTAATAACAACTTGTTTAGAAACATTAATTAAATCTACAAGCATTGTGAATAATATGAATCTGTATTACTGTTTTGATTTACGATCTGCCTATGATACTTTATCTATGATTAGAGCAGTAAATAAACATGATATATCTACAATAGCATTTGATAATGATAGTGCTATGAATTTTTACAGACTAACTGGAAGAAAACCTAAAGCTATATGTGATAAGTTTTCTGGAGTTGTCAAAACAATTATGGGTTAGAATTATGGAAGAAAATAAAATAGTCAAAGAATATAATGCTGGTAAGAGTACATACGAAATAGCTAAAGAATATAATACTTACGCAAATAAAGTAAGGCGTATATTAATAAAGCATGGCGTGGCGATAAAGTCAAAAAGTGATGCTCAAAAGAATGCGCTTAAAAATGGAACTGCAAAAATTCCAACACAGGGTCAAAAGAGGACAAAAGAAGAAAGACTAAAAATCAGCAAAGGATTGCAGGAGAGATGGACGAATATTAGTGATGAAGAATACGAAAAACATGTAGAACAAGCAAAGAAAAGATGGTCTAAGCTTACAGCGTTAGAAAAGAAAAATATGGCTAGTGCAGCATCGTCCGCTATACGCAAAGCAGGTAAAGAAGGGTCTAAATTAGAAAAATTCCTGAAAGAAGAACTGACTAGGAGTGGTCACAAGGTAGAGGCTCATAAGAAAAATTTGATTCCTAATGAAAGACTAGAAATTGATCTATACTTTTCAAAGCTAAAAACGGTAATAGAAATAGATGGACCATCGCACTTCCTACCCGTTTGGGGGGAAGAAAAGCTACAGAAACAGATAAAATCTGATAAAATTAAAACAGGGTTGATTTTAAGCAAAGGCTTTGCTATAATTAGAGTGAAGCACTTATCTGATTCACTATCCCTGTCAAAGCAGGAGGATTTGAAAAACAGGCTATTGTCAATACTTGAAGACATTGAAACAAGATTTCCGATAAAATCTAAGAGGTATATTGAAATTGAAACGTGAAAGGACTAAAATGTTAGAAACAGAAGAAAACCTTTTTGAAGGAGTAGAAGAATTGAGTACACCATCAAACACAGATACGTCTGTAAAAAATGTAGTTTTAGAAGATGCTCCATCTATGCTCTCACCAGAGTGGCATGATTACGCCATGACGCTATTTCAGGAGGATGAGCTAATGAACGGGCATCCTCTCGTAACGGGCCTTAGAAGGGTATCTGAGCTTGTTTTAGGGCCAATGACGTTTAGTGGTCCAACTTGGGTAAAACCTACAGATCGTGACGACCATCATGGAAGGGCCACAGTCATATTTACAATAGAATTTGCCAATGGTTTAAGATGCTCAGAGGTAGCAGATTCTTGGGAAGGCAATACAGACGACATGTTTTGCGCATTCGCTGTAGCTATTGCTAGCACAAGAGCAGAAGCTAGGGCGTTGCGTAAAGTCCTTAAGATCAAGGGCGTTGCAGCAGAAGAACTTACAAAGAAAGATACAGCAAAAATTGTGCGAGATCTATCAAAACAAAACAGCAGTAGTGCTGGAGAATTTGATGATTCTAGCAGAATGAGTGATGCACAATACAATTTTATTGATGTAAAGTGCAAACAGCTGAATGTGGATGGAGGAAAGTTATTCAAGGATGTGTTTAAGGTAGATCAAAATCGCAAGATTTCTAAGAAAGTGGCAAGTGATATTATTGGAGTTCTCAATAATTATCAACAAGATAAAAGTACTATACCCAGCGAATTAGTGGGTTATAACCAAGAGTGGAGAAATTAAATGAAGCTTACATATACAACAGGAAATAAGAGGATCACAGCAGAATTTGAGGCAGATACTCACAGAGAGTTGTTTACTCAAATTTCTAAGTTTCAAGAAGTGTTTGAGGAAACTAAGTGTGGCAAATGTGGTTCTGAAAATCTTAGATTTGTAGTAAGGACTGTAGACGACAATGAATATTACGAACTAAGATGCACTGACTGTGGAGCTAAACTTGCATTTGGCTCAATGAAGAAGGGTGGAGGTCTATTCCCTAAACGTAAGGATGGAGACACTTGGCTACCTGATGGTGGTTGGCAGAAGTGGAATCCAAAGAAAAAGGCTATGGAGTAAAAAGAAGGGGGTAGCGAAAGCTACCCCTTTTTTTATGTCAAATACTCTACTGTAAAATAGAGTCCATATTGAGTCTTACTTCCAACAATATCTGGCTCAGAACTTAGAGCCACATACCAATCATGAAAAGTAGAAGAATGTGTGCTAGATTGATTTGTTGTATATCCAAGACCTGTATCCGTGTCATTTGCACTAGTATTTTTACCGCTAGGTCCGGGTGAATTAGTGAACGTCATATCTGTCATTGCGATACCAGAACCAAAAGTTTGCCAAGTATTTTCTGTTCTCCCTCTAAAATCGAGTTGATTTTTAGTTTGGTCTGTAGCAGGATGTCTAGCTTCGTAAACATATGTGGTTACGCCGTATGCATTATTATCTATATCAGATCTATCAAAAATACGTAATTTACAATTTTGTACTTTATAAGATGTATCTGACTCAAATCTAATATTTAGTGGGCATAGGTAATTAGGTAGATTATTAAGATTAATTGCTGTAGCACCATTTACTGATACTGTCGATCCACCGTCTTGATACGCTGTATTGTTGAGCTGTGCGGCCTCTGTCGTGCCATCAGCGCTAGTAACAAACGTTGTAGTTTGTACATTATCAACAGGAACGGAAGCACCAAAAGAGCTACCATAGAAGCCTATACCGCTACCCGCTGTATGATCAATCAAAGTCTCTGTATCTGTGCCTTTTATATTGGCATAAAATTTAATATCTGGCATGGAAAAACTCCTATAAAATGGTGTCTACGTATTATTATACACGAAAATTAGCTAACAGTAAGGTCTACGTATTGAACTCTATCATAGCCCTGTATGCCATCCTCCTCGAAAGTTGTATGGGTAATGTCATTTCTAAAGAAATAGAAGCAATCATATGCTCCGTCAGAATTTGGTGTAACTTCTACCTGAGTTTGTTTAATTGTTTGTACAGCTTCTGTCCCCGGCCCATTTGCGTTGGTGCTAGGCCCATCTGTTAGCCTGTAAAAGCCATGATATCTGGGTGCGTATAAGATATCGACTTTTTCATAAACAATACCTTGTTTGGCGACTATTGTGGCAGAACTGCCATTCTCGTTGGTAATTGAAAACTCAAATCCCGGTTGAAACTTGGTTCCTCCTCTAAAATCTTCTGGCATAAATCCCTCGCCTCTCATTTCATTTTGTGTTCCATCTGGAGCTGGTTCTAGGGCAAACCTTGGTTTGGTAGCCGCTCCGTTTGCACCCGGAGTTACTGTAACCTTAACGCCATTTGGTCCTTGAAATACTTCATCACCAGCGAAAGATTCGCCAGCAATAGGATCTCCTCTTATTTCTATGCCTTCATCAGAGATAAACGTATTATCAAGAATTTCTAGAGAATCAAGTCCAATTACACGTTTTTTAGAAACAAAACCACCTCTTGTATTAATCCCGTCAGTATCAAGAAACTCACCACCAGTGAGTAACTGACCTCTAGCAACAGTGTCTACATTCCAGTATTCCACTGGACGAACTAATTCAATACCGCTTCCTATCACAGCACCCGCACTAAGATCTCTTCCGCTGCTGTATCCTGTTGGAACTCGAAAATCAGTATTGTAAGCTGCTTCATCTATGAGTACTATTCTTCCTTCTACATCTTCAGCTGTTGTTTGTTGAGCGTAATTTATTGCACCCGCACTTGCTTGACCAGCTTCGACTGAACCATCGTCTGATTGAAATACTTTAAAATATAATTCAGTGGTTGTAGCAACAGTGCCTTTAGTTCCACCTGCAAAATGTAAAACAGCGAAAAAAGGAGCAATAAAAACTGTCTGTTCGCGTGGGTGATAGTCAAAAACCCTAACGTACAAAGCCGTATCACCAAATTGACTTAAATCTGGATCTGAAGTTCCAACACCCCAAGATGAAGATCTTTGACCAAGCCTATTCCCACCGCTTGAAAAGAGACCAACCACTGATCTCATAAATGACTGAACTGCACTTTGAGCAACATTAGTGTCAGCAGCTGAGAATGCACCAAAAAATCCACCAGCAGAAAAATTAATAGTCCCACCACTACTTCTACCCACTGTATTTTTAGCTGTGATGATTCCATAAACTTCAGCCCCATCACCGTCATCACCATATCCAGCTGTTGATGAAAAAGCACCTATGGCATGAGCGGTTTGCTTGATTGCACCCGGATGATGATTATAAAGATCATAAGCAACAGTTGTGTAACCTCCACCTGTCGGCTCTCCGACATATGGATTACCTCTGGTTAGAGCATCCCCTAATCCCATGTTTGCCGGAATTGGAACCACGGGTGGAAAAGGTATGATAATCTCTGTCCTGCCTGCATATTCATTTCTCATCCTACGAAATTGTCTTGGTCCGTAAGTAAGATTAGGTGCGCCTTCATATGGCTTTTGCGAGTCCGGCCCTTCAGTTGATAAGTCATCCATAGCAGCCATCGCACTTGTCAAGGCTGTAAATTGAACTTTAGAAGGGTTCAACGGCGGTAGACTATTTGTCGCTCCGTTTTCAAAATATCTATAATTATAATGCCCACCATTAAGTACATTAGTAAAGTCATTATTATTTACAGCTAGAGCAATATCATAATAACTTTCAACTGGTGATTCAAAAGAATTAACAGCTATTTCAGCAGGAATTTGTCTTCTATCACGTACATCATTTAGATTAGAAGCAGCTACACCCACAGCCGTTTCTACAGCAGCAGTTGCAGATGTAACTTGTTTTATAGCTCCAGCATCATCTGCTACAAAAGTTTTTCTATGACCGTTAGGAAACACCGGCCCCCAAAAGAATGGATATTCACTGTTAAGGTAAAATCCCTCAAATTGACCCGTACTGACCTGTATGTTAGGTGGAGGTAATGACAAATTAATAGCTATATAATCAGCACCCAATTTATATTGATCAAAAATACTACTTTGAATTATTCTACTGTTAATAGTAAAGTTGCTTGCATCAATATATGTTGGAGCCTCTGAAAAATTTGGATTACCTTTCTGATAATATCTACTTCTTACAGTCTCTTCAATGTCTAAAAATCCCAAAGGTCCAAAAGCTCGGTGTTGAGCATTCTCTTCATAGTCATTCATAAAATACGTTGCGGCACTAGCTATGAACTTAGCAAACTGCCAATTGGATCTAATAACATTTTCTTCAGGAACTGGCTCTGGCTTTTCTCCCATATCGCCAACAATCCATTCGCCACCAATCCAATGACAAAAAACTCTTTCCCCAGCGGCATATTCTCTTGGACCTCTATTTATAACTCTAATTTTTTCTGGTGTTACATTTCCATCACAGTCAACCATATTAGGTCCAAACATATGTGGATTTCCTTGCTCAATAGAAAGAGGCATGGCTAAAGCACTAGTATATCCTGATTCATTTTTAGAATTACTCGTATCATAATAACTACTAGAACTAATCGAATCAGCTTGATCACTAGTCAGCTCATTAGCATTAATGTCAGCAGAGTCTAGAGCTTCTAATAACTTAGCTATCAGGCTGGATGGATACTCCCAAGTACCAGTGGTTTGATCATAGTAAAATCTAGTTGGAGCAACAACAGCATCGCCGGGACGAACATCATCGCTAGGCTTACTTTGTTTGTAGTTTCCCATGCCAGCATTTCTAGTAGCCGACAAGGAATAAGGAGTGCCAGCTGGAGTTTTTGGAACATCAGCAAAAACAGGTACACCTTGGTTTGCAATTACTCTCTCTCTTTTTAATTGTCCAGCATCTCCAATTCTTACTGTAAATGTGCCAGTGGTTGCACTTTCCTCTAAAGAATTTTGTATCTGTCTTATCTTTCTTAGTTGCGCTGGTGGCTGATCTGTGTCTGTGTCATCAATATTATCTTCATACCATAGAAGAATATTTTCTAATTCACTAATACTTATACTGGCATCTTCATATTTTTTAGTTGAATTATTAAATCTTTGATATTCAAAATTACCAACTCCACCGACTGCACTCATAATACCTTCTAAAGTAAAATCTGATATAGCTTCATAGCCATTATCTGTTAAGCCAGTATTTATGTTTTGTTGATGAAATGTATTTCCTTGTATCGTGTCTAAATCAAACAAAGTAAATGATGCAAGACCACCCCAAGTAAGTGCTTCATTATCAGTCGTAAAAACGTGTTGTGCTTTTTTGTTAGCTTGAAATTGTCCTCTAAACAGCGCCATCATTTCCTCCTTTATTTTGAGATTGTCCCCAAGTTGCAATTTTTGAACTTGGTATACCATCTTCTTTAAAATATAAATCCCTAGATGCTCTTTGACTTGGCATCTCTTGTGATGTCATATTGGGATGTCCCGGTTCTAAAGATGTGGGAACTCTACCTTGCCCCACTGTGTTTGAAGCAGTATTGTATCCTGCCTGATTCATAAGCCCAAAATTTCCTTGAAATTCCTGAGCTGCGTCATTTAGCTGCTCATCTGAAAGTATTGATCCTTTAACTTCAACATTCGTTGAATTAACAATATTACTACTATTTCCAAAATTATCTGGACCGGCCTGAAAACCTCCCGGCCTGTAGTTCTCTAATTGTGGCATGATAGTAATTATTTCATGTCTTGGTGCATTTCTAGAAGATTGGTCTCCCCCACCAGCAGAATTAATTGACCTTAAAGCACCTCCTAGAGAATTATAAAGAGCGGTTATGTTTACGTTGCCAGACTGTCCTTTACCAAAGCCTTTTCTCAGCTGTGCATTTCTCTCGTCTTGAATTCTTTGCTGCTGCCTTGTTATTCTTGCAATATTTCCTTCTCTTTGTTTTTGTAATTTTCCAAACTTCATTGTGTATAAAGAAAGTTGATATTCTGTATTAATTCCATTTGCTCCAACATTAACAGTAATATTAGATACCAAAGGACCATTTGCAGAAATAGCTCTACCTAGAAAAACACCACCGAAAGGAACACCAGCAACCTGAAATGCACCGCGACCAGATGTTAATAAAGCTCCAGTTGTTAATCCAGCTTTAATGTTTCCAGCTGCATTCATGCCAGCGTATCCATTAAAGTTCCAAGGCGCTAAATTTTCGTCCTGACTAAATTCTATTTTTCCTCCACCATTTTGAGTTGCCCAAGGTCCATAAGTCCTGTCTCTGGATAAGAATGGGATAGCCACAACGTCTGGATAAACCGGAGAACCGGGAACGAATTGCTTACTTACTTCAGTGAAACCTTGATTTTCTCTTACCTTATTTATAGCTTGAATAAGACCTTCGCCCAAAGGTGGAGTTGCGTATTCTCTTGTTAAATTAGTTGGTGTGCCTCTAAGGGCTGGTCTATTAAAACCACATAAACCTCTCACAACATCTGCTCCAAGAAAATGCTTTATAAGTAAAGTATTACCAGCTTGCAGTGGGCCATCTCTAAGTCTAGAATCTATAGATGGTTCTGCCCTATTAGGCAAAGTTATCAAACAGTAAATATGATTTGTATCTGGGAAAAATACAGTAATACCATTTTCAGTAGTAGCGTCATAGTGAACGACATCACATGCAGCACCAGCTCTCTGCAATGGGATTGGCTGTGCATATGAATATCCAATTGCATTCTCATATTCACAAGTATCAGGATTAAATATTTTCTTTTCAGGAGATATGGTCCAATTAAAATTAACATGTTGCCCATAAACTTTAAGTTTTTGCTGTGAAGTTTGGGGAGCCATATAAAATTCTTCATCCACAGTGGCTTTTACAAAAGCTACTTGTGCTGCTAAATTACTACCCGGAGCTAGAGCCTCTTGCCCATCACTTAAATTATCCAAACTATAGCTAAGATCAGGAACTGAAAAGCCAGCCTGATTAACTTGAAGACTAATTGTATCTGGACTAAATGATTTAAATAACAAATGTTGAGAATGATCAAATCTAACGTATGCAGATGTTCTGTTGTTTCCAAGATCAAATAATGTAAAATCTGCTGGAGCCAAACCTTGGAAGATATGCAAAGCTTGATCTCCATCTCCACCATTATTGTTTAATAAGTCAGACTCATAATAACCACCTTGAGTCGATGGAGTATAGTTAAATTCAAACTGCTTAGTAAGTGGGTTAAAATTATGTTCCAATGCTCCTACATAATCACCCGCATCTCCTAAAATTGCATCTTGCACATCAGGTCTTTGATATCCACCTGTAGTAATGTTTCTAGGTGGAAAACCAAAAGGTCCATTTGCAATATTTCCTCTATTATCTCTCGTTATAGTTTTATCATAGTATAGATTAACTTTTTGAGGAACTTTAACCAAAAACTTTTTACCTAAACACTCTTCAGCTACGCCTTTAACAAAATCAAAAACTTTTTTAGCATTTTCAAATCCTTGTTTTTCTAATGTTTGTGACACGCGAATGACATTTGCTAGTCTTCCTCTCTTATTTTGATTTACACGTTTCAATCCTTTTATCAAACGTTCCTTTTCTATAGTTGACAAGTCAGTTCCGAGTTGGTCTTCTAAAGTGCCATCTTTAATATCTTCAATAATCATTCCCATAGTTTCTGCTTCTTGTTCAACAGCTTGAACAGCAGCATTACCAATAGATAGTGCAGAAGATGATGGCAAACCTATTGCCGTAGCTCTACCATAATATAGAGGATATCCATAATTAGGATTACAACCTACATTGCTTCCGTCGTTGGGCCAAACAGATCTGGGAACAGTAACTGCATAATTATTAGAAATTCTAGGATGATGTTGAACTGCTAGGCCAATTGGAGGTGTTGCCTGAAGCGCTGCTCCTTCTTCTACATCATTTGCTTCAGTACTTTCCATATAAACATTATCATAATCAATTAAAAATTCTGACCACCTTTTAAAACCAGCTAAAGCAGATCTAAGCTCTAACTCAGTTGTCACATAGAAATTTCCAACGCCTATAGCATTTAAAGAAGTGGCATCTAACATAATCTGTTGATATGCTCCAATACCCTTCGGTAAAGCAACAATTTTTGAATTTTTAGAATCAGCACCTACTTTTCTAGGAAGTGTTCCAAAGTAAGGTAGGATCTGATACGATAGCGATTCTTCTAAAGTGTACCTTTTTGCCCAAGCTGGATTTCTATCAGAATAACCATGAAAATAATACATCTCTACTTCATTAGCGCCAACGACAAATTTATCGGTAGTAACAGTAGTTAATTCTTTTCCAAGACTTTTTGACGTTATATTGGTTCCTGTTGGAAGTGCATCTAGGTAATCTTGAAGTGCGTTAGCGCTTTGAGCTTGTGATCTATCTATTCCATCAACCCTTATTATGCCATGTAAAGCACCATCGCCAGTTTGATTAGCGAATCTTTGTTCTAAAAAGTTAGATGCAGGGTGATTAGTTATGGGCAACAGGGTAACAAACAGTTCTGTATTTGAAACCTCACAAACTTCTAAACATAAATCAAGCAAAGTCATTTGATCATAATCAATAAAATATAAATCATCTAATGCTGGCAGTCCAGAAAGGTCTACCATGTAATTATAGCCTCTAAACTTTATAAATCCCCCAAAACCAGCTTCATCATAAAGTGCAGGAATATCTCCAAAAAAACCTGTAAGAGCATTGATTGCCTGAACAACTCTGAAGAATGGTATACCTTGTGGGCATCTCCTAGAAAAACCAGTGCCTGTTATTGGAAAACCTTTAACTCCACCTCCAAATTCTAGAGATTGTTGGACATTAAGAGCTAGTTCTCCGAACATATCACTTCCACCCGGAAAAAGACTCTTTGTGAAAAGACCAAATGGTAGAAAATCGTCAGGCGTATTAAACTCTAAAAATCCGTATATATTAAGTAAATTATCGTTATTAAATGTAGAGCCAGCATAACTATTTAAAATAAGAGAAACATTCGATAAAACTTCTCTGGGGTCTGTTAACTGACAAGAAATACTTGGATTACCACCAATGTCTCTCGACTCGTTAATAGCCTGTAGAATACCGCCAAAACAAAAATGATTGTTACCACCAGCAACTTCATTTCCATAGATATTATTAAATACATTTATGTATGAAGTTGGTATATCGCTTTGCTTGTCACCAAATAAGAAGAAAAGAGGAGCGCCCGGACTTGGTGGATCAAAATTATCACCTACTAACACTTCGCCAGTAACTGGATCTTCATGTTCAAAATATTCATCAGGAGTTAAGTTTACACTAAGAGTAGATGGACTATCACCAAAGCCTGCTGTGCAAGTAAAATCCTTAATCGTTGTGTTTAAAAAAGTTTGTTGTTCATAAGCTGGCACGAGCGTGGTAGATGGTTGAAAATACTTTTTAAGTTTTTCACCATTTCCAGTGTTACCATCACTTCCTCTAAATAAACTAGACATTTTTATCGCTCCTTAATTTATATCCTACAGTTCCTTCGTTTGTAGGAAAAATACCAAGTACAGCATTTGACGTTGCTGAAGCTGGCCCACGATTGGTTGATATTGCGCTAACTTCAGTAACTACACCACCAATTACTTCGTGAGCAGCAAGTAATCCGTAATACGAGCTGTTTGCTTCACCAGAACTAACTATACCATCATCAAAAATATTAGTGCCTTTAAAACCACCGTTTAAACCTCTGTTGTATCTGCTATTTACACTGTGTGCAGGATCATCAAAATAATTACCTTTTGATGGATAAGCTAAAAGACCGCTTGGGCTAGGTAATGACATAATTATACACCTTAATCAGATAATTCATAAGTCCAACTACAGTTCAAGCTATAAGCGCCTGTTTTTGGATTCCAAGTTTCTTGAGGAGCATTCACAAAGTATTTCCTTACATTACTTTCTTGTGATGGAGATAAATCATTTACTATTCTTGATATTTCAGTAGCAAAAGGCGCAACTAAACTGGGCTTGGTTAGAAGTAAGTCAGATCTACTATCACCATAACCAAGTCTGCTAGGATCAACTACGAACTCGATACTTAAACTTCTAGTAAATTCAGTTCTAGTTCCCATGCCCTGAAGTATAGGTCCAGTACCTCTACCTATAATTGGTATCACACTAAATACATCTCCGGGGTACGTATCATTGATAGTAATATTTTCAGTTAATACTCCATCAAAAATATTAACTGGTCTATTGTCAAAACTTATGTTATAACTAACAGTACCCTCATCAGGATTAAATGCTGCACTAACTGATTTTGGTTGACTATTCATGCTGTGTTCTGTAGCACCGTTCGCCCTTGTGTACAAATGAGAAGCAGTGCCAAAATCGCCATTATTAGACAAACTTAGCCATTCAGTTCTAGCATTATCATCTGCATTACTACCTGTGCCATCAGTTGTTGTGTCAAATCCACGTATGTTTCCATCTATAGAAACTTCAGTAAATCCTCCTGTACTAGAAGATGTATTTACAGTAAAGGACTCATGATGCTTGTTGCCAGAAGGTCCAATAAGCCAAGTATCTGAAATAGTATAACTACCAGCAGCTACATCAATACTTTGTGACCTTCTATGTTTATAAGAAGCATAGCCTTCTAGTTCTAGTAGACCAGCTTCTAAACCACCGTCTGGATAAGCAGCAGCAGAAGTAGCATCATAACCCGCATTGGTAAGATATGTTTTAGCGTTGTACCATGCCGCACATGAACCAGCAGGATCACCAGTAGTAGAATCATCTACATCAGCATTTTCTCTGCCAACCGCAGTAACGTTTCTCGTCACTGTGTAATACTTTATATTTTCCCCATAAGTATTATCTTGTTCTACACTGTAATCTTCGCCAAAAGATTCTATTTTACCTGCACCACCATCACCACAAGCTTCAGCGGTAGCGTCTCTACTATAAGCTATTAGATTTACTGTGTAGGGTGCGTGGTTAATGTATACACCCTCTCCAAAACTTATATCCAAAAGTCTACATTGAAATTCTTGATTTCCAACTTCTAGCTTTACCCACTCTTTATCAACAAAGTGACTTTCAATACCCTGCTGCGAACTAAGTATAACATTTAATCTAGAAGAAGGGACTTCTGCTTCATCTGAGCCTCCACCAGATATATCAACAACAAAACCAGTTAATGTTATATTATATACTTTAGTAAACCTAGCCGTTTTATTTCTGTCTTGGGATACAGATATGCTGACAAACGGTGCTGGTATTATGTCGCTACCTTCAACTTTTACTACTGATGCCATGATTATTTCCTTTGTATGCTATTATGGACTTGGCGTTGTCGTAACACCACTAGAATATAAATTAAAACCAGATCCAGAGAATACTCCAGAAACCATATCTGGAATGTTGCTAGCATATAGTCCCAATCCACTACTTAATACACGCCCTTCAGCTACTTCTGCGAATAAATTCATGGAACCACTAGCTACTGGAGGTCTTCCACTGGTGTATAGAGTGAAGTTTCTATTATCAATTGGAACTCCTCTGAACCTTTGTCCTGTTATTTCTTTTATAAATGGTCTGTGGACAACAAAGCCTCTTTGTGAAGGATCTTGACCAGATACTTCTAAGAATATCTCTCCCTCATTATTTGTATACAAAACTCCACTTGTTTCATGCTCTGTATTTAATCCACCGCTATTGTGAACTTCAAGATATATAAAATCACTAACGTTAGATGTTTGAGATCTATCTATGCCAGAATCACTATATATTCTAGCTTGTAAGAATATTCCGGTGTTGGCAGTTGTCTGGTCTGGGACTCTCAATATACCATCACTAACATACGCAGCGCCAGCGTCTAGCCCCATCGTAAATGTTGTATGATTACCACTAGTCGCAAACTTATGATGAGGAGATCCTACAGCAAATATGTAATCACTATCTGATGTCTTATCTCTAGAGACAGACAAAGCTTTACCAAAGTAATCATTTTCAGATCCAGATGCAGATACTGTCTTTTGCAATCTAGAATTGTAACCCTGTGGTACGAGTTTCTGTACCAGCTGCCAATCTTTAGTTCTGCTATCCCAATCACTTACTGCGTCTTCATAGACAAAAACTGCTCCATTATTAAGAACAGCTGTTACTCCACTGCCACCTAGAGCATACTCATGCCTTACGCCCGACTCACCCATGTCATATATATTTCTTTCAGGTATATCAATAGAAGCAGAGAACGCTTTATGATTAAATGCTCCACTTGCTTCACCTCCCCTAGAGAATATCATTTCCTCAAAATTAGGGAAGTCATGCCCCGGCGCTCCAACAGCAAGTACATCATCACGGAAATCAACTGAATAACCAAATTGATCAGTTACTCTAGTAAGATGATCTAGCTCTCCAGAAGTGTAAGCGTGATTACCCAAATGCAAAGAACCAGATGCAAGCTCTACATCAAATATATCTTGACCAACATTAATACTCGTAGGTCTAAACTTACGAACTACGTTCCAACTCTTACTACTTCCACCAACTACACCGTAATCACTCAAGGTTCTAGTTCCACGCTCGTACAAGAATGCAGAACCAGCACCACCTCCATAGCTAGTAATCGTTCCAGATATTGCTTCGTATCTAGGCGTGTTACCAGAAACAGCAGTCCAAGTAGTTGGAGTTTCTGAAGAGAAAGCAGCAAAAGGTGAACCAACAACAAGTTTATTATCACGTATAGCTACAGAGTATCCAAACAAATCACCCGGATATCCAGAAGGTAATTTGTCAAAATCAAGATAATCATAACCTTTATCTTTGAGTAGTTGTGGCATCTGCCCATAGAATGCATCAGCATACATAGTGCCATCTATAATTCCACTAAACTTAGCAGTTCCCCCGTAGATATATTGTTCTTGATCAAATGATGCAATTTGTGCTTTTTTAAGAGCAGGTACTTGTTCGGGGCGAGGAGGAAGATCTGTTGGCAATATATACAATGGACTTTCACCAATATCAATATCTAAAATAGTAATAACATTTCCATTTCTTTCTGCTGCTGGATCAACATCATCCATGAAATTATTCATCTGTAATCCTGAAGTTGGAGTAGTTCCATCTCCAGCGAACCTAATCATTAACCCAGAATTACCAGTGGAGTTAAAGAGTTTTTGAGGACTAGATTGAACAGGGGCTTTGATTCTTGATATCACATTGTAGGAATTGCCCTGATTTTCATCTGGGAAAACAGTGTCTGGATATAAACTATTTAGAAAATCAGCAACAGTGTCATGTATAACTCCATTTTCATTAGCAATCCTACTACCCTGAATTAGACTAGCATCAGTCAAAACAGTAATCCTAGACTTATCAACGCCAACATCAAAAGGTCTTTGGTGATATACTTCTTGGGCTGCTACAACTGGACCGTCATCAATTAAACCATCAGGATTTCTTTCAATAAATATTCCAGAACACTCAGTAGATGGACAGTATTTCATGCTATTTGTGCTGACAGGTCTTGATTCAGTGACTGTCGTAACTACTTCTGGAGTTCCCGGTATAATAATTTCTCTTTCACCAACCTTAACTGGAACTGGTGTAAGTTTTACATCAGAAGGTAGTAAAGCTCCAGAAATTCCAACAATACGTGTTGTAGATGGATTGAAGCTTAATGATTGAGCCTGTTCTAAAGTATAGTTAATCTTATTTGCATCCATGTAAATGGTAATTTCATTAACATCAATAGCAGTAGTACCATCTCCACTTGGGATATAAATATTTATTGATTCATGATTTACTGACCCATCAAACTGAAACTCTCTTTGTCTTGGAGTAAATGCGTTAATATCATACTTTTGCTGCTCAGATCTAGTCTTATGTATACGAGCGCCAATAAAGTCATTAGCAACAGTTCTAAATTCATTGTGTTGAGGATTGCCCGGAATATGAATAACGTCTTTTATTTCTACATTTGAACCACTTGCTTGTGCGCCATATCTTCTATCGCAATTACTAATTAAGAAATTGGTTTGTAATTTTTCATTAAAGTTTGCAGATATAGTATCAACGAATACTCTATAACCAGAACCAGCTAGAACAGGGAATGTTACGGAGGCAACACCTGTCTTCAAATATGGCACATCAATTATTTCAATGAAGTCATCAGTTATATTATGTATATCATTACTGTTTCTACTTTGTGAACTAAGTAAAGCAGTGCCTCCAGATCTTATATCAACGCAAACTAAAGAACCTAAAGGAATATCTCGAATCTCAGCAATAGTATTATTGCTAATCCTTCCATATGCATTTTTTAATTCAATAGAACCTTTCAAATCTGAGTATGCAAACATTTCAGTAGACGGAGTGGTGCTTCCCTGTAGCGTAACTCCATTTGGAAGTCTAAAGTCTGTTACATCTGCGTACTTACCTCTAGCTTCTAATAATAAAGGTTTAATATTTATACCTAAACTATTTGCAATTTTCTCAACAGCTCGTATCCTATCAATACTAACTGATGATTCATTGCTACTACTACGACCTAAAGTAATATATAATTTTTTATTATTTGTTGAAAGCCATTCTTTAATAAATCCCATCTCTCTGTTAAACACTGTATCACTTATGGGATCACCATTATCGTCTAGCAGTGTCGGATTAGCAATCCAAGCAGCTTGATAATGATCGTTGTCTACATAAAATTTAAATGTTGTAATAGTATCTAATTTTCCGTCAGAAGGTATAGAGGCTTCAAGTAAAGCATCTAAGATAGACTCTTCTCTAGCTTCAAAGAATGAGTCAGTTCCTGTCCAATCAGCAATGAAAGCGAAGTCTTTTAGTCTCTCTGTTTCACTTCCAACCTCGTAAAGAAGATTGTCATAGAATAAAACATGTCTATCGTCACGACCACTAAATATAAATGATCTTAGCTCTGTCTCAGTAGTGCCAATTAATATTACCTCTGACGAGCTTTCTGCATATTTTTCTTTAGCAGTTATTACCAAAGGCTGGATATTAACAGATGACCTCTTCTGTTCTTTTTCTGGATTGGATTCCCCTCTTAGAATATTAGTTTTATTAAACGATTGATCTGGAGTAGTTATAAATTTACTAGGACTTGAAGTAGGCTGTATATTTAAATTAATACGCTTGTAATTATTTGAGTCAGCTGACCAGTAAAAAGCAGCCTCTTCAAAGGGATCATCTCCAAACACATCTTCAGATATAATTTCAGTACCCATTATATCTTCAATAATTATTTCATCTGGTGTAGCTGGTGTCACCTTCTCAAAACTAACATGTTCTGAAGCCACCATCAGAGGAATTGGCTCATAATTTATTAAAGTAGGAAATACTGGACAATCACCTTCACCAAGGCAACATCCATAATCAAGTTCATTAACAGTTCCAAACGCAAAAGCTAGATTAACTGGATATATGATAACTCCAAGACCTCTTGGGTCTTCACAAAAGTCATTCCATTCTGCTCTAAGGTCTCCACCGTGTTGAGGTATCATATTACATCTACTGTTTAGATCTGCATAACTTGGAAAATCTCCTATTTCTGGAATGCCAAGAATATTCTTTCTTTCTTCACAAGTATATGCTTCGTATATACCGGGGTAATTTAGTTTTATATCACCCACGCCTGATGCGTAAAGATCAGTACTAAGAACATAAGTTGATGTAGTATTTCTAGGAACAAAGGATGGTATTACATTTGGTTCATTTTCATTGAATTCTTGGTCATCAAGTCTATTCGACCCAATCATAGATTCAAACGAATTTCTAGCAGGAACAATCGTCATTCTAGAATCTAATCGTTGAAGAATCTTATTTATTATTGCAGTGCCTTCTGCGTAAATCCCATTACCTTCAAATCTAGGATCATCAGCGACAAGAACTAAATGTCTATCACCAAGACCCAACCAATCTTGTATGTTGTCTAAAACTTCATCACTTAGTGCATCTATTTCTGGAGTTATTATAAATGCTAATCCTGCGTCATTAGGAATGTCAACTTCACTCTCTGGCAGTCTAGTAAATGTTTTGGAATTTGAAGCAAAAATCTGCGACATGTGATCAAACAGATTAGCACCTTGTGATTCAATATTTACAGATCTATGTTTGTTACCAAACAAAGTAAACTCTACAGCTTTATTGTTGTGCGGATAGTATCTTCTAGATTCAAAAACAGTTACAGAACCAGCATTAACACTATTGTACCATTGACTTTTAATATGTGTTACGTGATTGTAGTTAGTTTGTGGCCTCCACCATAGATCAATTAATCTAAGTGGATCGCCAGTACCTATGTCGTCATGTAAAACGCTATCAGTTGGCGCACCAGCTGCTACTATACTACCATCCTCGTTAACTGCAACACTGTAGCCTAGCCTTGGAGTAGGAGCAAACTTATTAAACAACCAGCTCCATTCACCTCCCGGTTTTATTTCTGAATACTTATATTCTTTTATTAAATCATAACAATGTATATTATTATCTCTACGTAACTGCAATTTACCACTTGGTGTTAATTCATCATACACAGCATTGTCAGCAACACTATTACTACCTGCCTCGCTTTGAAGACTTTGCCACCTTCTAAGCATGGTTCTCAAGTATCCCGTTGGATTGTCATTAGACCCAACATCAGAAAGCCAACTACCCACATAAGGTCTTGGATCTACGTAATTTTTTTGCCATATTTGAACTGCTTCATTAATATAAGGAGAGCCAATAGCAATAACATTTGCATCATCACTAATTGCAACAGCGTGTCCAAATCTATCTACCGTATTATTATTTAATGTTGTTGGAGAATAAATCTCATCTATGATATTCCATCCAGAAACTCCATCATTATTTTCTTCTTCAAAAACAACAACTACACCACCACTAGGTGGAGCTACATTGAATGTAGCAGCATCAACGTCGAAGTTACCTATAAAGTTAGCAAACAATTCAAAATCTCTAGAATTTTTCATTCTATCTAAATCTAAAGTTTGACGCAACAATTCATTGGAAAGATCTATCCACCTTTCTCCTCCAAGCTCTCTATTTGTAAACTCAGTTGTAGCTCCAGATCTAGGAGTTCCACCTATGTCTGTCACACCACTAGCAAGAGAGTATTCTGCATACCAATCTTTAAATCTATCGAATGAAGCACCTAGTTTTCCTGCTCCCATAGAAAAGCTATCATCAATAATAGCAGAAACAATTACAGGTATATTATTGTTTGGTTTTGTTGCATCATACTTGAATACGCCACTCTCTGCACCGTGGAAGATTTGTTTTAGTTGTTCAAGCATTTTGTCATCTGTAGCTTGCCATCCACCAGTTTGATTGTTATCAGTTCGTTTGTGATTATTAATCTCAAACTTGAACACTGTTCCATCTGCTTCTGGATCTATAAATTCGTTAGGATCTGCATTAGCGTCATCCAAAACAGGCTCAACTACAATAATCTTAGGATCTATTTTAACAGCAGGATCACAATAGAACTTATATAGTAAATCATGTTCTTCAATGACAGATAGAACATCACGCCATGTTTGCGTAATAGGATGTCCACCCGGACCACGGAATGTGCGCTCTTGCACAAATGGAGATGTAAAGACAAACAGGGCTACTTGTAAAGAATCTGGAACTGGGTCATCAAATCTTCTAGACCACTTACCGTTTGGCGCACCTGCAACAATAATAGGACTGTTTCCAGAGCTAGACATGTCTAATGAATATCCTAGATTTCTACCTTCTTGGTTAAGCGTCCAGTTAGTCTGTATAGCAGCGAATGGAAGATCCCTCTGATTGGCTGTCCCTTCATTCAATCTAGTAATGACGGATCTTGTCTTGCTATCTCTTCTCATTCCCTCTGGATAAGCCAGTTCTGTTACTAGAGAGAATCCAGATTTATCATCTTGCTCAGACCAATCAAAGCCGGTAGGTGCAGGATTTCTTTTGTACACAAATACTGAACCAGCTTCTCCAAGAGAATACGATCCAGTGAAATCGTGTACTTCACGATATGGCGCACCCACAAGTAAGTAGTTGCCCTTTGCTTTAACGGATGCTCCATATTCGTCACTGTAATCTCGACCAGAAGCTTCAGGAGTACTAACAACGCCAGAAGCTCCAGATATACCATCAGCAATTAACTTGATACCAGAGAAATTAACTTCATCATTAAACCCATACTCTATGCTCATTGATGCTGGAACACTTTTTCTGTCAGTGCCTCCAGACTTACCAAATATAGTCATTTCATAAGGAGAGTCAGGCACAAGTCCAGTATATTTTCTGATTCCATAGAAGTGACCACTGTATCCTACATCTGTTTTAAAGCCACTAGTAGCTAGATTAGTATACAATCGTTTAGGTCTAAATATTCCAGCTTCTACACAATCATCACCAAATGTTTCTCCGTGGATAGTAATTGGAGTCTCAGTTGCTCTTTCAAAATTGAAGTCACAGCTGCCAAATGCTGTCAAATCAACACCACGTATTTCATCATTGGCTTCTAAATATGAATAATCAGTTTCATTTGCTAGAATACCTGTTCCAACATTTTCATTAGTCCAGTTGATGAAGTTGGAAGCATTGTCTGTATTCGCCAAGAATGCGTAACTCATAGTTACAAGGTTTAGATTAGAAACTCCAGAAGGCACAACTCTAGAACCAATTACAAACAGAGGCATTTGATCTATATTTGTATCTTGTACTGGCTGTACTGTATTCTCAGTATACAGATTCATTAACTGTGTATCTGTAGTAGGATCTGGAATTGTACCATGTACGAATAAAGATTGTTGTTGATCTGTTTCGATCACGCCATCAGAGAATGAAAATAAACCTATACTACCAGATGGTGGCAGTGGTGTGATGTCCGTAGTGACAAATAAATTCATCTCAGAACGAGCATCCAACTCTATCTTACCACCAACAAAAAGACTAATAGCAGGATTATGAGTTTGTATATGTGGCTCATGACCAAATAATTCACCAATAGAACCAAAAGAATTTAGACTTGGATCAAATGTTATACTTCCCTCGATGGTGCTAGTCACTAATGTCAAAGGTGGAATACTACCATTTATAGGATCGAGCGATACAATATTTGTACCAGAAGTGTAAAGATTAGCACTTCCACTAGCTACAGGAACAGCTTCACCGCTTGTGTATAGATTAAAGTTTCCAGAGTCTATGACATGACTATTTACAAAGAACTCTATAGCTTGATTACGAATAGTGCGACCGTCAACATAGAAAGTAAATCCAGATTCAGGGATTATTATTCCAGAAGCCAAAGCCTCTTCAGCTCTAAGATTTACAGCATGTAATTTAAGATTAGATCTAAATGATGTGCCAGATGGATATGCTAAGTCATACTGAACAAACATTTCATCTAAATCAAAATTGTAATATGCTTCAGTCTTTTCTCTATCAATTACATCGCTGTTGAAGTCAGCCCAAGGTTCTGAGTTGTCAATAAAATCTTCATAAGTGAAAGTACTGCTCAACTTTTGCCAGCAACCACTCTGCTCTAAGTAGTGTGCCTTACGATTTACTAAGCCATAATTACTTCTTTCAAGCTCACTGGTGTCGTTATATTGTGGCGCATAAAGGCTAACAATTAACTTAGGACCAGTTGTTCCATCTGACCATGTAACATTATTATCAATGTCATGTTCCATTATGGTGTCAACAACTAATCCTCTTTGTGTAAAATCGTAACCTCTCGGTAAAGATTTAGATATTCTAGGTGTGACTGCGTAAAATCTATCACTATTGTCATCTCTTGGCACACTAAGATTAAATCTTAACATGTCATTTTCTATCTGAGAATGATAAGCTAAACCTGATACATTTATAGAGCCACTTGGTAAAGCAGTATCAGTCCTTTGAGTATAACCACTACCATCATGAGATAGGTTAAAGATAACAAAATCCTTGCCTACTCTTGTTGTAAATCTATCAAACTCATGATTAAATTGACAAATCTTAAAGTCACCCAAGTGCCACTTTTCAGTTTCATCGTTTACATATTCCCAGAAATTGTATTGTCGTTTATCGTAAGTAAGACTGCCACTATCAAATGGTACTTTAAGAGTCCTGAAGTAACCAGAGGCAGAGGTTTGCTGCATTACTCTAGATTGCTCAGACGGAATCAATCCTTGAACAATATTAGCACCACTAGCATTAAATCCACCTAAACCTATGTCTGTTATAAATGCGTTAATACCTATACCAGAACCATAAGAGTGACCAGCAATGATGTCGCTATTGCCTGATTGCATGACAAAGGTATTAGATCTTGCTCTAAATATATTATCTCTAGAGGAATCATCATCAGTATATAATTTAAGATAACGACTATCATTATCATTATAAGTTAGTAGTACGCTAAGTGGATAACTATACTTACTATACAATTTTGTATCAAAGACAGAGTTAATACTACCATCAGTGGCTCTAGCATATCCAGCAAGATATCCACCACTGTAACCAAGAGCAAATTCAAGTTCTTCTCCACTATCCCATTTGGATAACAGCACCCCAGAATCCCAAAGGTTGTAAGAGCTTCCACTAATACTTATGTCAGGAGAAAATCTAACATAGGCCGAGAAACCTCCAGAAACTGGGATGCCGCTTCCAAAATTAATATTACCATCTACTCCAGATACTCTAATAGCTTTATTGAATGAATCAGAGATTCTACCTTTAAGTTCATGGTCTGATTGCACCCAATCAAGAGTTTTATATGATCGTTGCGAAGTATCAAAAATGCCACTACTGTTAAATCTAAGACCAATGTTTTCTACTATGCTGGCGTTTGCGTCAGAGTTAAAGAAACCACTAGCTGCCGCAGCAGCAAAAGCACCTATTGGGTTAGACAAAACAAAATTATCTTGAACGCGAGTGAAATCATAGAAGCCACTCATGAACGGAGTTTCTAGTTCTGGATTATAAAATCCATAGCCAAACTGAACTGGGTTGAATGGACCATTTACAATCTCACCATCAACGCCTCTCCATCTTCTTGAATAATTTGTTTTAAGTGTTGATTCTTTATCTAATTCTTTATATCCATGAGGTATATTTTCTATCAAAGATGAATCTACAACTGTGATGTCTGAATTAATGTTTGTTGGAAAATCAGAAGAACCTGAAGGTAGAGCAAAGAACTCTGATCTGTGGAATGGCCTATTGTTATCTTGATGACCAACAACATGGAGAGGGAAAGCGTTGGAAGGCTTATAAGTAAATGATAAATATGCATGTGCAATTGCAGCGCCGCTGGGGAATGGGAATATATCAAGATATAAATGTTCAAAGTAACTACTATCATTGTATGTAGTACTAGCACCTAGATCAACATCATCTTCATATATTTTTAGAGGTATTGTATACTCTGCAAATTCTGTGCTATTTATAACAGGGCTTGTTGGAAGAGAATAATGATCACCACCTTCATTGTTAGTTCCAGATGTTGCGAAGTAACTAAACTTATCAGAGAAAGTTTCTGTAGATATTCCAAGATCGTCAATCCCACCAAACCCAGACTCAACTGGCATTACACCAATGCCAGAAGGATGCTCACCAGAAGCATTCTGTAGGAATCCACCTATCTTTGGAGTTATGTGGAAAAGTTTGTCATCGCTATATCCCACAACGTCTACAACAAAATCTCTAGTTCCAATTGCTTTTTTAGCTATTATCTTAAGTTCTATATCTTCTATTTGGAAGAAAGAATCTACTTCAGCAAAGTTTTTGCTTTGAGCTGTTTTCAACCCAAATCCAAACTGTCTGTCAAATTCACCATCTCTCAAGCCAAAGACAGAAGTTGGTGGTTCATGACCAAACTTTAATTTAAGTTTACCTGAGTCAGCAACGTCAGATGTCGATACTAACTCAATAAATCTACCTTGATCGCTTGACCTTAAGGATTGAGTAATTTCATTCTCAACCTCATAATTAAATACATTACTATCATTCTTCCAAACTGAATTTTCACCAGATGGGTAAATAGTAGTATCATAATTGTAAGCTAATACTTGAGATGGTAATATCTCTCTTACTGAACGTAATCCTGTTTCTTGTGATTTTATGTATACTCCAAGATCGCCATTATCTATAATTCCAGACACACCTAAAGCACCACCGCTTGCCATGATTTCTATGGCTGCTATATTCAAAGTATCATGAACATTTACGCCAGTTGGAATGCAGCTCTGGTCGTAGCCAATACTAAAGCCTTCAGTGAATGAGTCGTCATCTGGTCTGCATTGTACATCTATATCTAAATTTAATGTATAACCATTACTCATATTGAGTATGGGATAATTAGCGTTAGATGTTAGCAACTTTGCATTATTAGTTTCAGCTTCAGATATATATGTTACATAATTTTTGTAATCACTATTGTCAGTATCAGCGTCACCTATGATATCAAAATCTTTATACTTAGTAATGAGATTGCCAGAGGGATCTTCTAATCTAAGATTTGAAAGTGTGTACTTTGGTGGCACATTAGAAGAAGATGAATTGAGTGGCGCTATAGCTCTAATAATTAAGAAGCTATCACGCATAGCAGGATATGGAGGATCTACAAAACATTTGAATTTAAATGTTGTTTGTTCAGAAAGATCTCCACTTATAGCGATATTTTGGTTTTCATTTGCTACCAAGAAACTTTGTTTGAAATTGCCGGTAAATACACCTTCGTCAATATAATCTATTTTACTATCAGTATCTGTAATATCGGTGTGATTAAGAGTTTTAATAATAGTATTATTACCACTATCAAGAATTAAATCACCACTGGGATATATCTTTTTAGTAGATATAAAATCATCTAAGCTTAATAGAGAACTATAATTACCTGCAAGTTTATCGACCGTGCCAGTTTTAATACTACCTGTACCAATAGTACGAGCTATAATGTTTCCTTCAATTAAATCAATAGTAGCATTAACAAATGCGTTTTTAGATGTATTGTCTGTTGGTTGTGCGCTTATTGATAGAGATGGCTTTTTTATACTTGATATGCTTTCAAATCTATGTATAAAACTATGAAAAGTTGTAGAACCTAATAAGGATGTTTCTGTATTCAAATTTGTTAGCGCATTACCTTGAACAGATATCCCAGACAATAGCTTACTAGAGCCAGAAGGTCTACCTGTCATTTTAGCGCTGCAAAAAAAATCACTCATTTTTATACTACCATACCGTCCCGTGTTAGTGATCCATCAGGACCAACGCTGTATTCACCAATAGCGTCTGAAACGTATTGCATAATATCGTTCTTAAGATTAGCAGTTAGATTATTTATAAATGAAGTGCCAGTTAGATTGACATTAATATTAGTTGTATCTAGTTTAATTTGGAATTGTGTATTTTGTAGGTTAGAAATATTATTAGCAAGTTGTGTGTTAAAATCTCTAAGTGAAGCGCTGAATGAATTTAGGACTTCTGGGCTTACGCCCATTCCACCACCTCCACCAGCTACTGGATTTTTACTGCCCTCATGTAGATATTGAACTTGTCCTCCTCTAGACATACCCTTGGCTGTGCTTCCTCCGCTATTCATAGATTGTAATATTGAAAGGTTATTACCACGTTGCACAGCAGATCTACGAACAACAAACTCGCCCGGAGTCAACATGGCAGGAACAGTATCAGTACCCTTTGGTACAAACATTCCTTTGCTAGCATAAACCATTCCACCTTTTGCAAAACCTGCTGCTGCTAATCTTTCTTTAACAGCTTCTAATTGTGTTTCAGCTGCTTGCATTTGAAGGTTGGCAGCATCAAGCATCCTTGCCGCAGAATCAGCTTCAAGTTGAGCTGTTTCTGGTAGAGTTTGAGCTAATGCAATAATTTCTTGATTTATTGCATTTTCTTCGTCTGTTGTTCCAGCTATGACTCCAGCTTGATCAGCCATTCCAAAGCGAGATAAAGCACCAGCAGCAGCATTTTCAAGCACTCCACCACTACCGCCGATCTGTTGACCAAATACAGTCTGTACTCCAGCATTCTGCATGTTTTGTAAGTTTTGCACAGCGCCACCCATGCCAGCCATTCCGAAAGATGACATCAAATTTTGATCACCAAGGGCAGCTGCGGCAGTAGCTCCTTGAGTTGCACGACTCTTAAAGAATTCTTCAAAATCACCAGATATTAAAGATTCTAGACCTTTCTTTTCTTCAGCATTTCTAGCTTTAATTAATTCAAGTTCTCTCTGTTTTTCACTAATAAGTGCGCGGGTAAGATCAGCCTGTTCTTTTATAGCTGCGTTGAGACGATCTTGTTCGCCTTGCATCGCAGTGCCTTCCATTCTACCAATATCACCACCGCCAGCAACATTAAGTCTTGTTCCTTGTATTCTATTTGCTCTTGCTGTAATTTCATTATTTCTTTGACGTATTTCACCGGCACTACCAGTTCTCAACTGAGTTAAACCAAGGTTGGAAGTACGGGCATTAGATTGTGCTATCAAACTTTGTTGACGCTGTTGTGAGGTTACAGCTGGCCCACCAGCTTTAGCAATAATTTCAGCAGCTTCCAATTGTACCGCAATAACCTTAGCATTAGCATCAGCTAACTGATTCTCCAAAGCAATTCTCTTCTTGAGAATGCTAGCCATCTTTTGTTCAATTTCAGCAGATTTTTTTATAGCCTCTTGAAATTCTTTTAAAGACTCTTCTCCAAATTGATCAACAAGTTTCTGTAAAACACTGAAATCACCCCTATTCAATGCGTCTATATCACCTTGCTCTAGGTCAGCAGTAGATATCAAGGATTTTAGATTGTCAATCTGTGTATCAGACATTATACCTTGCATCTGCTGTCCTATTTGATCAGCAAAGGCTTGTTTTAATTCTTGTGGATTCAGAGGGCCGTCTTTTGCAGGATCAAAACTTTTCTTTAAGTTTTCAATCACACTCGGAACTGCTGCTTGTGCTGCGTTAATTCCTGTAGTAGATTCTTTAAACTTATCAATTTGATCAGCACTAGCTCCAAGATTTTCTAAGGCTCTAGCACCTGTCTGGACAGCGCCAGCAAAAACGGCAGGGTCTAAGGCTGCACCCGCAGCAGTTAGACCAGCTTGTAAAGTACCCAAAGCATTCTCAATACTACTATTATCACCTAAATCTTCAAAATTACCTAAATTGTTTAGTGCGACGATAGAAGCGTCAGCAGCGGCATTTACATTTGTAAGTCCAAGATTTAATAATTCAAATTGTTTTCTAGCTCTTTCTACATCTTTTTGTATACTATCAAAAATATCTTCTAAACTAACGCCAGCTCTATCAAACGCTGCACGTAATGCTGGATCTAAACTAGCAAAAAATCCTTGAAAGTCACCACCAGAAGCTGCCATAGCTCTTGCTTGAGCTTGAACAGCAGGCATTGCTATCTTAGTTACATCTTGATCTCTAGCTTCTTGAGCTTTTCTCTCTTCTCTTCTGACTGTGGCGGTGGTTTTTTCCATTCCAAGCATCTGTCTTATTTGACCCGGAACACCACCAAGAAAACCAAACATAGAGTCACCACCACTTGAACTTCTCTCTGATGCCGTTACTGCCTCTTTTCCTCTTCTATTAGCTTCACTAGCAGATTCAGCAGCTGCGATGGCTGGTTCCAAAAATTCTGCTATAGAAATATTACCTTTGGTATATTCTTGGGCTGCTTTAGCTGCGTCTTCATGAGCCTGAGCTAGTGCTTTTGCAGTAGCAGCTGCCTGTGCCTGAGCAGCAGCTTGAGTTTTAGCAACTTCAATACTAGGCTTTAAGACTTGAGCTATCAATAATCCAAAAGCAGCGCCTATAGCAGCGCCAATTGGACCACCAAGTAAAAAGCCAAGAACAGCGCCGCCGCCTGCACCAGCTGCCTGAATACCCACTGAATCAAATCCAGCACCCTCCACAGCGGCTCGCTCTGCCGCTGCAACATTACCGTCTTCTATGGCATATGTTAGCCTTTCAGTGACTCCATTTAATTTTTTCAATAATCCAACAAAAAGATACATACCAGCGGCAGCAATCGCTGCTGCGCCAAATGCTTGTGTAACACTGCCAACAGCTGCACCAAGCTTTCCAAACTTGTCGCCTAATACGGTAAAACCTTGTCCCTGCTTCAATGGACCCATTCTTTCCTGAATGCCAGCCATTTTTCCGAATTTAGATGTGCCTAATCTATCACCAAAATTTATACCCATTTGTTGACCGATATTAGTAAATGCCGATTTGCCTTCTCCCCCAAACAAGGCAAACATGCTGGAAACATTTGCTGCCTTAGCAAGTTCAGTAAGTCCTGTAGCAGCTGCTGTAATTGTAGTTCCAAATTCTAGAATCGAACTAGTATTTCTCATGAAAGCGCTGGTATTCTCATCAATAACTGGCATCAAAGCTTGTATAGAACCCAAAGCTAGAGTAAGACCTAAAGCACCGCTGATTCCTCCTTCTGCTTCACCACCATTCTTAAATCTTTGTACCTTACCGCCTGTAGCATATCTATTGATTTTTTTAAGATTACCATAACCAAAAGCTTCAGCAGATTTTCTATTTACAACAAATTCACCGGGAGTAAGAAGTGCTGGAACTGTGTCCGTACCAGCGCCACTAATGCCTCCACCTTTATTTCTTCTTGCGTATCTACCAGTAACGTTTGAGGGGCTAAGAGGAGATTTACCATGATCAATTAGATATCTACCAAAACCCCCAGATGTACCAGTAATTTGATCTAACAACATCTCTTCTGTTGTTTTGTTAGATGTAAGATATTGCTTATACTGATACGTACCCCTATTAGCAGCGTTACGAGCTGTTTTAGACGATGTTACTAGCGTGCTAGAAGGAATCTTAACTCCTCTACCAGCACCAGAACCTTTAGCCTTGGGAAATTCTTGTTCAGGGTTCAATGACTGTAATGCTGATAGTCTGGACTCAGCTACCCGACTAGGCTTTCCTTTGGTTTCATAAGCGTCATAACCTGCGGGTCTAAATGTTGCTCTGAATTTTTTCCCAGTAGGCGCGACCATTGCGCTAAACGTATCTCCATCATCCATTTTTATGCTTCGTTTATCTAGGCTAGCTAATTCTGCCATGCCGCCTGCTTTATATTTATTAATACTAGATAAATTTTTAGCACCAAAAGCTTGTACAGCGCTTTTACGAATTACAAACTCTCCCGGCGTAAGCATAGCTGGCACAGTATCAGAGTTTCCAGTACCGGGAACTGTACCTCCTCTATTCATACCTAAAGCTCCCTTAATACCACCAAATGCGCCTCCAAGACCCTTAGCGATCTTAATAGTAGCGAAAGCTGCGATAAGTGGAATTAATGGCTTGATAGCATCAGCGACTTTCAAAAATGCACTAGCAATGTTTAAAGCAGAATTAGCTATAAATTGAAAGCTTTTAGTTCCAGTTATTTCTCTTATTAGAGCAACAAATTCTTCTTTAGTTCTAGAAATTCTTACAGCTAAAGATAGTTGCGCAGTGGCAGCATCGTTAGCCAATGAATCAGATCCAGCAATAGCAACATTCAAAGCGTCTTGCGCTGTAGAAAACTGTTGAATTAATGGAATGACTTTACCAATTTGTCTAAACCCACCAAGTTCTTCAGCAATTTTTATAAAACTTAAATCACCAGCCTCAAGCCCAGAAAGAGCTTGACTTAATCTTTTAATAGCTTCAAAAGGTCCAACAAATTTACCATCTAAATCAGTAAGTTCAACACCAAATTGTTTTAAAAATTCTATAGTTTTTGGTCTTTGTATTCTCGTAAAGATAGTACGTAAACCAGTAGCAATACTTTCTGCTGACTCTCGGGTTGTAGCCCTAACACTAGTGAACAGCGCTATAAGTTCATTTAAATCACCACCAGCAGCTTTAAACACACCTCCAGTACGACGAATAACAGCAATCAAGTCACCTGCTTCAACAGCGAACTGACCAGCAACAGCATTTATAGCACCAAGCTGCGCTTCTAACGCTGCTGCTCCTTGCTTAAACTGATTGAAGATAGCAATAGCACCTTCAGCAGTTTGAGCAATATCGTCAAACGTAGGAGCTAAAGTGGTACGAGCTAAAGAATCTAAAGCAACTTTTGTTTCTCTTGCGTCAAGACCTGCCTGAGAAAGAATTCTAGATACATTAATTAAAGAAGTCGAAGATGCACCAAAAGCAGTGGAAAGACGAGTGATCTCACTTGTCAGACCCCTTAGCTCAGTAACAGTCTTTCCAGTAACCTGTACAACTTTAATTAATTCTCTTTCAAAATCAATTGCTTCTTTTATAGCGTTACTAAGAGTACTAGTAAATAACGTGACAGCGCGAGTGGCAATAGCTAATCCAGCATACCTTCTTATGGAGGTCTGCAATGTTTTGCCAAGACCACTAGCAGCTTGAGATGCTTGATTAGTGGCCTTAGTTATATTTTGGATTTGTTTCTGTGTTTGACTGCCACCCTGAACGTTTACATTAACATTCACACCTTTAAGTTGTTGTTGTATTTGATTAACAACTTGTCTGGCGTTTTTTGGCGCTTGTAGTTGTACTTGTGCAGTTAATACAAATTTAGACATATTATCTCTCTATTTCTGCACACTGTCCAAATACTATCCGTCCGTTTTAGTCTTAGTTTTGGTTTTAGTAGAAGTTGTTTTAGGTTCTTCGTCTATATATTTTGCAACGGTAATATACCTACCATTTTCATCTAGTAAATTACCGTCAATATCAATCCTATCTCCATCTTCATTTATATAATAGCCATCAGAATTGATAAGCCTTCCTTGTAAATCTACAGTCTGGCCTTTATCATTAATTAAAGCTCCATCTTCATTTGTAAAATGATGCTTATTTAAGAACTTGTTTTCTGGCAGCGCTTTCTCGAAATCATTGTCCAAAGAATACATCATTTCAGCCATTGCAGAAGCAGCAGCAAATGCAATCTCATCATCAGCTCTTTCCTCGTATTCTTCTAGTGTTTTATACACTTTTTCTCCATTTTCATAGTAAGTGCAACAAGCTACAAGATAGTCAAATCTAGCATTATCAGATAAAGCTTCAGCAGTATTTCCCTCTAGTCCTAACCTTTCAGAGATCAAATCTCTAAGATCTATTCTTTTTTGTCTTATTTTTATGGCGAGATCTTTACCTTGACTAGCCCTGATTTTAGCTGTTTTACCATTTCCAAGGGCTAATTCTTTTTCTAAATCTGCGATCTCTTGCTGAAGATCTGATTCTGTTTTATCTTTTTTGCTAGTCCAAATTCCACGTTTTTCCATGAAAGCTTTTAACTCTTTTTTGGTCATGATGCCATCTTCTATGCATTCTGTCCAAACTTTAGCAGCAACCCTTCCAGCCTTAGTGCTAACTGCTCCGCTGGGTCTTTTAACTAGAACTTTGACTTTTTTACCGTCTACTTCTATCTCAACACTCTTTTCTTTAATTTGTCCCATTTTAATCCTCCTTTTTAGATTTTACCATTGGAATTTTAACAGAATATCTAAGCCATTGAATGTCATACTGAGATAGTTCAGCATCAATGTTCCTAGCTTGATTATTACCCTTATCTAGTATTTCAGATCTAACTTTTTGATATAGATTTTGCATAATCGCTTTATCGTTTTCTGAGACATCATCATTGTCCCACAAAAAACTAAAATTTTCCTCTATGCTGCTCAAAGCGCCAATCATAGTAGTTTGAATTTTTTTCTTTAATATTTTAGATAATCTATCTCTAGAATCTTCTTTGAACTTTTGTTCTCTAGCTGTTTTGTAGTTTATATTACCCTGTTGTATTTTTTTAAAATCATCCATTTTTATTTTTTATCCTTTCCATTGCTTTCTTAGTAGCTTCTAGTTTTAAATCCTTTTGTACGTCAGGCAGGTTAATATGTTCTATCGGAGTACCTTTATCAACTTGAGATAGAGCATTAGATCTAGCCTTTCTTTTTATTACAGCTTCAGTATCATTATATTTTTCTATACTTTCTATTTGTTGTTTATCATTCTTGCCCATCAAAAATACTTCCTGCTTATTAGCATTATTTCCTAGCTTTTTATCAATATCTTCTTTTTCTTTATCGGCTTTAGCCTTTCTGTGTTGAACTATAAACCATCCATCCAATAGATCTTCATCTTCTATAACAAAACTAGGTGGACAATCTGGAGATTCATAAACACTATCATATGTTTGAGACCACATGAGTAATGTTTTTTGGCATATGTTTAATTCATCATTGTAAAACAATTTAACATCACACTTCTTTGAAGAATTCCAAAGAGAAGACCAAGGCTCATTCGTAGCCAGATCTCTAAGTTCTCTTGATGGAGTAGAAGCAGCTTGCCATAAAACCATAGCTCTGTCCAAAGACAAACCATTATCGTTGTCATACTTATAAAGTTTATCATCTTTGTAAGAACAGTTTCTAATCATCCAAGAAACTTTCTCAGTTTGAGCTAAACCTTCACAGCTATTTTCGTAGTAAGAAGTTTTTTTTAGTATCAATTTTTGTGATTCCGATTCTGCTTTCCTTAAATATAATCTAATTTTATTATATTTCTTTTTTTCGTGACGATTCTCATACATCGCTACTTTAAACTTTTCTATTTCCTCAGTAAATAATTTTATTCTTCCCTCTTCCGTTCCAGACCATATATTTTTTTCTATCAACCATTCCATGATTTGATCGTGTGTTTTAAAACCATCTGTAACAGCTTCTTCGTAAGCTTTATTGTACACATAGCATGACTCAACGCATTGATCAATAGTAAGTGGATTAACAATTATGTTTTCTGGTAGAAATACTTTGCCAGTTCTAAGTTTATAAATTAAAAACTCCCGCTCATGGTGCTTCATTACAAAACCTCACTTACGGGAGTTCATAGAGTTGTTTCCTTTATAATCCTGAATTAAACTGTTAATTCAGTTATTCATTCTCAACGTCAAGGAGTCCGAGGTTGAGATTGAGGTCAAACGTAAATGTATACGTTCTGACCAATGTGCTACCACTTAGAGACTGAGTTTTAGCAGTTCTAACTTGAGTAGCATCACCACTATTAACCACTTGGTGAAAATGTTCACAAAGGTTGAACATTACTTCTGAACCGTCTGCTCCACTAATGTCACCACTAGCCATGTTTCCACCGAAAGCAGCTCCACCAGCTACTAGGACATGAGCCAATTGGTGTCCAGAAGCAGCTGACTGAAACAAACCACTAGGGGCTGTAAAAAGATCTATTTTTCTACCCATTGTAAAAATCTCCTATGTTTATATAAGTGTTATGTAGAGGATGCTGTGAAACTATTATAAGCAACCACATTGTAAGTAACAGTGGCATTGCCTCCACCGGCATCGCCCCCACCAAATTGGATTCCAGTAACTCTTGCGTCTGGTATGCTATAGCTATGCGTTAGCAGTCCACCAGCGTTTGCGCTAACAGAATAAGTCGCTCCTGAAGTTACATCTGTTGCCGTTCCATCATTAAAGATAAGGCTATCAGTTACTGTAGCGTCAGTAGCATTATAAACAAACTCAGCGGTTGACTCAACTGGGAAGCTTGCTGCTCTATAATAAGGTGTCTTTTGACCAAGCTGGAGCAAATCTTCTCTACCAAAGTCAATTGAGAATGTACAGCTTTGGAAATGATTTCCAGCGGGAGCCGCGCTTACGGTAACGTCTTTTCTTTGAACTACTGGTCCATCTGTATCAACAGTCATAGCGTGAGTAACTGGAGTACTCCAATCCTTTGCGTTACCAACTAGAGTAATCGACTCTGTACTTGGTCCCTCAAGATTGAAATTTACACTGTAATTACTCAAATACAGGCCGGTGCATTTTACAGAAGCTGTAGCGGAACCAGCTACGCCAATGCTACCACCAGCAGCTGGCTGGAATGCGTCATCATATACGCTGATTTCTGCTGTTTTTCTGGCAGCAGCGATTGTAGCCAAAGAAGAGCCAAACATAGAATACATGTTTCCTGTATTACCATCTAGCACTCTTTCGATTGAAATTTCTACATCTGGAATTCCTTCGAGATTTTCGTAGATCTCGATCTGTCCTAGCTGGAATACCTGATCAAAAGCAAAATTGGTGTTTAGTCCAACTGACTGTACGCCCGTCAGGACGTTACCACCTAAGCTTACAGATTGACAGGCATAGAATATTCTATTACTAGCCATGTTCGTTTACTCCTATCATGATATAAAGGAAACTCTAACTACATATACACAAAAACGCTAGATATTCGTATTTATAGTCTCTAGCGTAGATCTTACAATTCCAGCATAAAACCTAGAATTTATCAATTCCATGCCCTGAACCACAGAATTTGTAAACATGGCATCTTTACCTGAATTATAATCATTAACTATGTCTGGATATCTTAAAGCTCCAGAAACTGGAACGCCCTTATAATCTAGGGGAAAAGCGCCACTTGAAGCTAAAGTATCATTATCAAATAATGCAAAAACCTTGTCATTTTGGAATGACACGATATCCACTAATTTGTTTCTAGTCATCTCATCTTCTGCTATACAGTGAAATAGCACATCTGTTCTAACGTACTGACCTCCACCAAGCTGATATCCTCGAAAAGTCCTGCGTGGAACAACTTCTATTGCTATAGCTGGAAGTTGGACTTTGAGTTCAGCAGGCAACGTAAAATCGCTATTACTAGAGCTATTTACATCTAACGACCTATATTGTATTTCTCTGAGCCAAGGTAAGGAATTAGCATATATAACATTAATATATTTATAACTATGTTCAACTTGTACATTGCTCGTCGTAGGTATAGCGGAATCAAAAACTACTCTGCCATTGAAATAATCTATATAATGAGCGTAAGTACCTTCTCCGCTTGTGGGGTGAAAGGTGTCATCTACATATACTCCAGATATTCCGGGGTGAGCATGATCTGTTCCTACAATTGGGGCTGTCATGCCAGAAGGAGCAATTCCACTCTGCCAAACCCAGTTTTTTCTAAATCCTTCCCAAGCCCTACCAGATGCAAAACTTTGACTTTTTGAAAGAGTAAGTTTGCTGTAATCTGTGCCAGCGTTTGAAGTTTCACCCTTGGTTGTATTAAAATAATTACCTTTTTCTAACAAGCCCCAATCAAAGAACTCAATTAGATTATCTTGTAATTCATTATTTAGTGTAGTTTCAAATACTGTGCTGAAACCTTTTAAATAGCTCACCGTAATATATCCTCTATTATCTTGGTTAGAAAAATATCTGTCTGACGAGTTACAATAGATCTAGTTATAAAATTGTCATCTGGAACTCCAGCAAATGCTGGGGGAACTCTAAAAGATCCACCCTTCTCCATAGTCCCTAATCCAGTTCTACCGAGACCACTTTCTGGTGAATAATCGTAACCTACCACAATAATTCTATCCCCAAACTCTAACAGCCATCTCAGCCAGTGTAAAACGCCACCATCTATAACCGTATTCCCAGTGGATAGAGAAAGAAGATTCGCAAAGTTAGAAGGTTGAACATATATTTCTATGTCGCCTTTTAATTTAGCATTGTATTTTGTTACATTAACTTTTACAGAACTTTCTACTGCGCTAACTATATCTTCTACAGCAGAAACAGGATCAAGTACACCTAAAGCTCCCTGAAGATATCCACCTCTTAATTCTATCATTTCATAACTATTATTTATTTGTATTCCTACATATTCCTTAATCTTCCTTTCTAATGTAGCTTTTGCGTTTGATAGCTTCTTATTTAAATGTTCTGCTATGGCAGCATTGATGTCTGCTTCTATATCTTTTACGCTGTCTACTAACTTTAAAGTAATCATTATGCTCGTTTCCACATGATAGCAAAATAACGGTCTTGTTTAAGTCCCAAAGGTATGTGTTCGCCATTTCTGACAAACCTTTGTTCTTTGACATCTTTAATTCCTGAATGTACTATCAACTCTTTAGCTCTCAAAACATTTGCAAGATTTGACATTAAGCCTATGGTTTGAATTGATCCGTCAGGTATTTGTATGGCATCAGTAATTCCTGTCCATTGTTTTTTGTCCCAATAAACTTTTAGTTTTATATCGGTTAATACTTCAGTTTCTACAATTGTGACAGTGCCTCTATCTCTGTCTCCACCGCCTCTTCTGTGATCATTGATAGTGTTCACATCGGGCAAGTTGTTATCTGGATTATATACTATTTTTTCTTTTTTCTCAATAGAAACTAATTGACATGTGACACCAAAGATGTCAAACGTAGAATCTATAACTTCAAAGTATTTATCAAATACAGATTGTGGTACATTAATTGCCATAAATCACCATACAGTTAGTGCCGCTCTTTTCCACATATATCCAGATGGTGCAGAGCCGCTAGGTACAAAAGCATAAATATAATTTGAGTCAAAGACAAGATCACCAGAGTTTCCGGGTGTGTAAGAACTAGTTGCTGGTGTTTTATTGTATGGAATTGTTTGAACTTGTATTTGACCAGACATTGCCGCATGATTCTGACAGTTATACCATAAAACACTTGGTGCATTTTGAGGTACGGTAAATCTAAGTATACCATTACCTATACCATTATTATAGACACCGCTATCTTCAGTTAGTGCTACGCCAGAAACGCCTTCATAATCCCCAGCTTTAGGCTCTGTAGTAATGAAGAATGTATGAGTGCCTACATTTAAATTAAAATCATAAGTCATACCTCTATATAATTTTAATGCAGGATCGTCTACATTTTGAAAACCCATACCATTGAAACGGTAAGCTGAAGATCCATTGTTAGTAACGTTAAATGTATTGATAGCTGGAAGACCGCCACTTCCTAAAATTTCTACACCTTGTATAGTACCTGAAGAATTGAGATTTTGAGTATTCAACGTATCGCTAGTATTATCAAACACAAAAGAAAAATTTGTATCAATCCCAACTGCACCACTATCTGCAATACTAGCTACAAATGGAACACCACTTAGATTTGGTTCAAGATTAAATCCTTTAACGTCAGGACCGGCGATTTTATGCTTACCAAGTTGAACCAAGATAGAACCGTTGCTGGAATGTGACCGGATGACAAAACCAATCGGTACTCTGTAATCTGGAAGTGATGGCATAGCATTTCCAGAACTTGTCACCAAAGCGCCAGAGGTTGATGGTGATAAAAATAGCTCATCAGCCGTATTAAAGTTTGAAGTGTCTAAATTTCTAATTACGCCATCAGTATTAACATAACCGAAAGAATTATGTGAAATATCATGAGCTGTTAATCCAATAACATTTGAAAGAAATTCACCACTTCCTATTGCTTCGTCTATTTCAGGAGCCTCGTTATTATGAGAACCTATTATTCTTACTGCATTACCTTTAGATATAGTAAATCCAGTATTATTTCTAACTCTCATCAATAAATCTCTACCAATGTGCTGCCTAATAGAAGACTCATCATTGTAGACAACTAGAGAGTGAAGATCTGCATCATACCATACTAAACCCTCACCATGAGAAGGATAATCTGCTTCAGCTTTTAATGTCATGTGCATAACGTCAGGATCGCAAATGCCACTAACAACATTAATCTTATTATTCAGTATACCAGACGCTTGATCTAAGAACGGATAATCATCTTTAGCTAAGGCTCTAAAATTTGGATAATCAGTACAGTCTCCACAACCACTTGGTGGACCAGCAAAAACAGTTCCTTCGTTTTGTTGTTTTAGCCAGAAATATTGATTAACCACCCCACTAAGTTCTATGACCGCTTCAATGTTAGAGTCACCTAAAAGATTTTTATTAAAAGGATCTGTTTGAGAGCCACTAGGAAAGAGAACTCCAGAAGTTCCAACAATTATACCAGAGCTTCTAATTGAAGATTCAAACTCGCTACCTCCAACATCTATTGCATACTGAGGAGTTGATGTATTTATACCGAGTCTATTATTAGATCTATCCCATATAAAATTGCTATTGTAATCTAAAGTATGAGCAGATCCCCAAATAGCCACACCGCTGTCTTGCGCAACATTAAGATCATCTAACCCAGAACCGCTTAGTATAGCATGAGTAGCAGGATATGTGGAGTAAATTTCTTTTATTCCAGCGCTAAAGCTAACTTTATTATCACTGTTTGAACTTCTTAACGGATGTCTGACGATGCCAGTATGGTAAGTGCCAGACCCAACCTCATAGTCAACACCATCGGTCACTGCATAGAATAACCTATCTCCACTAGTGTAGATGGAGCTAAAACTAGAGAATCCATTAGGAGGCCCAGACAGAGTAAAGTCATTAGTACCTTCAGTATACGTAAGTTCCTTTACTCTATCATATAAATTAATACGAGAGTCTGGCATGTTATACCCTTATTATGTAAAGTTCGTAATAGTAACAGAAGCTTCTGGTACAACTCCACTTTGATGTCCAAATATGACGACATCATTAACTCTTGAATTAACGAATTCACCATTGTCATTTCTAACAGCTAAAGTAAAGAAGTCAGAATTTCTAACGACTACAGCTGGTGTAACCAAGTCCATACTTTGTGGTCCAGAATTAGAAGTAGTACCATTTGCATGAGCAACTACCGTGTAATCGGTAGATCCATCTGCTACTAGTCCAGACTTAAAGTATATCTTATAAGTTCCAGCACCACTAGCCTCAATTGCTGACACATTGTAAGCACTATTAACAGTGATACCGCTAAGACCACTATCACTCAAAGAACCATTGAGGTAAGCTGCTCCGTTGAAACTAATCCAAGCCAACGCAGTACTTTTAGCAGTGTGTAGAGTTGATTTGTCATAGTCAAACTCAAACTGAGAGTAAGTAGTATCAGTTCCACCGTAATTTCCACTACCAACATGAATTATTTCGCCATACTTGCCAGTGTCTGGGTTCGTTGTTTCAAAACCCAAACCGTGATTATTAAATGTGATTCCAAGATCTACTAAACCTTTGTTACCACTGCAATTAATCCAACCTTGATTATTACCAATCAAAGTATTGTCGATATTATTATAGATATCACCTAGACCTATATTGCCAAGAAATGTTCTCACGCCGCTAGTTGGAACATAAGCGTCATGATCATCCCCAGTTAGACCAGCTAAACCGCTATGCTGAATCTCTCCAACACCTCTAAACGGTATAGTTTGTATCTTGTTAGCTTCTGAATATCCAGATGTATCAGAGGTGTCAAATTTGACTCCACTTTCTGCGACTATTCGTGCAGCAAAGATAACAGATTGATTATTACCATTAATCTTATGAGTCTGGAAGTCTCCACTAGCTACTATTGGAACAATAGAGTCAACTGTATCAACCATATTGTTTCTAATATCAGCAGCAGAGATTGATCCAGCGTTATTGTCAGCTATGTCAGTATTTATGCTACTAACTAGATCGCTAGCGTTTTGAATTGCCATTTTCTATTCTCCCTTTAGTAACCGAAGTATCCACCTCTAAAATCGTAATTATTATGAGTCCTAGTAACGAAATCACTACCCGGACTGTAAGGACCAAGTATAGCTTGACCCGCTAGACTTCCACCAGCAACATAATCGTATGTGAGCTGATCGTATTTTTCGCACAAATCTTTGTATAATACATTTAACGTATTTGCGACACCTCTCAAGTCTATTGCAGAAGGTCCGTCCTTAATTGATATCGCATTGGAAGCCTCTGATCTAACTTCACTGCCAATTATTACACAGGCAGTTTTTAGCGTAGTTAAATTTATAAAAGCATTATCTTTTGTGTCAGTATCTGTAGGATCAGGTGTCAATGTAGATTGTTCGACATTAACAACGTAATCATTGTCAAAATCCATGTCTTGAGAAACAAGTTGTGCAGCCACTAGTATTGTTGTCTCTAATCTAGAAACAGAGTACTTATAATTAGTTTGGTCTACGTCATTTATCATATGACGAACCATAGTTGAAATTTGACCTTGCCAAGACATATTTGCACCTACAGATTATAGTTTGTTTTAAAATTGTAAATATCAGTATAGAAAGTTCCGCTAGTAGGGATTACTATTTTAGCTTGAAGTTTGTAGTGTCCAGCTTCGTCCAAATCTCCAGAAACAGTGTCGTAATACATTTTGCCATCAGTGCCATCTCCAGTGAGAACGCCACTACGAACGATAACTTCATCGTCTGGTTTTCTGAAAATAACGTCTTTTGTAGTAGCTCCAGATATATTGATACCACTACCGCCCTCTTGTATGGTAATGGAAAATCTAGTGCCAATATTGCCAACATGTATTTCGCTAGGCATATTTTACCTCAATAAAGTTACTTCTTGAGTCTTGACTATTATTAATGTTATTTCTACAGTTTTCATGTAATTCTCTCATTTTAAGGCATTTATACAATAATATATACACCGATTAATCGCAGGAACAAGGTCTAACCGTGAAAGTGAAAAGTGCCGATGCTGCATCTTGTCTCCCGTACTTATCTTTTGCTAGCACTCTAGCGCGAATACGACCACCATTAGAAGGTAGCGACGAAAATCCATTATAGTAAATACCACTACCATCTAACACAAAACTTTGATTATTAGAATACGCTGGATCAAGCTCAAAAACTACATGGTCATCCCGAGTGCCTTCACAAAAAGTTGTTAAATCTACGTAAAGATAACCTAGAAGTTGTTGTTGACCATAATTAGGACAGCTCATATTATACTCCTACTTTTTTAGCTCTGCTAATTGCTAACTTTAATATTTTTTTAGCTCCAAATCTTAAGAATGGTAAACGTCTTTTTTTAGCCTCTTCCTCAAGCCAATCTAGTATAATTTTTTGATTTTCTTCACACCACTCAATTCCCTTTTTATCCATAACTTTCGCTTTTTGATTACAACTGCAATTGGGAGTTGCCCTAATTCCTATGTAAGACAGTAGTTTTTTAAGCTCAGTCCCAACGCCGCTAGAAGACTCGTCTTCTTTAGGAAGATTTGGAGGTTTTGCTGGAAATTCTACATGAGAATCTTTTATTTTATTATCTACATCAGCATATTCTTGAGAATTCTCTCCATACTTATCAGCTATAAAATTTCTTTGGAAAATATTGACAGCTTCCTCATTTCCCACAATTGACATATCATTTGGTATACTATCATCTCCATCAAATAATTTTGGAGGATATACCGGATTCTCTGTATCCACTGTCCATACAGGACCGTCCATGTCAACAATACAAGCTGACGAGGACTCAATAGTTACAGCATATTTTCCACACAATTTACAAAATTCCATTCTATCCATTTTTCTATACATGTTAATACCCTTTCTTTTTAAATTAATATCCAACCTTCACCAAACGCTTGTTCGCAATCATAATTACTCAAATACCCCGGTTCGTCTCCACATCCATCAAAATAACCCGGATCACCACTCCCATCGTAATCTCCTTTCATACAACTTGGAGTGCTGCACTGACAACCATCATACGCTGGACCAATATTGTCATCACATGCTTCACACATGGTTTGTCCAGCATCCACTGCATCTTTTACGGATTGAGGCCAGCAACATTCGCGCGGTCCATAATAATCATTGTGAACATCGGTAGCAGTCGTCCACCCCCCACAATCTCTTTCACAATCAAAATCATAATTATAGAAATGTCCCCCGAAGTTGGCATCACATGCTTCATCAGTATCGCCCCCAGAAGCGCTTCCGGGCTGACTGATTGATGGGCAGCCACAATATTCATCACTTGTACTATAACTCAAAGTCCATAAAGGAGGACCAGAAGGGCAAGCTGATGTACTAATAACAGTTCCAAAACTTACGCTAGCGGCAGTGCAATTTGTGCAGTTTCCACCAATTTGCCAGCCATCACAAGCTACCCCATCATAAGATTGACCACCAGCCTTAGCGTTACATAAAAAGAATTTTTGATAATATGGTGCATCAGGACCATTATTACCAACAACTTTAGTAGCACTCCAGCTACAAGTTTCACTTTCATAAGCCCATTGATGTCTTGCGCTATCAGCTGTACAATTTGCAAAAGGACCAAAGAATCCACTCCCGTCCCAACTTCCCTGTTCGTTATCATCACAGCCACATGAAACACCACTACATTCATCATCAGGTGGATCGAAAGCTGTTGTGGTTGGTCCCGCTGTTGTTGCTGCTGCTGTTGTGGTTGTTGCTGCCGCTGTGGTTGATGTTGTTGGCGCTGCTGTTGTTGATGTTGTTGGTGCTGCTGTTGTTGATGTTGTTGGCGCTGCTGTTGTGGTTGTTGCTGCTCCTGTTGTGGTTGCTGCTCCTGTTGTTGATGTTGTTGGCGCTGCTGTGGTTGTTGTTGGTGTCGGTGTTGTTGATGTTTCTGTTGTTGATGTTCCTGTCGTTGACGTTGACGTTGATGTTGAAGTTGATGTTGAAGTTGATGTTGAAGTTGATGTTGAAGTTGATGTTGAAGTTGATGTTGGTGCTTCCGTTGTAGTTGGCGCTAATGTTGTTGTTGGTGCTTCTGTGCTTGTTGGTGGTGGTGTTCCCATAGTTGAGCAGGGCTTATAACTAGTTAAGCAAGAAATATAAGCTAAAACACCAGTGTTTTCTCCCCTTCTTGTGATGGCAACTTCAATTACCTCATATACAGGTGTAGGAGGATAACTTTCAAAATAGATACCATTCCATTTAAAACACATTCCGGGGAAAGCAGGTTGATCAGGACATTCTGGAGGTGCAGGGCATAATGAACCTGCTGGACAAGACCAATCAATAATGCACCCATTGCTATCTCTTATGGGGTCAGGAGCTATTGCAGATCCAATAACTCCAGTTCTTGGATCGCACTCTTCAAAACAACCGGGTTGATCAGGTACTGGAGGACATGGGGCGCGAGTTGTAACAGGTGGCGGGGTAGTAGGAGGAGAAGGATCAAGACAGGGATCACCGTCTGGACATGTACAATTTTTTGGGCAACCTCTATTATCAAAAGTATATTCCCCTTCATTCCATCTATTTGCTGATTCATCATAACAATATTGCATTGGAACTAAACCGCATGGAACCGTAGGGTCTTGAGGAGGGCTACCATCTGGACAAGTATAACCTATTATACATCTACGTCCTTCATCACCAAAAACTGGACCATATATAGGATCAGCTTGCACTATATCCCCATTTTCGTCAACACAAGTTTCCACTGGTATATCTCGGCAATGTGGAGGTTGTGGCCTTGGAGGTTCTGGATCTTCACCAGTAGGGCAATCTTTAAATCCAATCACACATAGATTTTTATCAAGTATGGGGTCTGCTGGAGTCCATAGACCTGTTAAGGGATCGTAGCAATACTCCCACTCATCTACATCGTCACTGCAAGGATTAGGTGCTGGGTCCGGTGGATCGCCATCTTCACATAGAAATCCAATAATACAGCCTGTCCCCTCATTTATTACAGGTGTAGCTGGAGTCCAACTATTTGTAGTTGGGTCATAGCAATACTGCTGATCTATTGGTCTACATTCTGGAGGAGGTGGTACGGGATCGTTATCTTCATCTATACAATTTTGATCAGTTATACATCCTGTAACTTGATCTATTTCTGGAGTAGCGGGAAAAATTTCACCTGTTTCGGGATCATAACAATACTCTTGCAATACATTGTCTTGACAACCTTCTGGTGGATCTACCGGAGGGCTTCCATCTGGGCATGTGTAACCAGTGACACATCCTTGTTCATCCAGTGTTGGTGTTGCAGGAGTCTTGAAACCATCTTCGTCCACACAGTACTTTGTCTCTATTTCGCAAGGCGATGGAGGCAATGGAGGAAACGGATCTTCTGGATCTCCATCATCATCTCTGTCTTCGCAAATTTGATCAATTATACATCCGTTTGAATCCAAAACTGGAGTTGCAAAATATATCTCGTTTGTTGTTGAGTCCAAACAGTAATGTTGTAAAACAGTAGGACAATCATCTGAAGGATCTCTAGGAGGGCCTCCATCTGTGCAGAAAAAGCCAGTAATACATCCTCTTTCGTCCACTCTCGGTGTTGCAGGAACTTCGTTTCCATTTTCATCTAAACATACTTTCATAGGAAAAGTAGGACATGGAGTAGGTGGAAATGGAGTATCTGGTTCACCATCGCCATCCCTATCTTCACAAGTGGGATCAGTTGGACATCCATCCGGCCCTACTGCTGAATCTGGGATATATATTTCACCTGTTGTTGGGTCTTGGCAGTATGTCTGTAATATAATAGGACAATCACCATCTGGATCTCTAGGAGGGCTTGGTTCAGGACAAGTATATCCAGTAATACAACCTCTATAGTCTGTTATAGGTGTTGCAGGAATTTCTTTTCCATTTATGTCAAAGCATATTTTGACTTCAACATCTTCACACGGACTAGGTGGAAACGGGCCATCAGGATTGCCATCGCCATCCCTGTCTTCACAAGTTCCTTGAACTGGACATCCGTTTTCGTCCAACCTTGAAGTTGGTAGATATATTTCACCAGTTGTTTTGTCGTAACAATACTGCTGTGCCCAGCGCCCATCTGGAGACGGACAGGAATCTGGTGGGTCAATTGGAGTGCCTCCATCCACACATCTATAGTCTACAACACAGCCGGTAACAGAGTCTACTACGGGTAATGCAGGAACTTTAGTTCCATTGCTTAAGATGCATATTTGCTTCTGAATGTCCTGACACGGAATAGGTGGAAACGGGCCATCAGGATTGCCATCGCCATCCCTGTCTTCACAAGTTCCTTGAACTGGACATCCATCTGGACCGATTGCTAAATCTGGAATATATATCTGACCCGTTGTTGGGTCATAACAATATTGTTGTAAAATTACAGGACAGTTATCATCTGGATCTCTAGGAGGGCTTGCGTCTGGACAAAAGTAGCCAACAACGCATCCATTATCTATTATAGGTGTTGCTGGAATTTCATTGCCATCTACATCAAGACATATTTTTATTTCAATGTCATCACATGGAATGGGTGGAATCGGAATTTCTGGATCACCGTCACCGTCTCTATCTTCGCAAATCCCTTCGGTGGGACATCCATCTGGGCCTATTTGTGGAGCAGCAAAATATAATTCACCTGTTACTGGGTCTAAGCAGTATTTTTGAAGAATAATAGGACATTCATCTGGAGGATCTACAGGAGGACCAGCTGGACATGTATAACCAGTAACACAACCATTTGAATCTACTGTGGGTATTGCTGGAATTTCATTTCCATTTTCATCCAAACATATTTTAATTTCAACGTCATCACATGGATGAGGTGGAAACGGATTATCAAGACGACATTCAAAATCAATAACACAACCATCTTCATTAAGAACTGGAATGCCGGGGACTATATTGCCATCATCGTCAAAACAGTATTTAGTATCAATGTCATCACACTCTGGAGGCACAGGATCTGTAGGAGGTGGAAATGGACCAAAATCACCGTCATCACATTCAAAATCAATAGCACAACCAAAGTAAGGTGAGTTGGGATCTGTGTCTCTCACCGGCCTTGCATGATAAAAACTTCCATCTGGACCTTTACAAAGAACATCTATAGGTATATCAGGACAATGTGGAGGTTGGACAGGGCCAGTAGTTCTTGTTGTTGTTGTAACTTCAGAAGTAGTAGTCACAACTGGTGGTTCTTCTGGATCTGGAGGTCTACATGGATCACCAACCAAAGGCACGCGACCAAATAACCTTAATGTATAAGAGTAATCACTATATAGTGCAAAAGTGCGTCCATAAGCAGTTACATTTGCAAAGAAAGCTACTTTTATTATTTCTTCATTAAAATTACTTAATATAAATGTATCCAAATACGGATAGTTATTTAAAGGGGAGGTAGTAGGTATATTTATTGTTTTAAACGCTCGCCATGTACCTTGACCTCTGCCATCCAATCTGTAAAAAGTGATTCCGTCAATCTTACAAGTATCGCAACCGCCGTAATTTGGATTAGTTATTCTTACCCTATTAGAATTACAGTAAGGTGGTACTGGAGTATAACTTAGGTCTTCTGCAATTAAGGGTGTTGAAGGTGGGTTTTTATCATTACAAACCACGCCGTTGCCAACTTTCTGAATCTTTATACTTTCAATCAAAGAAGGGCAACAAGCAAGATGATTATCGTCGCAAATGCTTTCTACTTTTAATATCACAAAAGAATTTTGCAAGTCTATGCTTTTATCTATTATATCACAAGACTGAAATTCTATATTATCTAACCTTCCAAATTCACCATCATAAGAAAAACTCTTAGTGGCTATTACAGATTGATCTGGTGATAAAATACTAAATTGTAAGTTTTTAGCAAGAAGTAGTTTATCAGATACTTCAGTGTCAAATAATTCAGATGCTGTTAACTTAATGTTATTAGGCTTTAGTTCAGAGCCATGAGAAAAATCTACAGATGCAGAGGAGAACAGTTGATTTTTAGAATTAACAGATACTTCATTTTTATGTATGAAATTTCCAGAAGCAACATTATTTATAGTAACTGTTAAATCTGTTCCTGAAGGCAGGGCTATTTCACCACAAGTACATCTAGAGTCATCACTTCTAAGATTGTACCTTATGTTGTTATCTTTTAAAGAGAGATAACCACGATACATGCATTGATCAACAAAATATCTTTCTGGATTTACAACATACTTTCTCTTGCTTGCGTGGGGATCTACAGTGGTTGTAGTTGTAGAAGTTGTTGTAACAGTTTGGTATTTAAGGAAAGGATCTGCTGGTGGATCGCACCTTTTCCGTTGTGGGTGAATTCCCATAAAATATTCCTTTACTTACAACAGCTACCGCAAGCTATATCTTCATTATTAATAAAAATAGGTCTATATTGTGAATTTATATTTAAGGCTACAACAAAGTCCCCAGATGATATGTGTAAATTTTTATCTCTATTGACAATGTATATTCTTTCATTGCTAGGTTCTATTTCTAAAATTCCACTTGTGGGTGAACCATAAGAACTAGGTGTAGCTATACCTGTCTTCATGAAACCTTCTACCGCAAAAGGAACCATTCCAGAAAGTGTTGGTAGAGCATTGGTTTCTACAGAAGTACCATCCCTGAACCTAACAGCACCAAGTAACTTAAGATCTCCAGATAGAGAAGCGAAAGGTCTAGCAATACTAGGAGCTTCAAAACTAGGAGCAAACTCAACCCCAGACATTTCTGGAGCAGAGTGATCAAAAGTCATAAGATCATGAGAGCCGTGAAGACCGCTACCAGTAAATCTAAGATGAAGATCATAAGGAACTCTATAAGAATCTTTAATTTCTGTTTCTATCATGTCATGCGTAAACTTTAGATACTCAGTCCTAGTAGGATCTTCAGCCATCAAAGTCGCACCCTTCGCAGTCATAGCATAGCTACCATGTAATCCACTAACGGTAATATCATTATTATTTCCAATTTGGAAACCATTATCACCTATGGCTGGAAGATTATTACCTATAGAAATTACATTCATGTTGGCAGCATTTGAACTAATATTACTACCAAGGAATATATTACCACTTCCAACTGACAAGGTATTTACATTGTTATTTCCAAGGATTGTATTGCCAGAAGCTAGAGTAAAACCGTTAGCAGAATTGTGTCCAACAACAATATTGCCAGAACCTATTGCGCTAGACTTGGAGGAGCTGCTACCAATCACTGTGTTTCCAGAACCTGTAGCAATCCCTTCTGCTGACCTAAAGCCAACAGCGACATTGTTAGAGCCAGTTAAAATACCACTCAAAGCTCCATAACCATAGGCAGTATTTCTAACACCAGAGATAGCAGATCTATTAAGAGGAGAAAGTATACCAGCAAAGGTATTACCACTGTCCATAGTGTCTGTGAACACTAAGTTATCTTGTGAATCAAATCTACTTCTTGTTACAGTTGCTATGTTTCCACTACTATCTAAGAACTGAAGCTTTTGAGATCTATTAGGTATAAAATCATATTTTACATAAAGTCTACCAAAACCACTATCGTATATTGGATTGATAGTAAGGTTATCATCCATAACTTCATGCATCTTGATCACACCGCTTGGATGACCAGATCCACCAATAGTTAATAATTCACTAAGCTCTCCAACCCCACTAGAGCAAATGCCAACATAGCCACTTTCTGATATAGCTGTAGCCATTACACCGCTAGTAGTTTGATAGATTGTTATACTACCAAGCTTATCGACAGAATCATACTTTACTTCTAGCCCATCCGATACGCAATTGTTTCCTGTAAGTAATTGCAAAGCACTGCTAACGTCACCAGCGTTTTCAGCAGTAATTCTTGCTTCTGCATTAGTGTCAGATCTAACGTTAAATATTGTCGCTGGAGTAAGTGAAAATCCAGCACCCTCATGATCAAAATTATTTATACCAAAAACACCCTTATCACTAGCGCTATTCGGTTTTTTCATTAACATGAAATGATTAGTAGAATATGAATCATTGTCATATGAACTAAATACTAGTCTATCGGTATTCAAACCTTCAGAGTCAAGAGTTTGATCATCAACATAAGTTATTTCAAATCCCTGTAAGAAATCCTTAAGATTTTCTCCAGAATTTAAAACTTTGTTACCAGTTAAAAATCTTTGGATAACATTGATGTCCCCAGACTCTGGAGCGGCGATGGTAAAGATGTAGTCGTTATTAACACCAGAATTTGCTAATAAATTAAAATCACCAAGTCCAGCGTAATCACCACTATTGTCTACAATGTTTTCTTTAGCTATGAATGCTCTGCCACTCTCCAAGAATAAACCTTTACATTCATTGAACAAAGGTCCATATCCATAATGTAATAAAGATACATTTCCGCTATCTAGAACTCTACCAGTTTTAACATGGCATCCACTGCCCATATGCAAGCTAATATTACTATTCCAACTAGACCTAGTATAAAGAGTGTCTTCGTCTAGGCAGTCTGCTAGAAGTGGATCTAAGCTAGTGCTTGGCTTGAAGATAAATTCATATTCTCTAAACTCAGCTGGAGAAGTACCACTTCCTCTAGCTATAAATCCAGCGCCTTCTAGTTCAGCATCTGTAAGATAGCCCTGTGGGTGATTTGTCTCAGGATCGAACAAAACATTAAAATTAATACCACTGACTGTACCGCCATCAATCGTATCGAAAGTGCCACTAGAAGCTAAATGTATAGTTTTAGTGAGGTAATGGCTTTGCTGAGTTGCTACAAAGGATTCTAACTCAGTAATACCGCTAACAGTAAGATTATTACCAATGTGTACATTTGAAGATATATTGGCGTTTTTAGTCCACAGGTCTTTCCATTCGTGATGACCATATCCTAGATCGTATGTTTGAGATGTGCCAAACGGAACGAAGTCTCCAGAAGAAATTAAATATGGATCATAATCAAAAAACTGGGTGATTAAGGATTCGCTAGATATAAGGGCAGAACCACTCATGACTACACCATGAGACAAATATAGTTTATCCCAATAGTAAGATGAGTGACCAAGATTAAAATCACGATCCATAGAAGGAGATATATTACCGCTTGTCTGTAATGTTCCTACTTCCTTGCTATGAAGACCTCTAGTTCCAACACCCAAAATTAAATTATTATTTGTTAGATCGCCATAAACAAGCGGCGTTAAGCCTGTACCTTCAGGATTTGAACAAACGAAACTATGATCGACGGCGTGTGAGCCAATGTACAATTTATAGTCTGTACCTGTTGCAGCATAATATCCAGCTCCTTGCCCTATTGCTATGTTCCAATTGCCATTCTTGTTTCTGCTTAAAGAGTGAGAACCTACGCCTACATTGCCATAACCATTAATATTTCCAGTTAAAGCATGTCTACCAATCGCAGCATTCTCTACGCCATATATATTACAAGATAAAGCACTGGCTCCTAAAGCTGTATTACCACTACCTTGATAACTAGAATACAAAGCTTGGTAGCCAACAGCTGTGTCGTCTGTAGTTGTGTAATTAGGAAGGTCTAGCTTATCTAAAGCCTCTAAGCCTATCTTTACACTTCTTGTGCTAGGTGTAGAGAAATTATTAGAAATTAAATCAGCTATCGTTAAATTTAATTCAGGATCAAGTAGGTTATTGACAGAATCAATAATGTCTATTAAATTATGACGAATATCGTGTGGAGAAATTTGACCAGTAATATTATCATTAATTTCAGAGTTTATATTCTCTGTTATCTGACTCTTGGACAGGTTAGCCATAGTTATTGGTCTCTCTGGTATATTATATTATTTAAGGCTAATTTCTAAAGAATTTGAATCAAACTTTATTGTATCTCCAGTGTATACGAATCTTGGGTTTTCTAAAGTCGCAGACATGAGAATGTTCCCAGCGCCATATGTAGCACTATCCAGCACAGCTATGCCAGAAACCCATCCCCAATCTGTAACAGCAGACTGAAAAACGATTTGATTTTTATTTTTAATAAAACCATTTCCTTCATATTCTCTATAGCTAGGATCTGTTGAGCCATAATCACCAGAAACAACAACGCCATCTGGACCAAAAAACTGTACACCCGGAAAAATAGTTTCAAATGTAAAAGTACTGGCTGATGGTGAACCAGCTGTAGAAGCAGCAACAGCGGTTGGAGAATCTAGATATAATGGATAAAAGTATCCACTATGATTAGGAATATCGCTATTTACTTGGAATGCAGTACTGTTATCAGTACCTACCAAGTTCCATACGCCACTACCACTAGAAGACGAACCAAGGTCTATTCTACTGTAATTGGTAGATACATGGTTTAGACCTCTCATAGCTCCCGAAGGAAGCTCATCAATCGTAGCCCCTGTGTCAGTGTCCTTTGGCGGTGCAGCAGTCAAAGCAACGGATAAAGAGGTGGGAGGGGTAAAAGTTTCTCCAAAAAATATGTGAGAAAGTATTCCTGATTCAAGGTAATCAGATAGTGCAGCCATTTTATTCTCCTAAGAAAAAGAGTCCTGACAGTTCGATCTAATGGTATATACACGAAAAAAGCCACCCCCAGCGAATGAAGGTGGCTTTTCTAGTTTATGGCTATAAACAATTAGAATGAGCCAAGAATCACTCTACGATTGTCTAGAACGCCAAATCCAAGCTCTGCAAAGCCATAGTAGCCAGCTCTTTGCTGACGATGGAGAGTTGGGTCTTCAAAGACCTGCAACTGCTCCTTAACGGGCATTACGAAGCTGTCATTGCTAGACTGATCAAGACCAACAACCAATTCAAGGTCACTAGTCTGAACAGCGCCACTGAGTTCTCCAGTGAAGAATGTTTGATATTCTTGACCTTCACCAAGCTCGTCCAGATCTGTAAGGTTAACACCAAAGATTCTGGTAATTGGAGCGCCACCTTCTGGAGCGGTATAGATCTCACGACGAGTAACTTCGTCAACTTGATCCAATCCCCAGCTACGGACATCTTCCAAAGCTTCTGGAGAGACATAGAGATCAGTAAGGCGACCACGCCCAGCTGAAGCACTATTTCCACCAGAGTTTCGACGCATAACAGTTTGCATGAGAGAAACAAGTCTCTTGCTGAATAGTCCAGCAGTTGCATCACCGTCAAAGACAAGGATGTTACGGTCAACGCCAGCGGCGAGGAGAGTGTGCCATCCATCATCATTCATCTTCTTGGTAAAACCAGCTTCCATGACTTGCATGGCGCGACCAACAACGTCCCAACGAGCGTCACGGGCATATCGGAGAAGATAATCAACCGATGATGCAATGGCGTAAGTTGGAATCATGACGTAATCGCCTTCTACTGAACGCTCTGGTATTCTACCATGACCGGGATTAGTGTAAGCTACATGCTCACCTTCAAGTCCGGGGCTGATAAGATCAAGAGGAAATTCAGTTGTTGAGCCAGCTTCTACATTAATGGTTTCAAAAATGTTACCAAGAATGTTTCCAACAAGGACACCCTTGCGGAGTGGAAGCTCAAGTGCTTTAGCGAATTCTCGCTGTGCAGCTTGGGCTACGTTTACATCTGCATCTCCTGATTTCTTCAGAAGACCGATGAATTCATCACTAGGTCTTTCATTAATAGGCATGTGTTTTTCTCCTTTTTGTATTATATTAGTTAGCGCCAAAGTTAGGCAAGTTGACTTCGACCTTTACATATCCGTCTTCATCCTTACTTGAAAGGAATCGACCGATAGCAAGATTACCAGAAGCAGCAGCTGTTGCAGCGTCAGTTCTGATGTTACCAGCGGTAGCTGAGTCAGCGTAAGCAACCTTGCCAGCAACTGGAGTACCAGTGATGCTGTTGGTTACAACGTAACCCTTACGAAGAACAGTAACCTTACCACCCTTTTGCACTTCATCTTTGTGCTGATTCAAGTGGGTTCTTGTGAGATCCTTATTAACTACATCGTTAAGAAGGATACCAACAGGTACATCTGTAGCAGTTACCTGCTTGTACTTCACAAGGTTAACACCTTGATCCATAGCAGCACCCGATCCAGCCGTATCATGTACAACAACACCACCGCGAGTTGCGGTTCCATCATTGTAGAAAAAACTGATATCTGTCTGGAGTTCTAATCTATCTGATTTTAGAGCCATGTTAAATTCTCCTTTTAATTATTTGCTAAGTACGTTGTTTTCAAGCCATTCAGCGACACTCGCTCTTGTGGCTTCAAGTTCGTCGGTTTCGTCAGAAGCATCGACAAGAGTAGCTTCAGAAGTTTCGACATCTTCCAATGCCTCTTCAGCTGCAACTTCAGCTTCAGCTTCTTCAACTTCAGCTTCTGCTTCTTCTGATCCCATTGAAGGTTTCTTAGGAACAGTAGCTTCTTCTTTATCTTCTGGTTTCACTGCGCCCTTCTTCTTCTTCATTTCCTCTACATCTTTTACAGCTGCGAGGATAGCTTCAAAAGCAGTATCGTCGAAATCTTCGTAAGAAGCGACAGCTTCATCAGCTGCTTCAGCGTCATATCCAATTTCGATGAGAGAAGCCTTTCGTTTTTCTGTGGCTTCCTTCTTCTTCATCTTGCGAAGTTCTTCCATCTTTTCCTTCATATCAGCTTCAACCTTTTCGGCTTCTGCTTGAAGTTCTGCGATGGTAGCATCCTTAGAAGCAATAGAATCTTCAAGAGCTTTAAGTTCTGCTCCTTGTTTTTCCATTCTCTTCTTCATTTCTGCTTCTTCTTCTTCTTTCTTCTTCTTTACTGTAGCCCTTTCAGTTTCAAGGGCTTCATTTGCAGATGCTAGCTCACTACGAACTTCAGCAAGCTGCTGTTCTAAAACACTGGTATCACTCATATCTGAGCCTCCTAAAGTTAATAAATCACTACTAATTGAACTAGCCCTGCTAGCGTCCAAAATTACACTTCTGGGATTAGCGGGTTTGGCAACCAAACCTTTACCCGAAAAAGAAATGTCTCGTAAAGAGCGTCCAACCTTTTTACCCTCATACTCTCCTGTACCACCATACGCTCTTAAATGTTTTGTAAGGAAGGCCGAACCTTCGTTTCTCTCTAGTATAGATGCGGTTCCTTTTGCCTCGTCATAGAGGGAATAATCGAAACCAGCGAAAAGACATTCCATAGATACAAACCATTTGCCTTCTTCGATTTCAGCAATGATTTGATTCATGCGTTGTCTATTCTCTGCTTCAGTCCAACTATTATAAAGAACTGCCTCTGTAATAATGTCGAATTCTTTGGGAGCTTCATCAGCTTCTACCTTGTCACCGTCTCTATTAATAACATAACTACCAGTGATATGACCAATAATATCATTCTCATTATGCATCAAATTGAATTGTTTGTCTTCTGGCGTATTACGTGCTGCCCATGTTGCATCAGCTGTAAAGACATCATCGTTTTTGTTCCAGCCCGTGGACACCAAAACTGCCTTAATATAATATAAATCAACCTGCTTTGGATTAGCACTTTCTGCAAGAACTTTATCCGCAAAAGCTACAGCGTCTTCATCTCCCACTTTGCAGAGAGTTGCAGGCGCACAATAAGCCACACTTGCACTAGCTTGTACAAGATCGGCAATACCATCAGATATTTCTTGTGGATATATTTTCATTATCACTCCTCATCAACATTATACACAAAATACAAAAATTTCCGCTAATAGACCATTTTGTGTTCAATATAAGAACCTATCACATGTTTTCTGTAAGTATCTATGTTCATACTCTCAATGTTAATATTCTTATCTTTTAGGTCTTCTGCAAAAGTTTTTGGCATTTTTACGTTAGAATTTAAGGAGTTAAATATAGTTGTTTCAGATACCTCATCCCCAATATTAAAATTGGTGAATACGTCTAGTTTTAGCTGTTCTAGATCATTAAATTGACCTTTAGTTAATTGACGTAAATTTTTCTTTTTATTAACATTTAGAAAAGCCTTTGTAATCACATCAGAAACTTTGGCCCAAGATTCTTCAGCATACACAAACGCTTCAGCAACAGAGGGTGTAGATTGTGGTTTTTGTGTTCGTTTTTTTCTAGGACCATCATCTTGTTTGAATAAAGGTCTTCCCCCGTCTACGTTGACATCAGTATTCTTGTCATCTGGAGAAGGCGGTAAATCTACAGGCTTAGATGGCTTATTATCCATTTCTGATGGTTTTGGAGGTGGATGGAAAGGACCAGCTTTTTCTGGACCAATAGTGTCTCTCTTACTAAGCTCTCGTTTGATCCTAATGTTTTCAACTTGAGGTATTTCTTTAAATCTTTGCAGAAGTGTCTCATGACTGATAATGTCTCTATCTGCAAGCTGAATAAGCAAATTCTTTTCAGCAGCCTCGTCAGACAAAGACATTTGATCAAATTGTATGTGAGCTTTGTATCGAAAGCCCATAGCCTTTCTTACAATCTCAAGTTCTTTTTCCCAGAACCTTATGAGAATATCTCTACCGTATTGCAATCTTTCAACCAAAGTTTTTAGAGAGATAAAATTATTTGTAAATCCACCACCATTATTAGCCATACCCGTCAGTGTAGGTGGAACGCCAAGACCCGCATATATACTGTTAAGAACAGAAGTATACTTTTCAGAACCAAGAAACTTATGGACATCAGTGCTAGACTCCATGAAAGATAATTCTGGACCCCAAACTAATTCCATTGTTCCACCGCCAACATTGCTAGATAGTATATCTCGTAATTTATTAATTGCGGCTTTGTTGGGAAGTATCTTGTGATCTAAGCTACCTAAAGTCCACAATCTTATGTTTGATATAGCTCCATCGAGAGCAGACAAGTCAGCTAACCTCATCTTTTCTAGCATAATGATATCATCTAGTATGGCGTAAATCATAGGATTTGCCCATTGTCTCCAATCGTCTTTCTTGTAGTGGAACATACAGATACGATCTGGATCTAGAGGAATGTCTTTATCACCTCTTTTTAGGCTCTGCTTGACAGGAACTGGTAGAGTTTCAAGAACATTATTTGGAATATCACCAGCGCTAAACTTATCAAAGAATGAATGTGTGGTAATTGTATAATTTTTAATACCCATAAATAAAGACAGATTTCCATCTTTATTTTTTACAGTCAATGGATTGAAAAAATTATATCTCCAAGGTATTTCATTTTTTTTAGGGTCTGGTACTTCGACTTTAATATCGGAAGACAGAGCTTTCATGTAATTGCTAAGTTGAGGAGTAACATTAGCGTAACTTCTATAAATGATAACATTTCCAGTTTTATAAAGATTATTTAAAAATCTTTCTGATCTTTCCTTACCGTTCACATTGCGAAACCATTGTTGATAGAACTTTTCAACACTCTTGTCTCTGTGAACTATATGAATGCCCTGACTTCCGAAATCTCCCATCAAATCAATGATATTACGAATAATTCCAACTTTTTCATATGCGTCCATGCACATTTTAATAATCCTACGCTGCTGATTAGGCACAGCCTCATCTGGTCTAAATGCATAGTAATCGTTAGCGTTAAATCCGGGCCTAACTGAGCGATTGGGTTCAATATCTATAAAGTGTCTGTAATGACTGCCTTGAGATTTACCAAGACCAGCGTAAGAATCAACAGTGTCTGAGAATTTAGAAAAAGCCTCCGCTTTACCAGCAGAGTCTCCTTCAGACCAAGTAAACATTTCACTATCACTCATAATTTAACCTCAATCGGATTGTAATTGGATTATACTTATCAATACACATTTTTCATGTTATCAGCGAACCAACTAGGTCCATTGTACAGCTTTTCATCGGTTTTTTGTTTATGACCACCAGTTGCGAAACCACCATAAAATTCATATTCAGCTTGTGTAGGAGTTCTCTGTAAAACTCTAGCAGACATGTTAGCCATTAGAAGTGCAGAGTATCTATCTTTACGCATTTTACTCTTTCTGCCAGTTCCCACAACGACCTGTGGGGTATCCCATCTATCTCTGCCTGAAGTTGTTTGTGTCATCTGTATCATAGAAAGTTCATCTTTCAACTCTTCTATGTCTAGAACGCACTCTTCTAGAGTATCAAACATTCTAGCCTTAGTATTATCCTCATGTTCTGATATTGTAAAAGTCAAAGGATCGAAAGCTGGAAACAGTAAAGCTTTATCTTCAAAGTCTTTTCTAAGACCGTGATTCGCTTCTGACAGCCAATCATACTTAGCGAACTGGCACATTTCCAATATGTGTAACCCTCTCTCTCCGTCTGTATCTTTTTCTTTATTGTCGTCTATGACAGGCCAGATTGGTATTTCACCGTCTTTAATTTTATCATTATCATGAAGAGACTCCATTACAGCAACGCCACCACCTTGAGCATCCATAGCTATATGTATACATGGAAATAGTTTCATCAAGTCTCTAATTTTTCTAGCGCAGTAGGAGTAAAAATCAGATTCTGAAGAATAACCTTTCTTAACTTTTTCTTTATGTTCAGACCTAGTTGTAGTCCAGCAGTGAACAATTCTTCTATGGTTTGCATTTACCTCTAGTACTACAATGCTAAAATTATCTACTTCAGATGCTGGGTCAACTCCAAATATATATTTTTTATCTTTATCACCCATAAGCACTGCTTCAAAATTTATGACATCTCCATTAGAATTTTTTATTTCGTCCTCTTGACCAACAACACAAGATTCTATAAGTGATCGTTTAAAAAATCCTTGGCTATCCCGTGTAAAGCAAGCTCCATATTCCATTTGATAAATACCAGTGTGGACGGTTGCTTTTGATCTAGCAACTTGGTCTGCATCCATGAATCCTTTAGGTAAAAGTTCATACGGCACACGTATAATTGAATACTGAGTCCAATCAAAATTTTCTGGAGGGTCTTCGCCAAAAACCTCTCTTAACTTAGATAGCTCACCTCGACTTTTTATAATAGATTTCCATTTTTTCCAATAAGTTGCAAAATGATTAAAATCATAATAAGCTGTTCCTGATAAAACAATCTGATTATCTTTTTTAACTTCTTGTATTTCGCTGTTCAGTTCAATTCCCAGTTCTTTAGCCTTTTCTTCAGCAGCCATACGTTTTACATTTTCTACTGGGTTAGAGCTAACAGCTGCAAAACCAGCTACAACATTTTCAAATATTTCTCTAGGTATAGACGCAAATTCGTCAGCGATAATGTCATTAGCACGTTGACCTCTGATCTTTTGTCCATCACCAAGAGGTAGGCAAGTGACTGTACTATCATTTAATCGTAACGTACATCTATCAGTATCTCTTCTTGGTCCACTATCCCCATCGCATATATCTCTTAACATAGGAGAGTTTCGCCATATTGTTTCCATGTATTCAAACAAAACCTTAGACTGTCTGAATGCAGCACCAACAATTACAATCTTACGTTGTGGCAATATTAAAGCCCTTAATATAGCATATAAAGAAAGCATGAAAGACTTACCAAAACCTCGACTAGCAATTAACATTGGAAATTTACGTTCCCATACTTCTTTAAGAACAAGACTTTGAGATGGCAATAATTGGATATTTAGTATGTGATGACAAAAGAATGATAAATATTCTGGCTTAGTCATCAACCAAGCTAAGTGTAGATTGAAATCATCGCTTTGAATATTTAACACGCTCATTGGATTAAATAAATCTGATTCTACAGAATCTAATCCTAGCCACGCTTCGTCAATTTTTTTTAGTTTAGCTTCTGCCATGAGTCTATAATCCTATCTGCAAAACCATAGTGTACAGCGTCTTCTGCATTTAAATACCAATCTCCAGATTTTAATTTTCTTAACAAGAATGTTTTCACTTTTTCCACATCTGGACTACTACCATATTTTTCTTTAAAGAATTTACCACCTATGCAACTTTGTGCATATATATCTATCATCATATCACATATATATTTTTCGTACTTAACCCAATTTTGAACACTTAGGTATTCTCCGCTAGCTCCTGTAGATCCATAATGAGACATAAAATAAGTGTTTGGTGTTATAAGTCGTCTGTCAGCTGCTTGAAATATTATACTACTCATAGACTCTGCTTGACCATAAGCTATAATTGTAACATGACATCTTGACATTTGTATAGCATCATAAATTGCCATACCATCCGACCATTCTCCACCAACACTCTGCATGTGTATCATTATTGGTTTGTCAGACTTTATTTCTAAAGCCCTAATGTTTTTAAGAAAATTGTTTGACATCTTATATTCTACACCCGGATTGTCTTCATCATTAGTTCCGTAGTAGTTGTGCAAGAATATCTCTCTTGTGTCTATATTTGCTCCGTAGTTATGAAGATCATACAACAGGTCTTTATCTGCGTTGTTCATGTCTTCCTCCCTATAGTATACATTTCATTAATCCTTTTGAAAATACTACTTACAGCTAAAAATGCTGTCCGTTTATCACCACAAAATAAAACATGTACATTATTATACAATTCAAATTCTACTAAACATTTTAACATATATCTTCCCGTTATTTTAACAGAAGCTTTGTTTTTAATTGGTATCCTTGTTTCTTCTGGAAACTTAAGTAAATCATCTAAAGAAAATTCTAACACCAAAAACTTAAATGGAAAACTTTCCATCCTAGCTATCTCATTCATAAAGGTTCGTTTTTTAGAACCTAAGTTTATTGCTAACTCTTCTACACATCCTTTTCTTTCAACACATATCTTGTCTTCTAGTCCTTGAATAGAATAATCACCAGTATCTAGCTTTTGATCAACCATACCAGCGCAGGTATTAAACTTGCTAAAATAATATCCGTCTTGCTCACGGGTATCTTTAATAACTGTAAAGTCAGGAGCCTTTTTGTATTTTGCCATTATTTATTTCTCTGAATAATGTTTCGTAGTGGGTTTCTTTTCCTGTTATATTTTTATGACATTTCTTACACAGTGTTATTCCATTAGACGGTTCATACCTTAGAGAAGAAGCGCCAGCCCAAGTTTGTATATGATGTACGTTTAAGTTCTTTTTCGATTTGCAGTTTGGCATTTGACATTTGAATTTATCTCTTTTTAAAACGTCTATTCTAAATTTTTTATAATTTGGATCATTATAGTCTCTTCTCATAAGCACTCTACTTTGTCTATTCTCATAAGCCTTCTTACTTTTCTACAAAATATTCTAGTTTCTATGTCATTGCTTTGTCTAATTAAAGACCTCATTAATCTTATCATTATCTCATAACATGCTTGATCTGCATTTTCTGATTCTAGTATGTAAAGTAAAAAAGGTGAGTTAAATTCACGCAGACCGTATCTGTCCAGTTTTGGATATAAATCTACTAAGTCTAGTGATACTCTATAGTTTGGCATTGATCATTAATTTTATTAAACCTTGTAGGTCGTGCTTTGGTTTCCATCCAAGAACATTATTTGCCTTACTGCAATCACCTCTTAGATAATCTACTTCACATGGTCTGAAGAATTCAGGGTCTATAACTACATAATCCCTCCAGTTAGGAATGTTTACATAATCAAAAGACATATTTAAAAAATCTTCTATAGTATGTGTAGTGCCAGTGCATATAACGTAATCATCAGCTTGTTCTTGTTGTAACATCATCCACATAGCTTCCACGTAATCTCCAGCATATCCCCAATCTCTAAAAGCTTTTAAATTACCTAATCTTAATTTAGGAAAATCTTTTGATTTTCCACTTTTTAAGAAATCACAAATCCATTTAATTATTTTCTGCGTGACAAAGTTCTCACCCCTTCTTGGTCCTTCGTGATTAAATAGAATACCAGCACTAGCGTGAATGTTGTAAGCGTCCCTAAATAGACGAACGCTGTAATGAGCAGCGCACTTGCTGATTGCATAAGGTGAGTTAGGCATGAATTTAGTTTGTTCATTTTGGTATTTACCTCCATTATCATCAACGTCGTAAGAACTACCAAACATCTCGCTAGAGGATGCTTGATAAAATTTAATATGGTTCATTTTCAAATCTACCAAGGACTGTAGAAGGTTTAGGCAACCTTTACCAGTTATATCCCATGTTAGTCCCGGCTGCTTAAAAGAACTTGCTACATGCGACTGTGCTGCTAAATTATAGACTTCATCTACATTATCGTTATCTTTAAATACATTCATGACACTACTGGTATCGGTAATGTCTCCCTCGACTAATTTGAATTTATCATTACGAGACAGATGACTAATTCGTTCCGTAGTGTCTACGCTACATCTTCTAGACACTCCAACAACTTCATAATTTTTCTCAAGAAGTAAGTCCGCTAGATGGCTTCCGTCTTGACCAGTAATTCCTGTTATGATTGCTTTCATTTTTAGTCCTTAATAAATACTTGATATATGTAACTTATTTTCCTCATGTAGAATTTTGTGTTTGTAATGCTTACTTTGCTTGCCATGCCAAGATGCCATAGCTATGTGAACACAGATAGTATCTTTAGATTTGTGCTTATTGGTGTTAAAGTAATTATACCCAGAATCTACAAAAGCGCCCTTTGCTTCTAAACATTTTATTAGAGTTGATTGTGGGAAATTTTTTTGCTTATTATCATTACAGCCAGCCCAAGACATTAATCCACCCGTATAAAACTGTGGCGTGGGTCTAAAATTGCCCTTGCAATTAACAAATATAGATTCAGATATTTCTGAGCTGCCCTGCTCCATTCCAAATATACCATTAGTAATCCACTGAGCGCCGGGGACGGGTATTGTGAGGAAAAGCCTCTTCTCGAATATCTCGTCGGGGAATGGCTTGTAGGCAAGTATGTCGCTATCTACATACAGACCGCCAAACTTGCTGACAATGGCTAGTCGATATATATCAGACATAAATACATTAGCTTTATTAGAATTTTCTGGAAATCGTGATTTAAGTATATTTATACCCCGTAGCGCATTTTCGCTGATTACTGCATTTAAATAGTCTATATCGTCATACGTCCATAGTTTATGTTCCATCGAAGGATTCATGGATCTCATCTTCTTGATGCATTCAACAACCGTTTCAGGCATCAGCTTGCTTCTATCAAGCCATATTTGATGTATAATTTTTGGTATCATTGGATGATATCCTTGTATCTGCCTTTTTGATGAAATCTTTTCACCTTATGATTTCTTATAGTAGAAAAATCGTCTAGTTGAAAAGTATATTCCCTTGATGTAACATATGGTTTACTCTTATCGCCAAAGTGTGTTAATGTGTGATCTAGGCTTCTGTATAGGTGATCTTTTCTTGTAAGAGTCCAAATAAGTTGATGTCTCCACAGTGTTAGATTTTTAAGTATAAGAAATTGATTACAGTATGGCTTTTGTTTTACTCTTATCAAGTTTATAGTTTTATCATCTTCTTTATTCATATCTTCTGCGCTTCTTTTCTTCTCTGAACAATAATGATGGAAAGATAAAATGTCAAAATCAGTTTCATCTATCTGAGGTTTTAATGTAGGTAGATCTGTTAGCAGCTGCCTTCTAAAAACCACATCGTCCTCACATATTGCCACAGTCTCTTGTTTTTTCTTGATAGCTGTATAAATTACATTCAGCCAACTTAATTTATTACCATCAGTTCCTTTACTTCTTTTGATTGCTGGGTATCTCTTAAACTCAGAGTTCATTCCTTTAAATTGTTTTGTGACACTCTCTAGCCTGTCTTCTCTCTCGTCTAAATTAACCACATATATCTCATCTACTAAATCATTGAGATTCATCTTTCGTACCCAAACAATTCAAAATCTTCTTTGTATAGATTATAAACTATATCTTTAGTTTTCTGATTATACATGTCCATAGGATTTATATTTTTGGTGCTAATTGTTTTTGAATATTTATACTTTACTTTTATTCCAATCTCTTCCGCTTCATTGTTGAGATTCTCTTGTCTTAGTATATGATCTACTTTATAACTCTCTAAGTTTGTGTAAAAATGTTGTGGAGAGAAATGACTGACAGAATACCCTCTCCTTAGATTGTGGTTTATACTTGATTCTAAATGTCCAGCAACAAAATCCTCGAATGTGTGTTTTTTAGATTTCCCATTATAATAGTAACATGAAAGTATACGTTCGTAAGGTCTTCTGACAGTGGTTATTGTTTGGTACTTATCAAATGGGATATCTAATATTTTATATAAACGTAGATCCGCATGTTGTAGATAAATTTTATACTCTTTATCCAATCCGAACATTATGTCTCTATCTGCTACTTTTGCTATTAATTTTTTATCAGGTAAATAAGTATCTCTTAACGTATGTTCTAAAGAAGTTCCTCCTGTCTTGCCGGGATGTAATAATATTATTTTTTTATTTTCTATTTTCATTCTTGTTTACTAACCTATAGAATAGATAACAAACGCTTAAATCTACTAAAAGAACAACAGACCAACAAATAAGTATGCTAGGCAATTGCTGCATTTATACCCTCCTCCTTGCATATGTTGTAGTAGTCATCAGTAAAAGCCCCTTTCCTACAAGCTTCAAGATACCAAGGTGGTTCTTGTGCTGCGTAAAATATTCTATGTTGTACAGATTGATTTAATCTTTCTGATCCATTAACTTCAAACTCCCACGGTGTTTCATTTTCTTTAAAACATTTATACATAAAGTTCACATTCCACAAAGACGCTTGCATAGATAGTGTGTATAGACTATACTGTTGTAATCGGAATATATTATTGACAACGTGTGCAGGACTATACAGTTGACTATCTTCATGTATGCCAAATCTATCTGCTTGCCATTCCTCAAATAAATTATAGTATTTTTGAAATGTGTTGTAATCAATTTTATTTCTAAAAAAGTAATCATCTTGCAACCATAGTATATTGTCTGCATTTATTAAGTCTAATGCCCTTTTCACTCCATAGGTAAAATCTGGATTACCTACCTTAATAGTTTCTATGCCATTAAGCATTGGGTCAGCTTCTTGTGTAATTATATATTTCTTTACGTCAATTTCTCTGTCCCAGTATTTATGAAACAAGTAACTAAACCTATTCCATAGATAATGATATTTATCACAAGATCCAATTAATATTGCAAAGTCCATTAGTCCACCACAGTGTCTGGGGTTAAGAAAGGTTGGTCAACAGTCCCGTCTTCATATTGATGTAGGGTAGATAGCCTCTCGCCTTCTTTAATCATTGCCAATCTCATTTTTTCCATCTCTATTCCATATTGTTTCATGAGGTCTGGATCTTGCATCATAGAAGCAACCCAGCTGGTAAAACTTTGTTTACTATCCTCAAGCCTCTTAATTCGCTGCTCACGGGTTCCTTTCATTTCCTTGAGCATAGAACTCTTCTTGGCCTGTAACTCCCTGTAATCACGATTTAGGCTCTCCTGCGCTGCCCTGAGTGAAGCGACCTGTCTTTCTAAGTTAATAATGTTATCATGGTCTTGTTGATCTTTGTCAAGACTTCTTTCTTCTCGTATCAAAGCATCATAACTATTAATCTGTTCAATGTTTTCTTTGTTGCCTTTTAAACATCTATTCATAAGTATTTCTAATTTAATAACATCTACTACTTGTATTTCTTCTGTGGGAAATACATCATCCTTAAACTGGGAAATAATCTTAGACCAATGATATTTAAATAGTTGTAATTCATCAAAAGTAAATTGGGCTTCTAGCTCTATCCAATAAGGGCGATCTTCAAGGGAGTACGCTGCTACCTCAACTTTAGATAAGCCAACCTTTAGTTCGTTCTTAACAAAGTCATTTATAGCATCAAAACTTCTGTCAAGCTTTTTAGCTATATCTTCAACGGTCATACTTTGTATGAGATTTGTAATAGTGCGTTTTTCTTGCTTAGAGAGTCTACCCGTTTTCATCTATGATTCCTTTTATAACTTCAATAATATGTTCACGGCGTTTTTTAGATATATATACGTCACTTAATATTTTTAAGTAATCAGCCCTATATTCAGAAGGTAAGTGTTCATCTATTAATGATTGTAAAGTATTAAAATCAATTTTACGATCTAAGTTATCATCACATTCTTCAGCTATGGAAGATTCAAAGGTAAGTTGTTTGGGGCATAATACATTACGTTTATTTTCATCTTGTCCAACAAAGAAATTATCTCTAACAAAATTTTTAAGTCTATTAGATAGATTGACAGATAGGAAGTTCTCTAAGGGGCGTTTTTGGTCATAACGATCAAGTGCGTCCATACATATAATAAAAGCCTCCTGTTTTATGTCATCCACATCATATCCGTGGAAAGCATATTTAGGGGCTATCCTTCCGACAACAAGTTCTATTTTTTCTATGACCTCTTCTCTGGTCATATTCTTAGGTATATTCATTAAGCCTTTCCGCAAGTTGCTCGAAAGTTAAAGAACGTATTTCACCATTTACACAGGCTAATATAGAATCATTCTCAAGCTGAACTACTTGGGGAAAACCGTTAGAATTAGAATACACAATAGAATGAGGTTCTACAACTAAGTATTCAAATATATTTTGTGGGACATAGTTATTTGCAATGTATGTATTATCTACTTCAAAAAATTCAAGTGGGCCATCGTGGAAAATAGGTTTATAATTTTCTTCCCAATAAAAAGGTTCATCTCTAACTAAAATGAAACCATCTTTATCTTTAACTAAATGACCAATACCTCTTTCTGCTCTCTCTAATCCGTCTCTTTTGCATATAGAAGATAGTTGGTAAAAGAATTTATCTTTAAGAGTTACCACATCAATAAAATCTAGGTATTGATCTTTATCACTTACCTTGATCGCATCACCGCCTAATAGTCGCACATTAGAAGTTTGAGGTATAGTCTGAAAGGTCTCAGTTGCGACTTGGCTTGGTATCTTCAGTTTCCTGTTCATCTAATAGTTCCTGTAGTGGGCGATCCTTTTGGGCCAAATCTTTCATGAGCTGTTCACGCAATCCGGCTGTAGCTCTACAATCTAATTGGCAATCTAATTGTTCTTTATCATTCATATTGTTTCTCCTATCATCATTATACACGCTTTATAACAAAAATACCAACCTGATGCAGCAACAAGGGGCGATGTTGGAGGATTGGGTAATACATATTATTTGGATATTTAAATCGTGAATGAACCACCGCCCCCTTTTTGGGGGGGGAGCGGCAAAGCAGCTGCGAAGATAAAACCCCCCTATAGAGGTATAGAAGCATGTATTGTCTTATAATGAGACAGAATAGCGCTATAGCTGCAAAATATACTGTACAGACTTACACTGTGTAGCAAAATGCAATGCAAAATGCTACACTATGTAGCAAAATGCAAACCGTGTTTTATAATGAGAATACAAAAAAGCCTATAAAACAAGTATAAAAAGTTTTTTAGAGTTTGGCACGCCGATTGCATATATATATAGCTATAAGAAAGAAAGTTTTTAACCCTTAAAGAAAGTTTTTATCATGTCAAACAATTTTGAAATCTATTACGTTACCGATTGCTGTGGATCATACGTTCACTCGGATGCTCAGATCTGCCCTGATTGCCTTGAGCATTGCGAAGTTATTGAGGAGCGTGTCGATTTTGACGATTCAGAATCGGTACACTTTCAGGCATCGCTTGATTTTTACGGGGCAGGCTAATGCTGCTCTTTCAATCTGTCGATATATATATTAGACTCAGGTATTCACTCACTAGGAAACAATACAATGCGACGCAAAAAAGCACTTTCCTCAAAATTCCGTCAAATGGTAATTACCCGCGACAATGGCAGATGCCGTGCTTGTGGTATCGGTGACGTTGATAGTCTCGAATGCGATCATATCGTGCCAGAGTCGCAAGGCGGGCAAGATACACTAGGAAACATGCAAATCCTGTGCCATACGTGCAACAATCGCAAGGGTAAAACGAACATCGGAGAATTGCCAGTACGCCCCCCTGTGGAGGGGTTCGGTGATTACAGTGAGGTTATGCAAGCTAGGCAAGATTTCCTGATTATGGTAAATGACGCAAGGCAGGCAGAGATCGACGATCTGGCAAAACAGGTAAAACAGTGGAGACAGGCAGGCACGAAGGGTTGGGTAATTCGCAACCGACTAGGCAAGATAACCACAGCAGGCAAAGCAGAGAAGATACTGAAGATGAGCAACTAGGGCAAGCGGGGTGTCCTACGCGATCCCCTCCCATACAGGTAGTATAGGGGGTCTGCGTAGGATGGGGTGTGTATCACCCCATCCGGCAGGATCATAGGTAAATAGTCAGTCAGCAGCGGTCAGCGGTCAGCGGTCAGCGAAAAAATATACTTGACAGATTAAAGTTTAGATTGTAGAATGTCGATATACTTAATAAGGAGGAAAGTTATGAGAGAATCAGACCAAGAATTGCTATTGATTGTTGTTGTGTTGTGTGTTATAGTTGTATCAGTGTTCAGCAGTTACACCCCGTGCATTTAAGGAGAATAGAATGTACAATTTTGAATACTTTGCAGAGTTGGAATCATACGAAGCACGATCAGAATATGAGGAGTGGTTGGACGAGCAAGAAGATGAAATGGTAAGATTGCACGAACAGGAAATGTCGCCGGAGGTAGTAGAATGAACGAATACAACGAACGATCTTTATATGATGTGCTTGACAAGTTCACCACAGATAAGTTACAATGCTATTTGTTGGCCTGTCAAGAATACAAGTATGATGACGAGGTACGTGTAGCCGCCAACATTTTACGAGTACGATTTATCAACGGAGAATAATCATGAGCATTTTTGACAGTCCAGAATTTGACAGCATCCTAGCAGGTATCGTTTATGACAGTCGGGTACAGTCGCCTGATTGTGACGTTATCGAATCTATCGAAGTAGACGAGTGGGAAGATGACGGACAGCCAACCCACTACGAAGAATGTCAAGACTTATACGGCGGCGATGATTACGATGATCAATGGATTATAGAGGAGTTCTAATATGGGATTAATTGAATTAGATTTTCAGTCTATCGTTATAGGATATATGATAGGCGTGGCGTTGATGTGGTCAATTTGTGAAACGTTCTATGGAGAGAACAATGAACAGAGAACAGAAACGGATTCTAAAAATACTCGGCCTCGCTATGATCGCAGGTATCATATGCTGTACGGTGATCCACCTGAATGAATGTCCACCAAAAACTCCTTGCTTTGATTTACCCCAATCCCCCTCATAGGGGGTGCGGGGCGCGCAAATCGCGTGTAAGTCCTTTGTCAGTATAGACTTACGTTTTTTTCTATAATTATATAAAGTATATCATATGGAATGTCGATATATACTATATAAGGAGAAAAACTATGTTTACAACAATTATGATATTGAGTATGTTCTGTGGTTATGAAGGTTACGATAATGGCAAGTTATACGTTGGTATTTATACCCCTAAATGTGAGTATGGATACGTGATAAAAAATAATGAGATTTATCTTGACAGCGTATATGAGAAAGACTACAATATAAAACATAAGGAGTAAGCAAATGAAAAACCGAGATTATTACAACTGTGTCTTTCCTGAAAAACGTCCACGAAGTGTCTGGGTTGTTTATGACACCCACGGCAGTAAGATCGGAGAAGTTGCCGCCATGTCAGAAACTGAGGCGAGACAAAAGGTAGCACAACATGTTATAGTACCGTTCAGACTTTCACACATTGAGGAGTAATCATGCAAGTTAAAACTAAAGTAAATCCACTGAAACTAAATGAAACACGATTTGAACACGAAGCACACAAGCAAGGTCGATATATCAAGCGGTACTATTTCAGCAACGGGCTTGGTGCTAGTGTCGCATGTCACAGTGGTACTTATGGCGGTCACGCTGGATATTTTGAGGTTGCTATTCTTCAGTATCCTATCGGCACAGACGGAGAGATCACGGCTGAACTGATTTACGACACGGAAATCAATAAGCATCTTGGCTGTGTGGATGTGATTGGGTGGCTTGACTTCGGCGGTGTAGACGCTATACTAAAACAGATCAGGAACTACAACACAGGAGAATATTGCTATGACAAATAAAGAATACAACGGATGGTATAACTATGAAACTTGGATGGTAAATCTGTGGATGGACAACGATCAAGGATCGCATGAGATGTGGCGAGAACATGCCAGAGATTCCATTGATGCAGACGAAGGAACCAACTGGTTTTATTTTGAAGATAGACTGAAAGAATATCTTGAAATGATCCATGATGATGTGGATAATGGCATACCGTGTGGGTTGGTTCACGATTTGTTAGGTGCTGCGATCTCTGAAGTAAACACGCGAGAGATTGCCATGTCATGGATTGAAAACGAACTCGAAAATGCGGAGATTACAGAATGAACGGATACGAATTACTAGCACAATTTGAAAAAGAGATCAAAGAATGTTTCACTGTACCTAATCACTGGCTACCGTTAGAATTTCAAGATCAGAGAACCGATTGTGTTTCGCTCGCAGACGTAGAGCGAAAGTGTGACGAGAGAGACCGCTGCACGTTGTCAAGTTTTGAAGAGGAATCTATTGAACGTGCAAAGCGTGTGCAGATCTACAGAGAACAGATCGAGCGGGGAAGGGAGATAGAGTATCTCCCAATCCGCTAGGATCATAAGTAAATAGTCAGTCAGCGGGGCGCGCCGGTCAGCGCTAAGTCTATATCTGATAAGGACTTAAAAAATATTAAATAATTGTTGACATATGGACGATATACTGTATAGTAGAGAAAAGGAGACAATCATGTTTACAGAACAAGAGAAATTAGAAATCACTATTGACGGCCTTCGTAATGGTGATATATTTATGAATGAAGATGGTATTCCAGTTGATGAGTGTGGCGACCCTATATTTGAGGATGACCAATGAA